TAACTAAGTCACACATTAAACTTATAAGTTTAACTAAGTCACACATTAAACTTATAAGTTTAACTAAGTCACACATTAAACTTATAAGTTTAACTAAGTCACACATTAAACTTATAAGTTTAAAAACGAAATCTCACAAAATTTCACGTAATCCATCTAAAATCTAATATTTTTTAATATTCTTAATTTTTTTCAATGAGCTAGGTAAATCTCTTACGGCTTTTGGAATTCTTTGGACTGATCTTAATGGATTGTAAACAGCCTCATGAACTAATTCACTGTTGCCTTTTACAATGTCGACCATACCAGTTGCTGCACCGATAGTTACAGCGGCCAGGAGTAATAATATTTGAATGATAAAGATCAGTGCGAATAATATTACTTCAATTAATGACCATAAGTATAATATTTCACGGCGAGAATCTTCACTGCATTTGCATTTCTCTTTCATTAAATATCTGGTATACAGAAGACTGTATACGAAGAATACAATAGCTAAAATTGCAAATATGACATGGGCAATTGCATATACAAATGCCATATCTTTACCGAAAGTTCTGATAGCTACAGATGCTGGTATAATAAACATAAATACTACATAAATGATTGCGAATATGCTGAATCCTTTAATGTATTTACGATAAGGATGGGATGAGCAATCGCATCCAATCTTTTCGAGTTTGTCAACATATGTATAAACTAACACTAATAGAAAAACGCCAATAATACCAATAATTGTGGATAAAAGATTTCCTAAATTCATGTTCTATATCAATAGATGGAAAATTTTATTTTAATCATCTGTTTTTTGGTTCAACATAATCCATTCCCAAGAAATCGAAAACATCTTTCTCTTTTTTAAAAACTGGAACGTCTGGAATATCGTCCTTTTTCTTCTTTATTCCATGTTCACTTAAACTATATCCCAAATTTATAGCTACTTTTCGCATTTCTATATTAAATTTCTGGGATCCAGTAAAATATATAACCGAAGGTATAAATTCATTTTCAGGGGTCAATAAAATATCCAAACGTCGGTGTTTTTCCGGGTTTTTTCCCTCTTTTTTCGTCCCCGTTGCCGGCAATTTTACAACCGCCATACATTTATGTAACCCGAGCGCAAGCACATCTGTAATATACCCGGATTTCTGCATCTTTTCCACTGTCTTTTTCAAATCATCCGCCTTCAAAATTGATTCAGAGATTAATACATCAATGTCTCCGCTATCCGCCAATTCTCTTCGATAACTACCAACTATAATGGCAGAATCGCCAAGTTCCTTTAATATTAATTTCTCGTGTTTCTTCATTTCACTTCGCGGAATTCTCTCAAGCAATTCCTCGTAATATTTTAAACCAACTTTTTGCTGCGCATTCAACAACTTCGGATTCTTATTACTTTTTTCCCTTAAATCCTCTATTGATGTAATATGCGCCTTCTCGACCAAATTGCGCGCCTTTACTGCACCAATTCCGTGTATATTTAAAAGTGTATCGAAGAGTGATAGAGACGCCGCCTGTTCTTCTTTGATATCTTCGGCAACTTGCAATTTACCAGTTAATAATATCTCTTTTATTTTTTTTTCAATACCACTGCCAATGCCAGTAATATCTTTTAAATCATCATATGTATGTATGGGACCATTCATATTTTTCAACTGTTTTAATACTTTATCATATGCCAGAGCACGGAATCTATCATTCTCATTTCGGGATTTTTTCATCATAACATCAAGTTCTTCAATTATCATGTTTTTATAATCATTCTCGAGTGCAGCCGCCATTTATATACCTTTTCTTACCTTGTAAACAGATTTCATTTTTCCCTGTAAAATCTCATTGATATCATATAATTTAAAACGTGTAGATGATTTTATTTTATCACTTTCTGGCAACCATTTCTTTATTAATTCTATAAAATGATCATCTTGCTCTGTCTTTGTGAAGTTTATAAGAATTATTATTTGCTCTAATAAGACATCCACCTTTTTAACACTTGTTACCACCTCCACAGCCTCTACCCCCTCCACAGCCTCTACCCCCGCCACTGCATCGCTTTGTTTTTCTACGATATTCTCAAATTCTATATTACAATCATTGACTATTTCTTTTATTAATTGATTAATAATATAGTTTTCAAGTATACCTTTTTGATATAACATGATCCATACATGGATAGACGCTAATGCTCTTTTTTTCCATTTTACAAAATCGCAGAATTCATCGTAATCTTCATTATCATTTAGAATTTCCGGTGCAGGTAACCACGATTTCTTATTATAATAACTATCCCAAATAGTTGCCCATTTCTCCATCATTTGCTGGGTATCCAATAATTTAAATACTTCAAAGTAAATATTGCGAAATTCCGGTGCTCTTTGCATCAAATCCCATAATATATCTATATATAATGCGGTGTAGTCTTTGCGAATAATATTTCCAATATTTTTAAGCACAATATTTTTATTTGTTAATGTGAGTTTATTCATACAAGACATAAACTCTTTACGAGTTATTGATTCTATCGATAACTCTTTACTCCCTATTTTTTTACGCTCAACTTTCTCAAATTGTTGTTTATATTCTAAATTCTTTTTCTTCTGAATCCATTTCGGAGGAACACACTTATCAGATTCCGTAAAGCATTTGTAAGTATCAAGAAGATATTTAGCTTTTTTTTCAAACTGTTCAGATTTAATGACTTCTCCTTTTAATATATCTTCCCATATATTTGTCATAAAATATAAATACAGCTTATTTTTAGTAATTATAATTACCTTTATATAATTACGCGTTTTATATTTATTATATTTTACTATTATTTTACAATAAATATAAATATAAATATAAATATAAATATAAATATAAATATAAATAATAGTAAAATATAATATAATAAATATATCTATTTAAGAAATGATTCTTTAATATATTTAACATATAAAAATGATAGAAGATCTCAATAAATTTGAGGAATATTTGCAAAATGTGTCGATATTCAAAACTATCTTTATATGTAGTGTGGAAAAACAAGACGAAATATATGAATATTTAATGAAATCGGATTATACAGTTGTAAGTATTAAAGATGAATTAAACGATATTAATCATATTATGGATTTCGAAAATTCAAATTATAGAATTATATTATTTAATATTTTATATTGGGATTTAAATAAGAGTACTATACAAAAATATATTTTACCTTATCAGAATTTGCTCGTTTTATTAGATATATCGGAATTTCAGAATAATTTAATAAAATCGTGGATATCATTAAGCAATAAAAATGGTTTTATTAATAGTTCTCTAAATCCGGCAATATTGGATTTAGATGATAATTAAATTTTTCTGTTTATATTATTAGAGAATCTATCCATACATGCAAAAAATGCAAAAAAGAATGCTCATTGCATTTTCCATATTATTAATAGCAGTCATTATTGGTATCGCATTCTATAAAACGAAATTTACTTTTGAAAACTTCGCTGGTGCAGGTAGCGCATCATCTACAAGCGGCGGTACATTAACATATTACTATAGCCCCACATGTGGATATTGCCAGAAATTCTCTCCAACTTGGGACGGAGATTCATCCGATTCTACGAGTTTACAATATGCTTTAAATCAATCCGGTTTAACAACTGCCCTGAATAAAGTTGATATTAGCGACCCCGCTAATGCTACATTGGCTACAAGCAAAAAAATTCAAGGTGTCCCAACACTCATCTATACTACACCCGGTGGCAAAGATGTCGAATATACCGATGACCGTACCCCCGCAAATATCGTAGCATTTCTCAAAAATAACGCAAGCAAATAAACCGGCCCAGTCCCTTCCACCCACCGACCAGTCCCAATCGCTCTAGATTAGATTCTTTGATCTAAAGTATTTATAGGTATCTTCATAGCCAAATTCTATACTTTTATCAATATCGTCATTACTTATATCATATGTTATGTGATTATCAACAATTGTTAGAGGGAACATGGATAACGCATAGTTTTTATATTGTATATAATATGGATATTGGTCTGTAATTATTTTTAATAATGTATTATTTTCCATAAATACTGATAAAAAAGTCATTATATAATAAAATATACTTTCATGAATAAGTTTTTTATCAATATTAATAACCATCGATAAATGTAATAATAGTATATTCTCTTTCGCTACATTTTCGAATATTAATGGCATCGTATTACATGCAACACCGCCGTCAGTATAATAATCATTTCCTATTTTCTTGGGCGGAGTAATTAAAGGCACGGTCATAGATGCTTGAATCGCATCAACTACCATAACATGTGGTGTATCATCTACGGAAAAATATGTAGGTTTCATTGTTTCTAAATGTGTAGCTACAATTATGAGATTTTTCCCCGTTTTTTTTGTAAGTTCCATAAAAGTCATGTTGCCTAGATAATTATCTTGAATTTTCCTCGTATAATTATCGAGGTCTGTGATGCCCTTTTCTTTCATTATTTTCTCAAAAGCGTCTTCCAAATGTATTCTCACTTTATTCTTCTCATCGGCATATTGTTCCTTTAAATAGCCTTCAATAATTTCTAATGGTATATCTAATGCAAGTATGGCTGCAAATACGGCACCGATAGATACTCCTGCTATATTTATAATATCTTTATCATATCCTTCCTGCTTTAAAAATCGCAGAATACCAAGATATACAAGACCACAGAATCCTCCTCCACTAAATGCAATATGTGTAAATTTCGGTTTATTTGTTGTCATTCTTATCGATATAATATATAGATTTTATGGCAGCGCCTCCGCAAATTAATTTAAATGAATTATATTCAATAAAAGAGAAAAAGAATAAAAATAGACATATTTGTTTTAATCATATATTAGAACTGTGTCATCGCAGGATTCGTACAGTATCCTCTTACGGAGGCGATAATACATTCTATGAAATACCGGGAATGATTGTGGGATACCCTCTCTATAATATAAAAGAATGTATGGATTATATGGTAAATGCTCTGAGAAAAAATGGATTCTTGGTACAAATACTACCACCACCTCATTACTATGTTATATATTTGTCTTGGGCGAAACCGGATATTTCTAAAAAAGCCCTCAGAGATTTATCCAGACCTTCTCTTATGGGACCATCAGGTCTATCCGGTCCATCCGGTCCATCCGGGACATCAGGTCCATTAAAAATAATGCCACCTAAAAACAATCCATTGCGTTTATTCTGATAATTGCCGCAATAACTGCTGCTATTGCTGCTACTGCTGCTACTGCTGTGACTGCTGTAAATAGGGATTTAACATTCTCATAGTTTCATGCATACCATATACCATAGCAACTTTGAATATTTGGTCACATAATAGTATAACAAGAATTCCAATTAATATAAATAATGTAATATCTAATATATAGTCTATTTTCTTTAAATTATCGCTTCCTTGATATTTATTGTTACCGCCATTTCCGGTAACATTTCCGGTGCCATCTGTGTTTTCTCTATTATTGGAGTATGGTCTAATAATATCTTCGGTAGATTGGTCATTTAATGTTTTACTGTTACTGCGGATGCTTCCAGTGGGAATTCCTAATTGTTTATCTTTATATTTATTTACGGCATTTCCAATGGGTGTTTTGTCGGATCCGGATGTAGCTACATTTAGGTTGTTGGTTTTTAAATATTGTTCAAGATCTTCGTCATAATATCCGGTTACTTTATTCATATCGTAGACTCTTGCTTGAGGAACTGGTGCGGGATAATTCGGACTCTCTTGATTCAATGAAACATTCATAGCCTCCGAATATTCCTCTTTTGCAGCGTCAGAAATGGGAATCTCATACACTGGTGCTTGAATCGGATTACATTGTTTTGGTGGTAATGCCTGAGTGGCGGTGGAACCAGATGGCGCCGCCATAGGAGTATTTGACGGAATATTATCAAAATGTTCCACACTATTTATCGGTGCTTTTGGGCATATTTTATAATTATCACAATAGTATTTATAATCCATTCCTTGAGTTGAATATGGAGTAGTTGTATCGAAATAAGGACCGGGTTGGTCGCGATTTGTAGACCATGAAGAAGTATCTTGAGTCGTGAAATCTTCTCTCGTATACTGAGTCTTTGCTGCAGCATATTCTTTCATTCTCAGAAATTCATTATAAGCATCTAAGTCATCGATAGAAATCGTACATTGTTGAGCAGCCTGCTGAGCACCGGATTGCGCAGTCAATGGTGCTCCTCCCGGTTGTCTTAATGCTTGTTGTGATAAGGGATTCATACACGTTTTCTTCTTTTTACCTGATGCCGGGTCAAATGAAGGAATATTATAAGCCTCTTTAAGCGAGCAATACATTACTATTTTACAATATTTTTCTTTTTATCAAGTAATGAAATATTTACTCTCAATAGTCAACGGATTTATTGTCGGAATACTCGTAGCAATCTGCATATTATACGTATTCAAAATTAAAACACCATACCCGGCTTGGCTTTTGAAAACTTTCGAAAAACCCTGGATACTATTATTATTATTTATTCTTGGTGTGATATTCCTTAATTATAATAAAGAAGCCGGTGCGCTTATAATAATTATAAGTATCGCATTATTTATCGATAGATTTCTCTTTGCACGTCCTTTAGATACCAGTGATAAACCGAAGACCAAAAAAGCACCCATCAGTAATAAAGAAATACCCAAAAATAGCTCTACAATTGATCCAGAAATGGAAGATCACGGTGTGACATTACTCCCTTTAACAAATACTCCACCAGGCAGTGTACCACCATCAAGTGGTATGTATTTACCTTTAGATGAAATATATGCAAACGAAAGAGGTCTAACAACATATAAAGATAAATTACTTATACAAAGCAATAAATTCCATGAAAATTTAAGTCCGGACTTTGGAAGCAATTACATTTTAACAAATGACGATTATGCTTCTGTTTCAGATCATTAAATTTTTTATACCAATATTATAAGCTAAGTACCATTCCATATGCAATCACCTGATATTTTTGCTATTGCATCCGCTTTTATAATGCATAGTGGTGCGCGTCATGTTTCATTCGATCTCACTGATGTACAAAAAAAACTCCTTTCACATCCTTTGTCGAAATTCGTAATTTTATTCGCGATGTTCTATGTCAGCACCCGCAGTCTCTATTGGAGTCTATTACTATTACTTTTCTATTTTATACTTATTAAAATGTTACTCAATGAAGCACATCCATTCAATGTAATCCCACACTCATTTCTCGTATCCGAAGGATATCTAAATGATAAAAAACAAAATCCTAGCGACCTCTATTTAAATAATATTCAAAATATATAAACCCCCAAAATTATTGATTAATAATTTTTATGACTTACATGTTGTTCTACATTCTACAGTCTATTTAATGTATCACTTGTAGGTGCTCCCCAATATATCTTATTGCCATCTGTGCGTACACGTTGGGTTACTTCTAAGATATACAGAATTAATGCAATAGCGATTAAGAATAATCCGAAAGCTAATACATATTTTGCGATATTTTGGTATTTTTCTATAGCAACATATGCCATTACTGTTGCCGCTGATATTATAGAAACTGATAACAGGAAATTCATTAATGCGGTTTTCTGTGTTTGATCCAAGAAGGATATCTTATATATAGAATCCATTCGCGAATTTACATTTATTAAACCCTTATTGGTGTCATTATAATAATTTTGTTCTTTTTGTAATGCGTAATTTACATTGCCATATAAGTTATATGATTGTAATGCATTTGTATTATTAATAATATTAGTAAAATATGCAACCACTAAACCATAAAATTGATTATTAGAGTTATTAATATTAGTACTTAGAGCATCATTAGTACTTGCAGAAGTATCAGCAGTATAAAAGGTTTCTACAGTACTTATATTTGATTTATTAAATAACATTGAAATAGTAAAACTACTTACTATTGCAAACAATACAATTAATAAACCAAATGTTAATTTTTTAGTATATTCTAAAGGATATATTATTAATCCACAAGATAAAGCAAGTACAATGCACAGCACAGTAATCGCTACAATTTCATATTTCTTTACTAAAGCTACAGTTTTATTCTGAGCGGCAATCTTTTCTTCATTAGATACTAATTGTGTTTTTTCTTTCCTTACACTGTTATTTAAATTTGTTATGGTATTCGTAGATTTCGAATATTCTGTTACTCTATCTTGAGTTATTTGTAATAAAGTAGTATAAACTGTTGGGTCAAGTGCTATTGTTTTTAAAATATATTCTATTGCTGTAATTGGATTTAATAAATTGGTGTTTATACCATATTTGCTATTAAATATATTTATACGAACTATTGCTACGTATAATGATCCTGCTAGATTATATTGAACTAATTGTATATAAATGAAAAACAACTGACGCATTACATATATATTTATGGTATTTCCATATGGTAAAATATCAGGAAAGGGAATAATTTGCGACATTATATTTACTATACTGCCACTCCCTGAAATACTGAAATTAGCGGGAGTATTGGAAGTATTTGAAGAATGTGTATTCACTGCGGTTACTGTATTGTTATTAGTATTTAATGTTAATGTAATATTTTTATTCATAAACAATGAACTTGCATTTGCGCCATTACTCGTAGGAATATCGGGAACATATATTTTTGTAGGATTTCCCTGTATAAAATTTGCCCAATTTGTCGGAATTAACAAATTGTGCCAAGCATATAATCCTTGCACGAAATTAAATAAATGTATATTTCCTGCGTTCTGGTAATACCACATAGAATTTACATCACGTATAGTGGCAGAGCTAGTAGATACCCCCGTAAATGCTGTAGGCGTTGATGTCGGATCACCAGAAGAATTATCGAGAAGACTTGTTGTTACTAATACGTTCAATCCACTTATATCAGGAGTAGTCGTATTTGCATTGATAATAGAATATGATCCTGCACTATTAATAACATCAGGCAGAAAAACAGCAGCACTAAGATCAGTAGCAGTAACTACATTATTTAACAATTTATATAAATAATATCCTGGAGTAGTTGTGTCTATAGGAACGCTATTTGGCCAATATCCCAAAAATACATTTGTAGCTATATTTTTAGAAAATCCTTTAGTGAAAAAATTTGCATTAATAACTGCTATGGCTGATTGTATTTGTGAAATTAAAGAAGTTACTGCATTTGCACCACTACTAACAAATCCACCAGTATATCCTCCAATGTTAGCATTTTGGGCAGTAGTAGTATCAAAATTTTCTACAAGTGATGGATCTTTCATTTGTTTGCCACTGCTATTGTTCATTTATAATAATACTCTATTTTAAACATATAGAAAAATTTAGTTTGTCCACAATTCACTCCCGTTCACATACAACATCTATAATAATAATATGTTCCAGATGTTTCATTATGACGTGTAATTTTTACGATATCTCCGTGTTTTAATCCGAGCCATCTGGATATTACATCGGTTTTTGATATTAATGGCATCTGTGTTTTATTCTTTACCAAATAATCTGTCATAATTTTATCAGATTCCTCCTTAGATAGTTTCTCATGATGAGGTGTTAAAGCATGTTTCAATGGATTGTATTTCAGTTCATGTTTATAAAATATCTGCAGATGACCCTCAAAAGGTTTCTTCTGCAAAAGTTTATCGCGGTCCTGGAGAAAATGCATCATCGCAGGAGAAGGCGTCTCCGATAAAATCAAGATAAAATTATGCATTTTATAAGTCGTCGCCATTTCTTCCGGAGATTTTTCCTCCTCCTTCCATTGTTTCAATAATTCCTTATTCAATATAAAGAAAACAGTTGTTTTATCTGTATCTAATTTTATAATCTCGTTATAATAACGACTCTTTTCTACTACATCTCCGTGTTCCTCTATATATGAAACATCTTCACCACGCGCATCTAACATATCCTTAAGATTCGATCTAATAATATCAATCTCATTCGTAGTAGTCTCTTCTTCCTCCATTTTATTATTTAATACTAAAAAGACATTACTTTTAAATAATTTCAATTTTTAACGCTGTTTCCCCTAATCTCTTCAATCGACGAGCCACGCCACTTAACTCGCGTGACGGTTTGGTAAAATAAATCGCATTTATAGTATATATGCAATATCTACATAAACAAGATGGTGGGCTTCCTCGTGACTCTAACAGTGCCAAGTTTTTCATTCAGACGTGTAGCCCCCAATGGGTGCGAGTCCAAAAGGAGATTAAGAAAGTGCGCAGTGACCGTGATTTAGACATTCAAAAGTCACAGTTGCTCGAAGGTACTTACAAGGATGCTTCAGTTGTAATCAAGATTGGAGACACGCTTGATATAGACAACGAATATGCTATATCTCAACGCATAAATAAATACAAAGGTTTTGTGAAGTTCATTTGTCACTTTACATGTGACGATGATTTTCGTGATTTCTTCAATGGCAAACGAACCAGTATATGTAAAGGTCCAGGTGATTCTATGAAAGTTATTATAATGCCACATTTTGACCTTGGTAGTGTTGCCGGGTTTGCATGGACAAACATAAATGTGCACATATTGCGTTCGTGTTTATATGTAGCGTGTATGTGCTATATTGATGTGTATAATGCTTGTGGTTTTATACATAATGATTTTCATTCCGCAAATGTATTATTGAAGGCTACAAAACAAACAATCTTAAAATTTACTTCTGGCAACAATCATATCGATGTACAACTGCATGGCATGCGTCCATGGATAATGGACTTTGAAAAAAGCAGCACCATCATGCCACATTCTGCCAAAGGTTATCAAGATTTAAGGTTTGACATGGCAAAAATGTTTTTCACACTACCAACATTGAATAAAAATATTACTAATGCGTCAGTTTTGAACGTTGTATCGTTCATTCAGAATGCTGCTGACATATGTACCTACAATGCATGCAAACAATTACAAGATATTATTAACACTAACATACAAGTATGTCAGTAATGTCAGTAATGTCAGTATTGTCAGTATCTATGAATAGTAAATGAGTTAATATTGTTTTAGAAGTATGATAATTTTTATCTATAATAACAGCTCCACTAGTCAACATCGCTGTTATTATTTTCCCCACCAGATGATTTATATACAATACCTTTCCATCCTTTTCCGTTTGTAGGATATACTCCAAAGACCTTCTCCACATTCGCCCTGAATTGATTTCTATCAGGAAGTTTTCCCTTTGGTACAATATTGAAAGCCCATCCACGGAAATCACCATATAATTTCGTTACTATAACTCTATCCTTGCTTTCTTCATCCTTCTCCAATCTCTCATTAATATATTGACCAATCAAATCATTATTCTTCTTATATCCTTCTGTAGCTAATCGCACCTCTTCGGGTTCATGAATTTTCTTGAAATCCATTGTTCCATGATGATGGATAAGCATTGATATAAAAATATCCGCCCATTTCTCGAATTTATCGAGTAATTCGCCATCCAAGGGAAATTCCAAAGGATTGTTTGGATCAGGAGAATCTGTAAATTTAGATTTATATTCTATTACACGAATACGTCTCCATGTCCCACCATCATCACTTGGAACTTCTGGCAATTCATTACATGTCATAATCATCTTGAATTGTGGCCGAAATTCAATCGGTTCCTTAAAAAGCGCACGAGTCATAATACGATCACCACCAGATAATTCCTTCATAAGTCCTATATTCAATTTCTCATTCTCCCCTGGCTCCTGCATAACTGCTATACGACGCCCTTTTGTTCTCTCCAATTCTGACTGGGCTGAATTCGACGCCGCGCGTTTTTGCGTAAGTAATGCAATAGGCAATATACAATAATAATCACCTATCGCTTTCTGCACCAGATTCAAAAGGGCACTCTTTGAGTTTGAACCATTTCCGGTGTAAATATAGAATTTCTCTTGGCGAATTCCACCGTCAATCATACATGCCATAATATCCTTCATATATTTACGCACATTCTCATTCACAAAGACTTGTGACAGATATTTCTCAATTTCTTTTGCTTCTTCACTATTCTTATCAAAATCTACATAATGTCTATTTGTCGAAAAACTTATATAATCATCTGGAAGTCCATCGCGAAATTCACCCATTCGCAAGTCATAAACCCCATTCTCGAATCCCAACAAATGGGCATGACTATCCAATAATTCCTCGAAATTTTCATCAGTAAAAAGTTCCTTACACTCTTTCAATACTGAATCTTTGTACCCCGCTGTTTTCAATTTCACAGATATTGTCAATAATTTCTTTGATTTTGATTCACATTTTTCCCTTGAATCGTCATCTTCTGCACTTCGCGCCTTCTCCGTCCAGTACATAGATCTTCGCATAAATCTTGAACAAATATCCGTCGATAATATGTTTCGTAACTTTAATCCCTCCTTACTCCTCACCCATTTATGCTTTTCATCTGCAAACATATACCATGTATCCTTTGAAGTAAATCTGTAACGATCCTTATATATTGTGTGAATGACCATCGCAATATCATAATGAGCACCGTCAGATCCGATGCATTTATCTATGAGTATCTCGACATTATTTCGCAATATCGCCTCATACTGCTTTGGATTGTCATTTCTCGTCCACCATCGAAGCGTTCCCATACCCAATGTATCATTCTTCATGCGATTCCACATTTTCTGACACTCACCTTCGACATATTTATTAGAAACACGTGAAAAATTAATCCATGTATCAAGAAGACGGAAATCAATATTTCGCAAAGTCCATCCCAATTTTATCCAATCTTCGTAATTTTCTGCACGAGTAGGTAATAAACATTCCTCTACAAGTTGCTTTGCCATATTGAAATCTTCGTCATTCGTTAAATTCCGCGAATTATTCTGATTTTTCCCAAATATATAGAAATCCAATTTACTCTTTCGCTTATCATCCATCGTAGGAACAATATGGCGAATATATTCCTCCAACTCTACATCCTTCTCTGGAAGGATCGGAGTAACATGATTTCCTTTATTTCTCATAGAGAATAGCAAAGGAAACTCCAATTCTTCCGATGGCGCAGGTGTAGTGCATAATTCTAATACCCCTCCGGCTCCTCCAGCTCCTGCGGCACCTGCGGACCCTACGGACCCCGAGGCACCACCTACGGCGCAGGTATAACCATATACTTTTGTAACTCGATATGATTCACAGTCTGGTTTACGACTGCCATACATTTGCCAATTATTCTTATCAATAATTGCTTTGTCAATTATATCTTCGAATGTATTACTCATAGATAATCCTTTGAACATTTCATTTGCTACGTTCAATATATGTTTTCTGATAAGATGTTGCATTGAGTGTGATAAGATTACATTTGGCCATATTATATGTATACCATCTTTACATTTTCCGCGACTCTCAACAGGTTTCGGTTTCTCCATAACATACGCTTTCCATTCTCGTCCAAATTTATTTATATCTATATATTTCTCTAGTAATGAATTATAAGTATTTAAAATTGTAATTATGTGACTCTCATTATATTTACGAATAATTTCTCCGTCATCATTCTTTTCTATAGAGAAACGGAAATCCAAGTCTAGTCGCATAGGACTCGGATCTGTTGGTTTCTCCGTCATATATAACATAGTTCCTTGCATCATTGAACGATTGTATACGTTATAGAACTCATTTATAGATTCTTCGGGTATTTTGAAACTTCCCTTGGGGTCATCGATACTTGTATGAGTATAGCTTTCTCCTGTTTTACATCTGAATTGTGTGATAAATTTTTTAAATTCAGACATATTTTTACGGAGTTTCTACCCTCTGAATAATATATGCAGATATTTTTAAGCCTTTTTTTTTATGTCATTTTTTACAGAATTTTTTTCTCATTTATACAGAAAATGGTTTATAATATATAAATCAATATCTTACTATACTTTAGATGGCAACAATAAAGAAAGTCAATCCCAAATCCAAACCAAATTCGAATCCTGCCAACGCTAATCCTGTACCAGAAGGTGCAAAAGTATGTAGTCCAAAGAATGAAAAGTTATACAAAAGTGATGGTACTTGTTTTACAAAAGAAGCATTGGTAAAAATAGCTACAATTTGGAATAAAAATTACGGGGCACAGCATGGAAATATCAAAGGATTTGAAGGGAAGACAAAAAAACAAATATGGAGTGAGATAAACAGTAAAATGGGGAAAATATGTAATGGATCTGAAACATGTTGGGTAGACACCTTAGGCCAAGAAGCATTAAATGCATCAGAAGTAGCTAAAAGCATACGTCCATTAAAACCGAAAGAATGGGAAAAGAAACCCTATGCATGGTTATCAAATTATGATATAGAAAAAGTAATGCGACAATATCAAGATGACCAAGAATATTTATACAAATTTCTTGGTGTATTCCCTATCGATTTCGCAAATAAAAGCGAATTAGGTATGTGTATTAGCGATGAAATCTGTAAGCTGAATATTTCCGCTCTTTATAAAAAGGGCATTAAGTATGTCGGTATGATAACTAATTTAGATAAACACGACCAACCTGGATCACACTGGACATCACTATTTTTTTGCATTGACCCAAAAATTAAATGTTACGGTGCCTATTATTATGATAGTACTTTCACTGCAAGTGATAGACCACCCAAAGAAATAAATGATTTTATTAATAAAATAAGAGAACAAATTGTTGCATTACATGGTACACAGACACCACATCCTTTTAGAATAGATTTTAATAAAAATAAACATCAATATAAAAATACAGAATGTGGTGTATTCTCAATGGTCTTTCAGATACGTTGGTTGCGCAAATTAGTAAAAAATCCGGATACAGTATTTGAAGATGTTGTGGGAATTAAAATGAATGATGATGATATTCACCAAATACGAGATGTTGTCTTTCGCAAAAGTGAAAAGAAAGTCCTTGGTGCTCCCGCCACCGCCGCCGCTCCCGCTGCTATTTAGAGAAATAGTATATTAGTTATTTTTATAGATAAGAATATGAATACAAATATCAATATGAATACAAATATCAATATGAATACAAATACAAATATATATAAATCCACGGAAAATGTAACGCGAATATTCAATATATGTTCGCAATTTCTAGAAACTAAATATAATGTTCGCATTGAAAATCAACATCTTAAGAAGATAATTACAAAAACTATTAATGAAAATAGTATACTTGAAAATGAAAAATCTATTGAAGATTATAATAAGATAATTATAAGTAAAGTAAAAGATATTGTTATAGAATCTGTAAATAAACAAATAAAATCTACAACCAAAAAAACACCATCTGCGCAATCAGCCCCCCAAGCCGCCACATCACAAGCCGCGCCTTCATCAATGCCACCGTCGACTATGCAAAACGAGTCTATAAATGACCAAAGTCAGTTTTTCTCGAAATTAGAGGAATTACAAATACAGCGCAATTCTACATTACCAACTATATCACCGCCGCCAGATAAGTTGCTATCTGTAGCTTCCGCGCCCGCCTCTGCCCCTGCTGTGTCCGCGTCACCGCCAAGTGTTATATATGTACCTACATTAAATACGACTGTTATTCCTTCAGTTCCTATAGTTATTAATGGTATAAATAGAGACTGGGAATATTTTACATCTCGTTCTATCATGGTTTGGAATGGTAGCATAAATGGGGGCATAAATGACAGCAATGCTTATTCACAAATTTTCTTAAATTCAATAAATATACCTAAGAATGCCAAAATAAATACTCCTTATATTTTTCTGAAAATAAGCACACCTGCTAATAATTCCTTTAAATTAATATGTTCGCAAACAGAAATAAATGATAATAAATGGAATATATGGAGACCTTGTTCTAAAGAATTATCTATTATAGCACACGGATATATACCTGCTACACCTTGGACATTAGTTGTATGTGATATATATGATAATAATATAGATATAGGAAAAGACGGCGCAACTATTATAGAGTATAATAAACTATTAAATAACAATTCAACTATTACGCTTTCGAATACAATAAATGTAGAAATTGGTCATCAACTATTAATTAAGAAAGATAGTACTGAATTCCAAATAACGGTATTAAGAATATTAAATAATATAATTGAATTTGACGGCAGCGGTAGCGGTGGTACTATTATTCCGAATGGAGTAGATTTAACTGGTATGAATGTATGTAATTATAATATGCAGATAATAATTTTAATGGAAGTAAAAAATGAAAAAAATATGTAGCTATCTTTTCAAGTTAAATAATGAATCAGCCAAAATATATTTTCGAGATATTGCAGGAGGAGTTAAGACAAACTCACATTTCTCTCCTTAAAAAGATAGCTAAAAAATATAATATCAATGAAAAAGAAATATTAGAATTCATTGATATTCCAAATGAAAAAAATAAAATAATCCCGAATTCAAGGATATCTATAAATGTCGCGAAGAAAGTAGAGACACGGAAAGAGGCGCCAAATAATATGCGATGTCTTGCGCGGATATGGGGCAGAGGTACAGGTGGACAATGCACCCGCAAATGTCTTACCGATTCAAATGGGGCTAAATCAGAATATTGTCTCCAACATCAAAATACTCGAAAACATGGGAGAATAGATGAACCACCACCGAAAGATAAATTCCCGCAAAAACCCAATAGTTTATATAAGTAGTGACGTAGTCATTGCCTGCTATGACGTAGCCATTGCCGTGGCTCTTTATCGTAGTGCAATTATTATTAAGAGGAAGAACCATGTAATCATAGATATAATTTCAAATTTATACATTAATGAAACTTTATCTTGATCACTTAAATTACCAGCAGGTTGTTTCATTAAATCTGGATTTAATTGTGTATTCATATAGAATATTAAAAATGATATTATAAATAATGTTGAAATATGTGCATATATACCTGGTTTATTACCATTTAGATTAAGATAACTAAATACTATTCTCATACGATATGTATCGTAATTAACCAAAGCTATTGCTCCAGCTAATAGTGTAGTATATAATACAAAATATACTAATAATGAAAATGTAATATTTTTAATTAAATTTTTTGTAATCATTGTCTCGACAACTGTTACTGTAATAAGTCTTATAAATAGTGTGACAAATACAAATATTATTTTATCAGTTGAATTTATTTTAAGTACATCTGTTGGTAATAAAGAGTTTGAACGTAGGCTTTCTACAAAATTATTAGAAGCTATTAAATCACCTTTTGATTGTTTATCATCAATATATTTGTTATATAATTTTGCAAATATAGAGGGTTCTGACAAAGTAGACGAAAACAATGGATCAGCACTATTTTTATATTTTTTAGCTAAAGGATCTAATGAATCTTTTAATGAATCTTGTAATGTATTTAAAAATCCAAAAATAGTTTCTACACTATTACCAACAGTACCACTTTTACTTACTTCATCAGCACCACCTTTACTTACTTCATCAGCACCACCTACACCTACATTTTGTGGTGCTGCAACCACGATTTGTTGCGGCATACTTTGTCCTCGGATTTGGGGATTAGTAGCTTTCTTTAATTCTAATTCTTTTTTATTTTCTTTTTCAATTGATTCTATTATACCTTTCGCTTTACTATTATATTTTTGATAATTATTTGTAATTTTTGTTCTTAAGATTTCAATAGTTGATGTTAAACCTTTTCCTTGATAAAATTTAATATTAGTATCGTCTTTTTCTTTTATTGTATCATCTCCTTCAAATAATTTTTTTATTGTTTCTAATTTATCTGTGAGTTCTTTTGTTTTTTGCTCAGATTTTAATAAATTTGTAACTTGTTTATAAATTTCATTTAATAAAATTTTATTCTTTTTTAATTCTTCATCTACAGTTTTTATCCATTCTTTGCCACTTTCAAGTTCTTTACCATAACTATTAATTTCTTGTTCTAATGATTGCTTATTACCTGCTTTTGAAGGGTCTTTACTTATACTTAAATAATTTTCTATTGCTATAAATAATTTATTTCTATTTTTAGAAGTATCTGTATCATCTGCATTATCATCATCTAATAATTTTGAATATACTTTAGTGTATGTACTATCAATATTAGATATTGATTCATTATATGTTTTTATATTCTTTTTTATTGTGTCTATCAATTCTAAAACTTTTTTAGATTTTTCAAGAATTTCATTAGTAGGAATAGACGGTGCTGCTGCAGGTAAATTATTATCTTCTTGTGGTTTTGCTTTCTCTGAAGGTGGATCTTTATTTATATTTTCACCGTTTGCTCCACCTTCTATTTTATCTATTTTATCTATTTTATTTGAAACAATATTTTCAAGTTTTTCAAGACGTTCTAATAGATTATTTAAATTATTATTATTATTATAAGTTTTATAACCACCTCCTCTATTCGTTTTTTGATCTATAGAAGGATTATCTTTAGTAGTAGTAATTTCATATTGTAATTTATTAAATTCAAAATAGTTTCTTATTAATTTTAGTACTGATTCAAGTGAAGTTTTCTCTGAAGGTAAAATAGTTGCAAGAGATGCTAAATCTTTTAGAAATAATTTTTCGGATTCTATTAATTCATGTTCTTTAATTAACCATTGATTATACAAATCTTTAATAATTTTATAACTATCGGGATCTATTTTTCTTTGTAATTCTACTAAGAATTGCTTTGGTTTATATTTTTTTATAAAATCTTCTCCCATTTCTTCAAAATTAGAACTTAATCCAAAAAGAGAAGTATGTATTTGTAAATCTTTATTAGGATCATTTACATGAGGATAAGCAGTTTTGAAATATGTTTTAATATAATTTCCGGCAATTGTATTTATATCACTATCTGTACTATTAATTTTGTATCCCATTTTTATTAACCATTTCTGTAATTGAGTTAATTCTTTCAAGTATTTTTCAAATTCTTTGGAATTATTATTAATATCAGATAGTAATACAATTTCAGTATTATCTACAAATGTAAAACTACGGGATTCTGATAATTTTGGCGTAGCACGCGGCAGTGGGGGAAAATTGCACTTCTTAAGTGCCAATAATAAAAATGCTAATTTAGTTTTATTAGTTTCATTCAGTTCTTGCATTCTTGACGATGAAATACTAGTTGATGTTGAGATGGTCTTCTGATTTTTATTTGTTTCTTGTAAATATCTATTCAATAAATCTCCATTAAATATTACTTCATCGCTATTTTTATAAACAAATAAAATCATATATATTTCTATTTTGAATAATAATTCTAAACGATTTAAGTCATTGAATTCGCGGTTTTTTATTTCATTTTGAAAGGTATCAAATTCATATTCTTTGTTATTAGTATTTTTATAAACAAAATCACTTCTAATTAATTTATTAATTTCTAAACTAAAATTTTCTTTGGTATCACCCATCTTATAATTATACACTGATATTTATTATTTATATTATATACGTTCCCAAAGGTTATTTTATCTTATTAATTATTCCTGAGGTTATATGACGACTACTGTTCAGACTATACGTCATTGCTAGTATCTATTTAATATTGTTGTAAAGCATAGTCATCTCCTGGATCATCATTATTATTATTATTATTTATATAGTTTTTTAATGCAAATAATAATAATGCTAATTTAATCTTACTGACTTCATCTAGTTCTACTACTGGTAGTACTTCTATTACAGGATATAAGTTAGGATTATTAAGTGCCAATAATAAGAACGCTAATTTAGTCTTACTGATTTCATCTAGTTCTACTACTGGTGGTACTTCTATTACAGGATATAAGTTAGGATTATTAAGTGCCAATAATAAGAACGCTAATTTAGTCTTACTGATTTCATCTAGTTCTACTACTGGTGGTACTTCTATTACAGGATATAAGTTAGGATTATTAAGTGCCAATAATAAGAACGCTAATTTAGTCTTACTGATTTCATTTAGTTCTACTACTAGCGGTCCTGGCGGCGGTGGGGGAGGGTGCGGCGCAGGTGGTCCTGGCGGTCCTGGTGGTCCTGGTGGTCCTGGTGGACCTGGCTGACCTGGCGGACCTGGCTGACCTGCTGGACCTGGCTGACCTGGCGGACCTTGCTGACCTGGCGGACCTTGCTGACCTGGCGGACCTGGCGGACCTGCCTGCCCCGGTGGTTGAGGATAAGCATTGTAAGGATATGGTAATACCGGTATACCCATTGGTATAAATGGAATACATGGTACACCAAATATAGGATTTGGCACTGGTAGTGGTCCCGGTGGTAGTGGTACTGGTCCTGGTACTGGTCCTGGTGGTGGTGGTACTGGTCGTGGTTCTGGTCGTGGTTGTTGAGCATTTACAAGTAAATTTGGATTATTAAGTGCCAATAATAAGAATGCTAATTTAATTAGATCAATCGGTGATAGTATTACTGGCGGAGGAGGTGGCGGTGGCGGTGGTGGCGGTGGTGGCGGTGGCGGTGGTGGCGGAGGAGGAGGCGGGGGTACAGGTATTTCTGGAGCATTTGCAAATAAATTTGGATTATTAAGTGCCAATAATAAGAATGCTAATTTAGTTTGATCAATAGGTGATAGTACTATTTCCTGAGCCGGCGGAGGAGGCGGCGGCTCATCAAATAATCTAAGAAGACGGACTATTGCTATAGCAAAATCATTTGGCATATATCGATTACATATGATCCGATTTCTCATTTTCAATATTGGTAATAATAAACTTAATTTTAATATATCGGTTGGGGTTAGGTCCATTATAACAACCTCTTACTTAATCAATCTATAGAAACTATTTTGACCTTTAATACTTTAAAGCGACAATTGAAGAAAACACCCATATAAAAAATGTATATGTAGAAATTATATTATAAATTCTTTGACCAGATGCAAAATCTATAATTTCTAAACTATTTGTATTTACTTTTAATAACCATAATATAGGCATTAATCCTAATTGCATTAGAAAATGTACTATAATTCTACCAGGCCCATTATTCTTTGTATCCAAATAATATAATGATAATCTAAAGAATAAATTGTTTTCGGTATTTATAAGTATAATTATTATTGTAAGTATTGAGATATAACAAGTAAAGTATAATATAAATGCTTTTTCAAAATTTGTTATCATATTCGAGTTAATTCCCCAATTTAAAAGAAATAATACTATTGCCCGAATTATATAAGTTAATCCTATAAAAACTGCTCTGTCAGTTGAAGTTATTTTGTCAGATTCTAATCCAAAAATTGGATCATCTTGATAATCTTTATAAATTTCACTTACACTTTTTTTCTTTACACCATTATCATCAAAGTCTACTTTATCACTTGTATCTTTAAGATTATCTACTTCTGCTCTATTTATTTCTTTTTCAAGATTCGAATAAAAAGTTATTGCTTCTGCTCCGGCAATTTGCAATAAATTATATGGATTTTTTCCTCCTGTAGTAGTAGTAGGATCTAATATAGCAAATACAGTGGGTTTTTTATAATTATCATTATTAATAGGATTTTCTAAAAATCTAACTGCTATTAATTTATCCATATGAATATTTTTAAGTTTTTCTAATATTGAATCCATTTGTTCATGTGTTAACGTCTCGTCTTTTATTTTTTCAAGTCTTAAATCAAAACTTACATCGTTCAATGGATAACCTACTTCTTTATATTTTTTACTATCTTTAATATCTATATAAAATTTATTACGAGAAGATTTACTATCCCTTAAATTTTTATATATTTCCGAATCTTTATTTGGTAATATTACATGCACACCATTTTCACCTTCAAATTTAATGCCTTTCTTTTTTTGATCACGACCGAGTAATGGGTTATAATTATCGTTTTTACCATCTAGATTTTCCTCTGTATGTTTTATTAAAAGACTTGAAGTTAATGGATTAGATCTTAATAATATATTTAATCTATTAATACGTTGTCTTTCTTCCTCGGGATTAGTTGCTTGATGTTTAAGAGCAAATTTCAGTTCTTTAGCAATTTCACTAATATCATCATTATACTTTTGTATTGTTGATTTCTGAGATTCAGCTATTTCTATGCTTTTAATTAATGCTGGATCATTTATCGAACTTAATAATTTTTGATAAAAAGCATATATTTCTGGATGTAAATTATACGCATCTTCATTAGATACAAGCGATATTCCTCCTATATCATTCTTTTTTCCTAATGTAGTTAAATCCATAAAATTAAAATTCAACCCTTTATTTTCTTTATCTGTCATATTCTGTCATACTGAGATATTATATTAATAGTAAAGAATTCGAATATGCTCCAAAAATACAAGATATTATTAATAAGAATACAATTATGAAGACCGATATAATTGTCGTTTGTGTTTCTTTTTGTTTATAATTTTCATTAAATATTAAATAAAATATTATTCCTAAAGATATACCAATAACAATGTAAATAGTCCTATTACGAACCATAATATTATCTCGTATGCCATTAAAACTTCTTAATGTCTGCATTGTATTTCTAATAGATGTTAAATCAGTAGCTGTAAAATCTGATATATTTGCTAACTGTGCTAATTCATTCCCATTATTATGCATAATATATTGATAAAGAATACTTTTTCTCGCAGTAATTGCATTTTGTGGTGTGTCAGTTACACTTGGTTCTAAATCTACTATCGAATTGTATAGTATTGTCTGTAATTCCGGCGATATTACAGAAGAAAGATAATTACCAGTACTACTATCAAAGAAATACCGGGAAATTATATTGTTCAATGAATTACATATTGGCATATATTGATTATAAACAATATCATATAATGCATTATAATGATATTTTACTAAAGTTGATAGTGAACATATAACTCCTATTGTAAATAGCAACATGAATAAAATACTATCATTTTGTAGTTGAGATTTATTACAATAATTTATATAAAAAATTATTCCCATGAATACTACAAATGGTATTGTTTTAACTAAGAAATATGTAGTTATGTTTGTAGCAACTACTTTTGGAGCGGTTCCTGGTCGAGTATTATTTTTTGCTTTTAGTATTTTATCAATTTCAATAGAAGCAGCTATAATAAAATAAAAACCATACCCCAAAATTAATATACCCAATAATCCATATATTAATTTATTTACTAAAATTAAAGGTAAATTATTAAATGGAATAATAGGAGTCATATCTCCATCATATGTAAACGTAGTAAAGTGTACAAAATTCAAACGAACAAGAAGAATAACACAAATATATCCAAGAAATATTACTACCAATAATAGATTAATAAAGTTTAAAAATGCATTATACTTAACTAGAGATTTTATAGAACTATCACTAGAATCATCAAGTGAATTTGGAGGAACATATATTAAACTTGATACTAATTCATTTCCGGTTTCTCTCTGATAATATTTTACCCCACCACATGCTTTTATTAAACGATTACCTATATTAAATTGAATATCAATTTTCAAAGCAATATATAATAATAATCCTACTGCAATTATTATAAATAATACTATAAATATGATAGTAAGTAACATTAATTTTGTATAATTATCTGATTTATCTGATATTTCTAATGATGAAGTATTCTTTATTTTTTCGTAAAAACCTTGAATTAAAGGAGCCAATAATGCTATGAAAAATATTAAGAATAGTGTTATAGAAATACCATATCCTGGTCTATCATTGCTAAAAGATGTATAATTTATGTTTGAAGGTGCTGCACTCATTATAATAAAAGTAGACAAAAATAACTTAAAATCTCAATATAATTGATAATATAAATAACACAGTGAAAAAACACATTAAAAATACAATAATTATATTTTGCAGAGACATGAGTTGATTAAATAATATTGAACGAAATACAATATATAATAAGAGAGCTAATACAATGAGTCCCATAAATTTCATATTTAATACACCCGTTTCAAAATTAGAATTATATGGTGTATAATTTCTGCCTGTATAATGAGTATCAACATAAGTATCATATAGGATATTTACATTATTATAATCTGATAGAGTTTTAATGTTTCGTATAGTTTGATCTATACTTTCGATATTATATATTAACGGCAAATCATTAGTATAATCAATGAAACTGGCATAATAAGCAGGACCTGCACCGCCCTCCGTGTTCACACCATTGGTCATTAAATAATTAAAACTGTTATTATAATCTGTAATAACTGCATCTACGGTATTACTAAAATTTGTATCATTGGTTTCTTGCAGATTTCCCATCTTTGATACAATGACTCTTTGAATTATAATACATACATATGCAAGAGAACCAGGTAAATTCCCATTCTCATTCCCGGTCCCAGTCCCGTTTGCATTTTGTAATAATTTTATACCATTTCCGGCTCCTACATATGTATCAGGAATAGGTTCAAATATACTATATATTCCTAATCCGCCGTTGGCCCCCGACGACCCTACTGCGCTCGCGTTGCCTTTGGTGGAGAGTGTATATGCTATATATATTTGTAATAGATATGACTGGTCGTTGTAGAAATCTATATAATTTATTATATATTGCATATTATTTGTATTAATAGCATTATTGAAATTGGTAATAGCATCATTAAAACTACTTAATTTTTCAATTCGCGTTATTCTATTTAGCAGAATTTTTTCATATTTCAACAATGGAGTGGAATCATTGAAAAGAGAAGCTATGTCACTCGTTATTGGTATTGGTCCAGTGAAAATATAACTCTTTAATTCCCCTTCTATTTGACTTATAGTTGTACCGTAAATATCTAAATTATTTATTATATTAATATAATTATAAGTCATAACAAATATAAAAATATTTAGTAGACCAATAAGTATTGGAATAAGTATCTGAATCGGAATAGTATCGGGATGATAATCAGATGTAATTTTGAGAAATATTTTAGAGAAAATAATTGCAAATAAAATAACAAGATAGACAACAAGTATAATTGATGTATAATAAAATGCCCCCTTTTTTATTGATAAACTATCTTTATTATTAAACATTATAGATCTCATTGTATATTTCTCTAAAGTTATTTGGTTATCACATTCATGTTGCATATACGTTGCATATTTTATATAGTAATCTAGTTTTTGCACATAGTTTATAAATAGAAAAATATTTATAGTAGATAATAATATAAATCCTCCAATAACTATTTTGTCAAATTTAAAATTAAAATTTTCGGGTATTCCTGGTATTTCGGGTGTTCCCATCTACTAATTAAAATACATACTATAAAATTTACTACTGCTCACTTTCTTTCAAAATATGGAGTAATTTTTCTAAGTTACTAATAATTTTACCGAGATACTCTTTTATTACATTAAATATCGGCACAACTCTATCTGATATTTTATCCCATGAGATTGTAAGTATTATTAAAAGTGCGAATAATGTAAATCCGAAGTATGTATATATATACGTAGATATTGCTTTTCTACTTCTTGGTAAATTATTTATATTTGATAATTTCTTATTTAATGATTGCATGAGATTATTTAAATTACTTTCGAATAATTGTTCTCTCCCTTCATCATAAACGAGACCTTGAGGTGTTTTCTTTAAAAATGCCCGAGGATCATTGGTATTGGTTGTATCTACAGGACTTGCCGTACCTATAATATCATCTTTCATCATTGGATATATATTAGCTACGTAAAAAGACTCTTTGTAATAAAAGAATTGTGTCGGATCTACAGCAAATGTATTGGTAATTACATCTATATTAAAAAGTGCCATAACATCATTATATATTTCACTATTTTCTGGTATCAGATATTTAAAATAGCTATAAAGAGAATATGTAAATATCATTTTCTTTGCTTCATTGTCATTTAAACATACTGCATCCACATTTGTACAATCATTCTCATTATCTTTATTTAATGTCTTTCGAATTGTGCGAATTATCTGTTTAATATCGTCATTTTCAATTGCATCGAGGAAATCTTCATTTGTCGTTAGATTTTCATAAATGAATTTTTTACAAGACCTTAATTCATTTCGTACGGTTTTAACGGTATTTTGACTCTTTTTCATGAAATATTTTTTATACATTGAACTTAGAACAATTAAACAGACACCACTTGCTATAATAATACCCATGTAAATATTGTCAATATTTAAAGTAATATCCTGTTCTTTATCATCTTTCTTTTTAAATGCTTTGTATACTTTCGAAGAAAAGAATACACTGAATTGAACAGCTAATAGTAATACTCCGAGTGATACGACACCTAATAATGTTTTAATAATACTTTGTTGTACATAGATATCATAAGGCTCATCATTGGGGTCTTTCCCAATATAATTAAGTGATTCATAGTCTATTGCGTCTTTTGTAAATACATTGGGATCATCTCTGCTAAAGATAGCTGTATTTTTAATTGAATCATATATTGACTTTCCTGTATCATATAAACTTATTAGAAACAGAGAGAAAATGCCAAATATACAGGCATATGCGAGAATTGCGTAAATCATATTAAAATCGAGACTATTCTGCATCTTTCCTAATTCTGTCAAATTTGAAGATGCGGGCGCGGCGGCTGCAGAGGAGGATTTCTGGACTTCGGGGATAGGAGCGGGGGCAACAGTGGCGGGAGCGGATGATACTTGTCCTGCATTATTTCCAACTAATGTTCTTGCTGCATTATTTGCAATTTTTTTAAAACGTTCATTGATATTTGTGGGTATATTAGCTATATTGGCGGCTATTTGTGCTGCCATTTAATATCTCTTACTCTAGAATGACAATAGAAAAATCAATTAAACAGGTGCGCCATGTAATTTTGAAACTAACTGGAATAATTTAGGTATATATTTCATAGAAGCATTTCTGAATTTCTTATTTTTAAATAAAAACAGTGTAGGTAATAATGATACAACTATTATAATTATAAGAATTCGTAAAAATTTACTGAATCCCGCTTCTGGGTCAAATTTAAATACCATATTATTCAAATTATTTATTATAGTCTCAAGAGGTTGCTGTGCTTGTTTAAAAATATCATTTGTTATTTGAATTTGGTTTGACGGGGTCTGGTTTGACGGGGTCTGGTTTTGAGTATTTGTCGGAGTATTATTATTATTGTTAGCATCAAATGCTTCTGCAAAAGAAAATAATAGAGAATTTGAAAATTGACTTTGTACTTGCGCAGCTACTTCTGTTATTTGTGCCGCCGCATTCGCATCTAATTGTGTACTTGAATGAGGTGCGAATCCAGAGTTTGTATTTAATGTTCCGTGTGAAATTCCCGATTTATAGATATCTATTATTCTACTGGAATAATTTGTTATGTATGTAGGCTGTCTATATAAATAGTCTGACATGACGAATAAATCTGGAGTTAAATTTGCAGGGTTAAATAAAGTAAATGCTTGGAATATATTCGGATTTTTAAAACCTATTTTCTGGATATGTATAAATAAATTCAAAGTTAATAATACACTTGCTATTTTAGTAGGATCATTCTTATCTGCATCATTTACATTATTTAATGCAGCTTGTATAGCTTTAATCATAGAAAATGAATTTGTAGGGACATTTTGCAAGATACTTAAGAAATTTGGATCTGTATACATATTCAATAATACATAGCTATTAAATTGCGCTGTTTTATTTTGAATATCTCTTATATTTTTACGAACACTTGAAAATCCTACAAAGTTAGTAATTATTGATAATACCGATTGTATTAAAACTAATGCTATAGGAATATATATAATAGGTTGTCTATCATTTGGTTTAAATCCCATTAAAATAATAACAATGACTGCGCATATAAAGGCCAATACAGGTAGAATAAGAAATAATATAAATTTATATTTTATGCTTTTCTTAAAAAGCGAACGAGGGTCAAATGAGATACTATGTGATATATTATAATCAAGGGATTCTTTATTAATCTGATTTTTTATTAATAAACTTTCTTGATAATCATTGTTAAGCGTTATTGAATATACAATTGAAATAATACCGGTAGTAATAATTAATAATATTCCGAGAATTGTAAAAACACGAGTTGGTAAATCAATTTCTTTAAATTCATTATGTAATTCTGTTAATCCATGCAAGAAATGTACAAGTTCTACTTCTATCTTTTTTTCTATTTCGGATTCCGTTTCTGGAACTGTTGTTGCATTTTCTACAGTTTTCGTGAGTGGCAAAGATGGCGGTGGAGCGGCCGGCGTCCAGGCCGTCGCCGGATAGCCCCAGGCGGTGGTGGGCGGCGGCGGGCGGCCCCCTGGCGGCGGCGACGTAGCAGCAGAACCACTTCTAAGAAACATTGGATCTTGTGGATCTTGTGGACCCGCCGCTTTATTATTCATTGATGTTGCCTCTTACTCTAGAATGACAATAGAAAAATCAATAATAAATTAGACAAATGCTTTAATTATCCACAGGAGTAAAACTATAGTGACCGGATATCCAATACGCACTAAGAATTCTTGGGTATCTGTTAAGAATGACTTGCTTATGTATGCTGTTAAATAATGATTGGCAACTTTATCCATTGATATCCCTAACAAGATTACCAGCGATAATATAATGAGTTTTACAACTTCCCATTTTTTACGACCCAATTTATCAATGAAACCTTCTCTGTACATAGCAGTAACCGGTTTTCCACCTTGTTGCGCGTACATTGCATTCGGATTAGAATAACTTACATCAGGTGGAGTTTGATGAGAAGACGTAGATTTAGGTAATGGTAGGTCCATTGCTGGTGTGGGAGGAGGCGGTGGTGGTGCCATTTGTTGCACCGGTGTAGATTGTTCATAAATTGACCCATAAGCCATATCTAGACTTGTACCTTCAAACATTATTATTAGAGTGTTTCCTATTAGCACGTTATATTTTTTTGATTTTATAAAGCAGAGAAGAAGCAAAATATGGCTGCTGATAAAATTATTAAATTACAATTACATAAAATAGACAAAATTGCTGAACAAAAGCAAAATGAAATAGATAAAGAACAATATGGTAAATATTCACCGATTTTTGATATTGTTTATAAAATACTGAAAAAACAACCGGTTTTACTATATGGTGGAATGGCTATTAATGAGATGTTACCGAAGAAATTGAAAATTTATAAAGAGAATGTACTTCCAGATATAGACGTATTCTGTACAAATCCCGAAAAGATAGCTAAACGTATCGTCGGTTTTTTACAGAAAAATGGGCATCCTATATCCAGTTATGGTGATGCGCTCCATGAAGGTACATATAAAATCTATGTAGATGGTCTCCAGGTTATTGATATTACAAGTGTATCACCCGCTACATTTAAGAGTTTATCTCATAAATCTATGCGAACAAGTACAGGCATTAAAATTGTAAATCCGCAATTTATACGTATGTCACTTCATATGATGTTATCACAACCGAATGATGCACATAGATGGCATAAAGTTTTTGAAAGATTAATATTATTCTATAAAATAAATCCTCCGCATAAATGTACTTTTAAACAACCGACATCAACCATCAAAAACTTGAATAGAAATATGAATACGAATACGAATACAAGAACTACGAATAGAGTTATATCTGACGAAATATATGAATATATAAAACAAACAGATTTTATAGTATTTGGGTATAATGAAATAAAAACATTCTTTGGTTCAGACAATAACAATATACCGAATATTAAACAACCATTAATACAACTTCTAGTAAAAGAAGATGTATTCGAGATAGCTACAGATATTGTGGAGAAATTGGGACATCCGAAATTGAATTTAAGTAAAGTTTTCGAAGCTGATGATTTTATTTCTAGACATATTTTTATCTATAATGGCACTGAAAAGATAGCTACATTATATACAGCATCGGCATGTGTTTCATTCATAGACCATGATGGTTTGCGAATAGCATCTATACATACAATAATACGTATGTATATGTTAATGTTATTTTCTTCATATACACATTTCAAAAAAGATCACGATAATATCGAATGTCTAGTTAATTTATTGGCAATTTTACAATATAAAAATATAGGGAGTAAAAATAAATTATTTAGGGAATTTATAATGGAATGCTATGGAATACATAAAGGACGCATTACTTTAAAAAGAGAAAGATTAATAAGATACGCTAAATAAGATACACGCTAAATAAATATGCAAGTATTCTTTTAGAACGATAGCTCTATGATTGCTATTCCAAATAATAATATTTTATTAATAGTTTCGCTTCTATTGTTTATAGGCATTATCGCTCTTATCTTATATGAATGCAAATGCAATGTCGGTGGAGCAGGTGACGTGGGCGGGAGCGGGACCGGGACTGCTGGAATAGCAGAGAAATTCGCAGTTGCAGAAATTACATCTATTAATGGACCGAGTGTGGGACCGAGTGTGGGACCGAGTGGCGCACCGGATACTTCTTATAATTCTGGAGTATCCACTGGTCCGAATGATCCACAACCAAATACTAATATTGCCGCGCGAAAACCAACAAAAGTCATTGCCGGTGATTCAAAAGATAAGGCTGATTCTTCTCCAAATGATTTCGAGAAATTAAGTAAAATGGGACTTACCGATAATGAAGCTGAAATATTCCATGGTCTTCGTACCAAAAATTTAACAGATGAAAGTATAAATAACCTCATAGATTCCGGTGTAATTACTGAAAAACTTATTGAGAAATTCTTAGCATATGTCGATTCAATGCCGACGAGTCAAGAAAAAATGACAGTGGCTGACTTCATTAAAGAAGATGACCATGATGTTCCCTTAAAAGAGAAATTTACTAATTATACCGGATTCGCTTATTTATAATTGCGCATCTATGGATATTCCCGAATTATATTTCAAAATAATTTTCAAAATTATTAAAGCACAAAATGAACATTTATTGCACGAAATAAGTGTCCATGAAAATATTAGTTTAATAGAACTTAAAAATAAATATTTACCAAAAATGAGAGATTTCAAAGAATTTATAACCACTCAAACTCATCTGGTAACTTCACCATTGTTGCCTTCAGTGCCTTCGCCATCAGTGCCTTCGGTGCCTTCGGTGCCATCTTCTTCTTGATATCCATATTCACTCTCACCCCAACGGCCACCTTGGCCGCCACGGCTGCCGTAAGATAAAGATTGATATTTTATTTCATTATCTATTCTTTGTATATTTTCTGGATTGTATCTATTTTCCATTTCTTTGTAATTTTCGAGGTTATCTCTATCATAATCAAATTCTTGATCATCTGATTCTTCTTCTTGTTCTTGTTGACGATACATATAATTTACGAAATTGCCTTGATAATTCGGATTTAATATAGAGTTTTGGAATCGTTCTTTTTGTACTGGTTCATAATAATATATTGCAAATGTTATATTATGATTAACGCCTTTAAAATCATATATGTTACCCGCTGATGTCTCGAAACGTAAAGATAATCTGCTTAACTTACCGATAGGATGAAATTCTCTATGTAATGTATCATTGTAATCAATAATTTCACTATTATATCCTACTGTATCTAATTTAAATTTCGCTAGACCCATAAAATACTTAGAATATGCCAGATATCGAAAACTATTTTGTTCTATTTCAGGACATCTCAATGTTATATATTTCTCGCCAAGTAAATTATAAATTCCAGGAGCCACGAGAACATTATAGTCTTCTTGTGTTGTAACAATAATCGATGCTTGGAAATATATACCATTTACAGTATCATCCAATGATGTCCAAGTAGTTCCATTGTCTCCTGAAATTAACATAGGATTTGCACCAGGATATGTATTCGTTAAATTATTCGCATTTTGATTCTGTATAACATCATTATAATATATTTGCATAGTCGGATCACTGCTTTCAAATAAAATCCAATAAATGCCTTCAGTTAAAAATGTATTCGATGTATTCAAAGATAAAGTTGATTGAGAATATCCGCCATCAATATACGTTGTCTCGATAATGTTACTTATTCCTATAAAATTATTGGGTATGTTACTCGTCGCATTATTATTCCATAATTGCCATGATGCAATGTTTGTGTTTGATATAATACCTGTAGTATTCGCCAGTGCAACTTGAATATTTGTTAAATATCCGCTTGTTGTCACACGGAATGCTTGTGCCAATTTATTAGGAATAGCAATAGTTTCTTTTCGCACAACACCTACAGGTCCTGTAAATATATCGTTTGTGTAATAACTAACATTGGAATTTCCTGGAGGTATATTCACACTTCCGTATCCTTTGTAATTATTCGGATAGTTTATAGCAGTGTATCTTTGATTATAAATAGGTTTTAATGATTCAGCGGGGTCTATATAGAGATCAAAACCCAAAGTTTCAGCTATGGTAGATAATGACATATCAATAATAAATGGATATGGACAGTGAAACTTAATTTTATTTTTAATTTCCGGAGGATTCGAAAGAGATACCGCGGTTATCGGTATTGTACCTTGTAAAGTATTATTTATAGCTACAATCAGCGTTTCTATAGTATAGTCACCTGGTTCTACATTTACATGAGAGTAATTCGAACTAGAAAGACTATCGAGTGGTGTTATAGAAGGATTGTATACACAATATACAAATGTATTATTATATATATCAATATTATACATAGTTCTTGGTATAGAACTATCGACAACCGTCAATCCAACGACATTTTGAAAAGGCATTGTAAAATTGACGACATATTCGGAAGGAGTCGGATTTACAGAACGGTCTCTATCAGAACTATTAACTAGAAACAGATATCTCTGTTTTGTACTGTTATTTTTTAAATAATCAATATCTTCTATTGGCATTTTTGATTTCTGTTTTCCTTTAATGTAAATAAATATAGTATTTAAGTAAGGTAGATTAGATGGAATCTAAAAACGCACTAATAATAATAATTCTAATATTAGTTATTTCATTAACAGTTTTTGTATTAAATAGATGTAATGTTACTGCATTTACAAGTACAGGCACAGGCACTAGTACAAGTACAACAGAGAAATTCGACGATGATAATACATTAACGAGCACTGTTTATGCAGATCGTGCTATAAGTAGTGTTCCTAATCAAACTCGCCCATGTAATATATATTATGTACCAGAGGAGTATCATATCAATGGTCAAACACTTGATATGACTATACCGTGTGATATGGCTTATTTCAATAAATTTAAGAAACCAAGTGATTTAATCACAAATGATTTGAATAAAATTAATGCAAAAAACCCAGGATCATTAACAGAAGATGAAAGAAATATACAGAAATACGGTTATGGCGTTCTCGCTCTTAAACAAGATAAAACTTCTCAATTAAATGTTACCGGAAAGGGGTATTGTAAATTAGATGCATTGGGTCTGAATAATTGGGTGGAATTATCCAAAGATGAATATGGTAATATATATCCTAAAAAGAATTTAACGAATCCATTAATATCTGCAATGGGGCCGCCCCAATCTGCTGCCTTTTGTTATAAAAATATAAGTGGCGGCAATCCAAACGGAAATAATGACCAACTCGCTTTAAATATGGTAAATGGTGTAGCTGATTGTTTAGATACTAATCAAACACCGAATTGTGCTATAAAAGGTATGTCACGTTCATTACAGAATCCGAGTCCATTAAATGATAACAATTCATATGCAGAAATAGCATTTAAGACCCTAAAATTATCAAATAATCCGATGAATTCAGGTGGGGCGCGTGGTGGCCGTGGTGGCGGCCGTGGTGGCCGTGGTGGCGGCCGTGGTGGCCGTGGTGGCGGCCGTGGTGGCCGTGGTGGCAATGTGAATGAAGGATTTGATAATTATAATTCAACGGCAACTGATATACAATATAATAATCCAGCGACAGACCCAGGTGCAGCATCTGTGTTATTGCCATGTCATTTAGGGATACCTCTTCCTCAAGGAATTCCATCGTATTATTTACGCTTCAGAGTTAATGCTTCAAAAGCAATAACTTCTTTCAGACTTATGAGATATAATCAAAATGGCATGATAATACCATATCCAGACAACGCACCTGATATTACAACAAAAGTTGATACAAATAGTGATGAAGCAAAACAAGTAAATAAAGAGTTATTCACGACTCAATTTTTTGGAAATAATTTATATTTGATTCCTGATACTTTTAATGTTGAAATTTATAAATTCTCATATGAAGCATGTGATGTAGCAAAAGATATTGGACAAATTAGTTATGACCCTACATATGGACATAAAACTGGAATAACATTCTCTTTGAGAGATAATATTGAAAAATCTGATGGCAGTCCTGCGATACCTGCACAAGTATTATATACTTTTGATAGCAGTATTGACAGTGCTTATTTAGGTAATCTAGAACAACTTATTGCAAATCAAGATAAATTAAACAATGATATTAGAAACTCACAGCCGGTTGTAGATGCAATGCCAACTCCTTCGGCTCTCGGATTACCCACTGGCTCTAAAATAGTAGATATTGATTCGAGCAAATTATTTGCTGGAATTCAATATAAATTATATACCATTCCAGCAAATAGTGATTTTGGCGATTCAAGTACAAATCCAGCGGTCATTGCTTCGAGCAAAAAAATAATTGATACATTATTTAAAACCACCGCTCGATTTAAACGTAGTGGAACACTTACTACATTAAATTTATATGATAATGGTATAGCATCTGGTAATAATATTGGCATAGTATTTAGAGGTTATATTCAACTTCCTGAATCTGGTAATTATAATTTCTTGATAAATTCCGATGATGCCGGTGATTTCCAGATTACGAATATAATACGTAAATACGACAATACATATTATGATATCCCGATAGATCCATCAAGTACATTAGCAGCATCATATTATGGTCATCATTATATGAGTATGCAAGGGAATAATGGCGGATTTCTTACACCTTTTAATCAAGGTGATATACTTAGATATAGAGCACGTCTTTTACATGGTACAAATCCTGATGTTGGCATACAAATATTTTGGTTAACACCTAGTAAGCAAGGGAATACATGTGGAATGGCACCTGTCAATCCTCTTGGTTCAACTTTACCATCACTTCCTGATATATATTCCTGCTATGTAGAAATCCCAGATAGTGCGTTTTTCTATAATATAGGTGATTATGAGAAAGACAATGCTGAGGTGATAAGACAAGCACATTTAAATAGTCAAGCAAACCTTTTAAGTAAAGCGATAAATGATATTCAAAGCGCATATGATACAAAGGTAGCTGAAAGTATTAACAATATTTTAAATGCAGAATTAAGTTTCGGAGGTCTTCCTGATATAAATGATGCGAAATCTGATAATCATGATATATATGTTTACATCGGTGACTTTGAACAGGGTGGAAGTATTAATATGATTGCAGGCGATACATCATCGAGTGTAGATAGAGATACACCTATTAGAATTCAACCGGACCCAATGGATATATCAAATAGTAATAATATTAAATTAAATTCACCAGTTGGTAGTTTAAATGCACCAGATGGAGGAATATTGCCTGTAAGTTATACTCTTTTATTTGGTTTAAATATAGAGGCACTTTGCAGTGATTGGCGTAATATTTTATTCCACGGAGTAGAAGACGATGGAATAACGAATATAGGAACTGATAGAACACCTGGTATATGGATTTATCCTGCCAGTTCAAAATTACATATTAGACATCATAGTATATCAAACCCAAATGATGGTATAGATACAACAAATTACTCGTTTCCTTTAGGTAATTATGCACATATTGCAATTGTGGTGAGTGTTTCAAATATGATTATATATATAAATGGAAAGGAAAATCAAAGATATACGCTAACAAGTGGAAATAATTTTGTATGGAATCAATCGGTAGGTAAGAATCTTTATTTGCATTGGAAAGGAGCAAATAATAATAGTTGGACGTGTGTAAATGGAGGTATAACAATAAAGAATATGGTATGGTATAATAAAGAACTTAGTCCTGAAGAAGTGAAAAATGAATTTGTAGGTACTGGTATATCATCTACATTACCGCAACCTGCAAGTAATATGGGTATAGGTGCAAATACGATTGAAATTGGTCCACTTGATTCTCCTCCTTGGTCTAATAATGGAAATAAAGGGTGGTTATGTCCTTATGATAGTACTGCAAAATGGATATGGAATGTATCTCAAAGCGATGCACCAAAGATTCCCAATAAAAATGTAACATTTACCAATTATTATTATAGTGATAATCCAGTGACTGCGACACTTTATATTGCTGCAGATGATGTAGCTGTTGTTTCTGTTAATAATATACAAGTTGGCCAAGTCATGGCAGGATGGCCAAATAGTGATGCTGCGCCTACACAAATTCCTGTATCTTTTGACCAAGGTTCTAATGACATTTCGATTGTGGCAGTAAATAGAGGCGGACCAGGTGGAATTGTATTTACAATTATTAGGAATTATGATAAAGCTGTATTAATTAATAGTAATAATAAATGGGACGCGACTTCATCACAGGCTGATTTGGATGCTTATAATAATGCAATAGCTGCTGCCCTCGCCGCACAAGCTGCTGCTGCAAAAGCTGCTAAAGATGCTGCTGATGCTGCGGCTGCGAAAGCTGCCCAAGATGCAGCTGATGCAGCTGCGGCGGCGGCAGCTGCTGCTGCTCAAGAAAGAGCAATACAGGCACAAGCAGATGCAGACAGACTTGCGCGTGAAAAACAGGCTCATGATGCACAACTTGCCGCTGCTGCTGCCGTTCCACCATTTAATCCGAGAAGTGCAACAATTAAATCAACATTAAACCAGAGTAAATGCTTAGATATATATGGTGCAAGTCAAGCAAATGGTGCTCGTGCTATTTTATGGGATTGTCATGGTCAAGGAAATCAACAATGGACATATGACCCAACAAATAAATCGTTAAAAGTTGGGCACAGTGGTAAATGCTTAGATGTAGATGGAAATGGAAAATATCTTCAACAATGGGATTGTCACTATGGTGGAAATCAACAATGGAATTGGGATGACGCTAAAACACAACTTGTATCCGCACAATATCCAGATTTGTCATTAATGCCATCAGGGGGAAGTACCCAAAATGCAACATTAATATATGCTCAAAATAAATATATAGACCCCGATTCTAAGAAGTGGAATCTATAAATAAAAATAATACTAAAATAATACTAAAATAATAATACTAAAATAATAATAAAAAATACTAAAATAATACTAAAATAATACTAAAAAATAATAAATTTACTATAAATCACCAAATAGACTTATTCTCATTGACATTGCTGCGCCCGCATCCCCGCGCTCAACTCCATTATTTTTCTTTAAGTCGCCAAAACTATATAAAGACTTGCCATTAATGCGGTTCATTATAAAAGTATAGAGAGTATCTGTATTATATGGTAATGGTATATTGAGGAATTCTTTAAGATTTACGAGGAATATTGTTTTTAATATTATATATGTAAATGAGTTTGTTTTTTCGGCCCATATTTCTTTAGAATTGAGGGTTTTCTGATGTTTGAGTAACCTTCGCGATTGTAATACTGCCCATTCACATTCTTTAGCATATAAAAATTTAAATGGAATACAGTATTCAATAGATACAAAGAGTAATTGATAATATGTTGCCCATATTTCTACGAGACTTTCATTCGGTAATACTGCAGTGCCTGATGATATATTAAAATAATGTTTGAAGTTTTGAATATGTGTATCTTTCCAGACACTTCCACTTTCTATGACGGAATGATGTAATAATTCGTGCATCATAACTTTCGCGAAATCTTCGAAACGATATATAAATACTTCGTTTTTTGTTGGATATGTATATGCACCATTAATTGAATCGGGAGATACTTGTATGCCTTGTGTCGGAAAATATCTTTTATCTTCTATTGGCAAAAACCAATATACTATATCTTTTGTGATAGAATGTATTTTTGCTATAATATAGAGTCTCTTAATGACACGCTTCAATAATAATATAGGCACAAATTGACGCGAATTTAATAATACATGGATTTTAATATTATAGAGAGATATATTTATATATAAATCACACTTTTTTAAATAATTTGGAACTGAATCAAGAGTATATTTGGAATTTCCGAGTTCTTCGTGAACATATTTTATATATTCTTGAGGTATATCCTTCTTTATTTCAATACGTAACTTATGTAGCTTATCAGTACTTTGTTTTTGTAGAGCCTTTAAATTTGTTCTTATTATTCTTATTGTTCTCATTGTTTTCATTGTTTTCATGACTTCGTTGTCAATTGTATCCATTATAATTTAATAATTTTAAAAATTTCAAAGGTCTCAAGGCGTTGTTGTTGTTGCCAATTATACTAATTATACTAAATAGGAGATTGTATATATTACTAATAATATGCGTCCTAATAATAATAAGACATCATCGAAATTTCTTTCATATATTTTTATTATTCCGCCTAAGAAATAATAGATTGCTATAATTATTAATCCGGAATTTAATATAAAGTCGGTAGGTCGCAGTGTATTTATAAATAATAAAGAATACCCGACTGCTGCGAATATATCGTAAAATCTCACAGTTATATTAAATGGTATTCCATAGGAACTAATAAAGAAAGCGGATAATAATCCATATGCAAGACATAAGTATTTATTAAATGCGGTTTGATTATGTTTCTCATGTTTCTCATCTTTCTCTTCTTTTTCGTGTTTTTCATGTTTCTCTTGATAATACAATTTAACTTTATTAAAAGCTAATAGAGCATATGCAGATACTAATATTATACTTCCTATGAATAATGTAGGATGTTTGTCATATTGTTTTAATACATATGGTATACGGGATATATACGCAATTGTAACTATACTATATGCAATAAAAGGGAAATATATTTCATAGATTTTTTTTTCTATCATCGCTTTATATAATATACAGAAACAAATATATTTAGATATTATAAAGCTTAATATAAATGGATGCAGAAAACCTACAATCGAAATTTTTAGGCGAAGGTTCATATGGTTGTGTTGTAAAACCACCAGTTAAATGTAAAAATAAAGTACAATTAAGAAAAGAGAAAAAAAAAGAAGTACTTGTTGGTAAAATATTTACTAATAAAGATAGTTTTAAAAAGGAAATTATTGCAAATCAGAATATTATAAATATTGATAAAAAGGGCGATAAATTATTAAGTGCAACAAGTTACTGTAGTATTAATGGTAAAGAACTAAAGAATATAAATAGAGTTAAATCATGCGAATTTAAACATAAAAATATTATTGATAAAAATCAACCATTATATCAATTAAATATGCCATATGGAGGAATGACTTTAAAAGAGTATCTAAAATTAAATAAATATAATATCAATATATATGATATTTTAAAATTATTGGTAAATATATTTAAAATACTCATTTTATTAGAAAAAAAGAAGATGTGTCATCAAGACATTAAACCTGATAATATTTTAATTAAACCTTCAAATGAATCAACGCTAATTGATTACGGTTTAATGATTCCATATGATAAGATATATAATGTTTTTAATAGACATAGATTAAAATATTCTTATTATCCATATCCTCCTGAATATAAATTTTTTGAATTTATATATTTCCAGAAATGCTATAAATATGAATATTGCAATTATATATATAATAATTTTATAAATTCTAGAAGTTCATCTTCGCAAATTAATCATACATTAAATATTTTATTTAGTCAAAATGATGTTAGAAATATTATAATAAATAAAGTTAATAATCTAATTGAACATGATAAAAATAAAACAATTGAAAACTATATGATTAAATACAGTAATAAAGTTGATGTATTTAGTTTAGGAATGACTATAGTTAAAATATTAAAATATATAAATTATAATTTTGAAGATGATTATGTAAATACTTTTATAAGAAATTTAATACATCCAGATTTTAATATACGTTATTCTCCAAAAGAAGCATTAAATAATTTAAAAATTTTATTAAAAAAAATAAAAAATTAATATATTAATAGATGACTAAACCACCCGTTATATGGTTTGATAAAGAAGAAGAATATCTCAAATATTTGCAACAATTATCTCAACATTTATCTGAGAGATATATGGAATTATATAAAAGAACTCATGCAAAGCAAACAAATCTGCGTTTACCTGCGATTATTCTTTCTTCTTTCTCTGGGGTAGCATCTTTCGGAAATACGAGTTTCCCTCAACAATATCAAAGATATGTCAGTATATCTGTTGGATTAATTAATATTACTATAGCTATGATTCAAACATATGAATCTTATTTAAAAATTGCTGATACTGTGTCAAAGGCATTAACTGTTTCAATAAGTCTGAAAAAACTCGCTGATGATATTTATTGTGAAATGTATATTCCTATTGAAGACCGCGAAACAAATGGTATTACATTCTTACGTGATGCATTCAGTCGCTATGGTGCTATAATATATCAGGCGCCACCACTTGAAGATGAAAGTATTGATAAAGATAAGAATGCTGATATTATTAATAAAATTGGTAGCGAAATTAAAAAGTATAATAAAGCTGTACGTGTGGAACATGGAAATACATTAATTGAACCCATGACACCCAGTCCATTGCGTAACAACGGTAATATGATGTCAAGTGATAATAGAAAATTCTTTGAAGAATTAAATAAAACTATGAAAGAGGGCGGTTTACCTTCCGGACCCACTGCATCATTCGCTAAAGGACTAGAAAGAACAATGACAGGGGCGGCGGCAGGAGCGGCAGGGGCAGCAGGAGCGGTAGCAGGGGCGGCAGGAGCGGCGGCAGGGGCAGCAGGAGCAGCAGGAGCGGCAGGAGCGGCAGGAGCGGCAGGAGCGGCAGGAGCGGCAGGGGCGGCGGCAGCGGCATTACCACGGTCTAAGTCAATATTTCAAGGAATTAAACAGGAAACGGGTATAGAATTAAGTAATGTTAAAGTTGAAAAATAAATTGTGTAAATCGAAAGTATTATAATATTACTGTTAGATAAAGACAAAAGACAATGCCATTAATTCAAGGTTTAATCGGTACGTCTACGTTTAGAACACAACTTCAAGTTGCTCCTGTTAGACAAGGATTTACTGTCACTAATTCAAATCAATCTGTATTTACTACAAATTCATTATTAAGTGGACGTTTTACTGCATATGGAAGCAATGTTGAAATATTTCAGAATGGTATTAAACTTGGATATCAGAATTCAAATGTTAAAGATTATGATATTATTCCATATTATAATGGAACAAACACAGGTTTCCAAGTAACTTTGACAAATAGTGCATATTTCGGTGATTATATTGATGTAATTGTATTTCCTGTTTATTTAAATGATACAAATCTTAAGAATCAAACAGGATATGTATATCAAACTTTTTATGATTATTGGACATCTAGTAATAATAATCTAAGTTGGAGCTACGGTAATGTAGGTGTAGGAACTATAAATTCTTCTAATACTCTCGATATATCTGGTTCAGGAGCATTTGGTTCCTATGCTGGTACAAATACTGCTCCGGCCAACTCTATTATTGTATCTGGTAATATCGGTGTTGGTACTGTAGCGCCACAACAACAATTACACGTAGCCGGTAATACACTTATAGGAGGTAATTTAACTGCAAGTAATTTATATATTCTGGGTGGTATTACAACAATAAATGCATTTGATTTTGAATCATCTAATTTATTTGTTAATAATGCCGGTACTGGGCCAGCATTCCAAGTTACACAGCAACAAAATATAGTGGGCGCACAACCTGTGGCAAACTTTTTGGCAGGAACCACCCAGGCTTTATACATTTCTAGCAGCGGAAATGTAGCTATAGGTACTACAGCTTCTATTCGAACTTTAAATGTCCAAGGTGATATTAATTTTACTGGGTCACTTTATCAAAATAATAATACTTTTACTACTTGGGGATCTTGCAATGGAAGTTTATATACCATCGGTTCGTCAAATGTCGGTATTGGTATGACAAATCCGGCATATTCTTTAGATGTTATTGGTACTATTCGAGCATCTGGTGACATTTTTGCATATTCAGATAGAAAACTAAAAATAAATGTTATGCCTATTACAAATGCATTAAATACTATAGATATTTTACATGGTGTCACATATAATCGTATCGATTTAAATGGTAGAAAAGGACTCGGACTTATCGCCCAAGAAGTTAATGAAGTATTGCCCGAAGTTGTAAATTATGAAGAGAAAGCTGATGTTATGTCTGTCGCATATGGTAATTTAGTTGGTCTTTTAATAGAAGGTATTAAAGAACTCCGCATAATTGTTCGCAATCAAGAAAATAGAATTAAAAATCTCGAACAACAAGTTTATCAATCAATAAACTAATATTTTTATATTTTATATATCGCAATTTTTCGCTGCAAAATAACTTGAGTCGATATGGATGAATTACGTATCTCCTCTGTATATTTATATTATCATATATAAAGAGCGCAGTTACGTACATTTCTGTTTCATCTCCTGATGGTATTTTCTTGAGTTCACCAATAGGTGGATACAATTTATCATATTCATCAGTTATTATTTCAATTCTATTACGCAACTCAATATTCAAAACCATAACGCGGGGAAACACACCTTAGTTTGACTAGTTTCACTTTAATTTCACGTTGCTTTATTCTTAGTATAGTAATTTAAATTACTTAAATCACTTAAATCATTTTTTCCCAAAATTATAACAAAATTCTAAAATTTGAAATTCTCTTTTATTGTTTTATTGTTTTATTATAAATATAATCACGAATAATCAAATATGGCTGCATCCACATACGATGCTTCAATTACCGTTCAGCTTCCTCTCAATTCTGTATTGAACCTCAATACATTCGGGAATCTCGAAGTTGAGAAGAAACAGAAAGATGCGACTATCAAAACAATTACACTCTATACATCTTATAAAACACCTGGGTGCGCAACAGTGCGTGTTCATGCAATCGACGGAAAAAATTGCACTTTCACAAAGAATTATGAAATGACCTATACTATTCAAATTCTTGATGAACGCGAAGGTATCATCTATGCACAAATGAACTTCAAGAAAAACAAAGAAGTTAAAACACAATCATGGTATAATCTTGACGAAAATCTAGTGCGATATATTATGAGGTCTCCCAAAGACAAGGCAACAGCAGCAGTGGCATCACTGGCAGCAGTGGCATCACTGGCAGCAGTGGCATCAGTGGCATCACTGCCGACATAAAAAAAGTAGCTATAATTGTGTATGTGTATGTGTAAATTATAAAATATATATTTTTGTGTATATTTATTATTATGTATATTTATTATCTATTTATTTTTGGTATTGTATATACAAATAGAATATATAAAGAGAATAAAGAGATAATTTACAAGTAAAAATATCTTTATAGCAGATAATGGTACTGCAGTCACTTGGAACAATATCGGAAGGTCAGGTAGTGGTCGATACTTCCCAAAATACATTTTCACTATTAGTTGATACAAGTGGTAATGTTCAAAATGTTAATTCATATATAACAGGTACTATTAAAACTGTGCCTATTGCCGGTACATCTCTCAATACTGGAAACATACCACCACCAGGTGAATATGGTATCCAATTTTCATCAAGTACTTATCCAAATAATTATATTTCATTTACGTCCGCTATCACTTCATTAAATAATATATCATGGGCAACTACATCCTTTTATACCGCAGAATGTTGGGTCTATCCTATATCATATAATACTAATGGTTCCATTATATTCGGAAAATGTGCACCAACCGGTACAGGACTCGATTGGCAATTAAATATATCATCGACAGGGTATTTAACTCTTATTTATAATACGACAGCAAATGGAACGCAAACCGTCACTTCAACTTTAAAAATAGCTACAAATTCATGGAACCATGTGGCATTATCTTTTACACCTACGAGTCCCACAAATACATTTTTCTTATGTGCTAATGGAAATGTCTATACATCTACATTAGTCGGTACAATGACAACCACCGGGTCTACTACAAATATTCTAACACTTGGACAATATAATAGTACTACAACTTTAATAGGCTATCTATCTTCTTTACGTGTTCTATCTGGCGCAGGTTCATCGAATGCATTATATGCATCTACAACTACACCATCGTCTTCATATACTATACCTGTATATCCTCTTACACAAATTGGTTCAGGTTCTACTGCTGCTGTTATTTTACGAACAAATCCTAAATTCCTTGTCGACACAAGTGGCATTATAACAAATATGTATAATTCATCTGTTATAACTGGCAATGGCGCTGTATCATATATAAGTACTCCGCAATCACCAATTTATGGATCTTTTTCATCTACATCATGGAGTGTAATAACCGGTAGTTCTATTGTCGGAGGGGCGGCGTCAGGGTCTTCGGCGTCGTCATTTATATCTTCTGCACCGCCTCTTCCAGATGGTGCAATCTATTTAAATGGTACAGTTACAGGGTCGTATATTACAAATACAAATGCCGCATATGCTTTTAATTGGTGGCAAAATGGTGGTATGACTATAGAATTCTGGGCCAATTTTATTTCATTTCCATCAGGTGTATCCGGAACGGGAACAGGAGCGCAACCTACACTTATAGGAAACTTTTCAGCGACATCAACAACAACACCATGGTGGTCATTTGGACCAAATGCAACTGGCAATCTTGTCTTTTGGTATACAGCATCACCTTCTAATGTATTTATTACGAGCACAAATAGTCTCGTTACAAATACATGGTATCATATTGCTTTTACATATAATATTTCAAATACAACTTTTTATATGTTTGTAAATGGAGTATTATTTCCAGTAAACACTGCAACACTGAGCGGAACACCTACAACAATTAGTTCAGGTGTCTTAACATTCGGTCAATACAATAACACAAACTCTATGAATTGTTTTATATCTAATATGCGTGTGGTTAAAGGAGCGGCGTTATATACAAACACCTTTACAGTTACATCCGCAATATTAAATCCGAATATTTCATCTGGCACATTAATTGCATTGTTACGTGCCGCTCCTTTTATTATTGATATTTCTAAAAACTCAAATACAGTAAATATAGCTACAAACGCAAGTAATATAATTATAGGAGGTGTAAATGCACAACAACTTGGCAGTGGCAGCGTTGGCGTATTACCTCCTAGTGGTGATGGTATTATTTATATACCAAATATTGGTGGTATTGTAGGTAACTTCATTTATAATACAGCAAGTAGTGTTTATTTTAACTGGTGGACAACTGGAATAACATGTGAATTTTGGGTAAATTATCAGAGTTTCCCTACTGGTAGTATACCATCTACAATTGGCATTATGTATCCAACGAATGGTATAAACTACTGGTCGTTTGGTGCTATTTCAACAGGTGCAGTAACTTTTTATTATTATAATGGTTCTGCGCAATATATTAACACTACACAAACACTCTCATTAAATACTTGGTATCATTTAGCATTTTCCTATGCAGGAAGTGGTAACTTTTATATATTTATTAATGGTTTTATTATTCCTGCAAATACGAATACTATTTCGGGAACACCACAGATGGGTAGTTCCGCAACACCATGCGGTTTAACTATAGGTCAATGTAATACAACTGTTACTACAAATGCATATATATCAAATATTAGACTCGTAAATGGTGGGTCGGGATCTGCACTTTATACTTCTGCTTTTGCAGTTCCGACGCAACCTCTTGGTCTTGCGCAAAATGGTACAACTGTAGCGCTTTATCGCGTGCCACCTTCAGAAATTCCACTATCTCAAACAAGTCTTGTAAAATCGTATGTTGGTAGATATCGTCCAAATGTTAATATTAATCAAGGACCAATTCCTGGTGCAATAGTACTTGTAAACACATCTGGTATAAATATAGGATATACAAATACAAATACCGCTACACTACCAATTATTGATAAACAGGTTACAAATTCAATATTATTTAATGGAAGCACAAATTATTTTAGTTTACCCACTATAACATTTTCGCCATTTATTGGTTTTACATTTGTAGCCACAATTTCTTTATCGTCATCGATTAATATAGGTTCAACACTTTTTATTATTGGAGATACAACCAGTTTGGCAAATTATATTAGTATTAAATATAGTGCATTAAATACATTATCATTTAATATATGTGCAAATAATTCTGTTACGAGTAATAACGCCACAGTTTCATTAAATACATTTTATAGTATTGTTTATACATATACAATTGGAACTATTAATATTTATATTAATAACTCTTTATTGACTACGACTTCTATTAATTTACTATCATTACCGCAAGTATCTTCATATAGCGCAAATTATATAGGATGCAGCGTCGGCAGCGGCGGGAGCAGCGGCAGCATCGGCGGGTTCGCTGCATTTTCTTGTTATAATTTTGCAGTATATAATAGGAATTTTATAACTGCAGATGTTTTATCATATTATAGCATTGCAGCAACAGATATTGCATCTTTACCTACAATTCCACAATTACCGATGGGTCCCATTATTGATTTATCATATCCTATGAATGAAATTATTGTTATAAATCCCTCGTCTATTCAATTTTCAAGTGTAACAAGCACAGGATTAAATATTACTTATACTGGTACATTTTCAACATCTACACTTTATTATTATGGTACTGATGGAAAAACACAAACATTTTCATCACTCGCATCTGGTAGTTCAACATCAGTAAGTTCTCTAAATCCGAATACACAATATAGATTTGTTATTATACCTTATAATAGTGCAGGTATCAGTAGTAGTTATGGAACTGTAACTACTACTTGTATAACACTTGCAACTTTATCTGGATTATATACTACAATAATTAATTTAAATAGTTGTCAAGTATCTTGGGCATTAAATGGGTATGGGTCATCATATTCATATTTAATTATTACAATGTCTCCTACAGTATCTAATTCAGGATTACCTATTACAATAACTGCTAGTACTCAATTATCATCAACTGTAGTAAATAATTTATCTAAATATACATCCTATACATTTACAGTAACCCCATATAATAACGCAGGAGTCGCAGGTACACCAGTTATAACAACAACAATTACAGGGTTTATTTATACTTTTACAAATATGAATGGAACTGGTTACACTGGTCCATCAAGCATAACATATACATCAAACCCGCCGAGTGCACTGACTTTAACATCTGGTATACAATATTGGACAGTGCCTGCTGCCGGAATATATAATATAATAGTTGCAGGTGCAGCTGGTGGAAATTCTTCACTAAGTGGTATATACTTCGAAGGAGGATATGGTGTTATTCTTTCAAATAATTTTACATTTACAACTGGACAAATAATTAGTATACTTGTTGGACAAAAAGGAAGCAGTACTTCTACTGGTGGTGTTGCAAGTATACCTGGTGCTGGTGGAGGAGGCACATATGTTGCATATAATTCTTCGAGCACACCTGTTTTAATTGCAGGCGGGGGTGGAGGCGGTGGTAATGCAGGAAGTAATAATATGAGAGCAGTAGTTACAACAAGTGGTGTTCAGCCAAGTAATTCAGGGTCGAACGGAGGTGCAGGTGGAACTTCCGGAAATGCAGGAGGTGCAGGTTCAGCAAATGGTTTAGGTAATTCTGGTGGTCAAGGTGGTGGCGGTTTTAACACAGGTAGTAGTGGTAATTGTGTAACTGATAGAACGACGTATTCTTTCTTAAATGGAGGTGTTGGATCCACTACTATCTATTCAACAGGAGGTTTTGGTGGTGGTGGTGCTTCTGGGTCAGGCAATAATATTTTTGCAGGCGGCGGAGGAGGCTACTCTGGAGGAGGAGGAGGAACAGTTTCTACAAATGGAGTAAATCCACTTTCAGGCGGCGGAGGTGGTTCTTATGATTCTGCGAATTCAGGAGGAAGTTACGCAGGCACTTTACTAACATCATATGGTTTGAATGGATATAATACAGGCGATGGATATGTTATAATTTCACAATTATCATCTATTTCAACATATACTACAATGCCATCTTTTAATGCAGCTACTGGTATACAGTTAACTCAGTTTACAGTGAACTGGAATTTGCCTGTGCCAACACCGTCTTCTACTGCAACGCAGACAATAGTTATATTCCCTACAGGAGGTTCAATACCAACATTAACATATACATCAACATCCGCAACTATAACAGGATTAACAGCTGGTAATAGATATTCTGTGACTCTTATAATTTCAAATAATAGCGCTGGTTACGCTGATGTGCAAATAAATCAAGTAGTATCTACATTGCCACAATTAGGCACATTAAGTGTAAGTGGTAGAGGAACAAATTATATTACAATTGCTTCAAGCACAGCTACATTTGCATATGTAGTAATAACGTGGAATGGTGGTAGTTCAGGTAGTTCAGTCCCTCCTGGAACAATAAGTTTACCAGGAACACCATCGACTTCTTTAGCTACAAATACAGCTTATACATTTTCAGTTACACCTTATAATGCTATTGGCACATCAGGGACTACTGTTAATATTGGTCCAGTTTATACTGCAGCTTATCTAACAGGATATGCTGTGACTTTTAGTGGAAATGCTTATATTACTGTTTCATGGACAGCAAATGGATCAGGTTCAAACTATTCGAGATTGGATATATCATGGTCGCCAGCTACTGCTGGAAGTCCAGCAACAAATGTATCAGGCTCATCTTATTCAACACCTTCAAATCTTTCATACGTGCAGTATACATTTACATTTACAGTTTATAACGGTGATAATACAACATCAACATACACTACAACAGGTTATCCTGCAAATCCAATTCCAACAATTACAAATTTTAGAATTTCATCTACTACCCCAACATCAGTTGCTTTCTCATGGGCATCTACAAACGTAGATCATTCTATTATTACATGGTCTTCAAATGGTAGTGGAAATAATGGCACTGGTAACTGGACTTCTAATAATATTACCACACAAGGCTCGTATACTGCATCATCTGGTATTTGTGGCAACCCTTCAGTTACATTTACGATTACACCTTATAATTCTGGAAATACAGCATATACATCTTCATCAACTACTGTATATTATGATGGTTCTACAGCAAATCTCGCAGGTATTAGTGCAACTAATATTATGACGGCATATACTCGAGCCAGTCTAACTGCAAGTGATGGTGTTTATTGGATATATCTTTCACAAGCGCCTACACCAACAAGCGTGCTAACATATTGTATTATGAATACAAATGTAGCAGGCGGCGGATGGATGATGGTAATGAAAGCAACTCAATCAACTACTTTCCAGTATCTTTCAACATACTGGACGGATTCAACTACTCTATTAAATACATCAGATACTACAAGAAATAACGCAGATGCCAAATTTAATACATTCAATTACCTTTCACCAACAGATTTAATGGCAATTTGGCCAGATTTTACAGGATCAACTGGCGGAGGTTTAGGAACCAGTGCACCTGGTAATCCATATGGATGTTGGACATGGTTACAGCAAGGCATTTCAAGAGGAACTTATTATTCTTCTTTAACAAATTTCTTTAATTCAGTAAATTTATTATATTTTCAAGATGCAAAAACATTTAGTGGATGGGCTAGTGGTGTATTCTCTAGTCAAGTAGATATTCGATTTTATGGATTTAATTTTGTTGGTTACAATAATGCAGGAAGAACTAGATGGGGATTTGGTTGGAATGAAAATGGCGAAGGACTTTATTATGGACCTGCGACTTTATCAGGAGGAGGTGGTCCTGGTACAGATGATGTATTTGGTGGGATAGGTATGGATCGTAATAGTTATTCTGCTGGAGATAATATATCTTGTTGTAATGATACATCAGGGTATAATCGATCTGCGCGTGTAGAAATGTATATGAGATCAAATGCAACATACCTAGATGGTTCAACATCTGCATTAGCTGCCCCAAGTGCACTCGCGATTATACAATCTTATGTAGCTGCTGGTAGAGGATTACCAGCAGATGGTGTATATTGGATAAATTTACCAACTGTAGGCGCTACACAAATATATTGTATAATGAATACAAATGTAAGTGGCGGTGGATGGATGATGGCAATGAAAGCAACCAGAGGAACTACATTTAATTATAACTCTTCTCACTGGACAAGTGTAACAACTCTAAATACAGGTGATAATACTAGAAATGATGGTGATGCAAAATTTAATACAATGAATTATTATGTAGGATCCGAAATGCTTGCATTATGGCCTGATATTACTACAACTGGGGGAAGTTTAGGAACAAGCACAACATCGAATCCATTTGGTTGTTGGTCATGGCAACAAATTTATTCACAATATTATGGTGGTTCTTACTCTGTTAATAATCCATCGACAATGATTGCTCTTTTTAATTCTGCATATAATATTACTTTTCCAGGGGTGTCTTATAGTCAATTTTCTGGATGGGGTAGTTATTGGTCAGTTGAAGGTGGTAATAATTTCTATGGATTTAATTTCAATTCTTTTGGAAATCAATCAGTTCGTTGGGGTGTTGCTTTTAATAATGAAACTGATTGGGGCTCAAATGATGTCGGCGGCGGTATTGGGACTATTACTGCTGGAAACTATTATTCTGCAGGAGATTATAATGGATGCTGTGCAACACAAAATGGTATAAATCGCTCTGCACGTGTTGAAATTTATGTACGTTAAATATAAATGAGCACCAACACTTATACTAATTTACGACCAAAATCGCATTGGGGTATTCATCTGTGGGGATTTATACATACAATAACTATAATTGATTATGAAAATAATGAAATATATGTATCAAAGACTATTGAAAATTTAAAAGCACTCACAAATGCGATACCTTGTCATAAATGTATCGCATTATATAAAGAATATCTTGAAAAACTTGATAATATAGATAAAACAGAATCTATGGTATTATTTAAATGGTCAGTAGATCTTCATAATGCTGTTAATAAAAAACATAACAAAATGGAATTTACTTATGAACAAGCTATTGCAGAATGGACCACGCATTTATAAAAGAAAATAAAACAAAAATAAATAGTAATGAGTAGTTTACCAACTTTTGATAGTGTTAATAACACAAAGATATTTAATGGAACATCGCAGTATATGCAAATTGCACCAACAAATATAAATTTAGCTAACGGTTTTGCTATTACTACTACATTTACGCCAACTGCCGCAACTCCTCCTACAAGTGGCGAAACACTTTGTTCATTCTTCCAAGGAACCGGTGCATCAAATGCTATTACTATTGCCAGATCGAATGTTACTTCTCAATTTAATTTGAATTTTATAAATTCGATTGGAAGTAATCAAGGCATAAATATCGGTAATCTCGTCAGTGGTAATACATACCAACTTGCAATTCAATCTTATTTGAATAATACAAATTTCAATATTAACGCTGTAATATATTTAAATAATGTAACCGCTTCATCGCAGCCTCAAAATATTCCCCCTGCAAATTTGGCAGTATATACAACCAGTATATTACCTGCGAATTATTCAGTGTCTACTACATATTATAATAATTCAATTGGTTCATATTACGTCAATGGTTCGCCATCGTTATATATTGCAGCACTTGTATATAATTTTTCAGTTTATAACAGAGTTCTAACATATTCAGAATTATCAAATTACTTTAAATTTTCAAATAATTTGATAACATACTCATCCACATTTTATAATCCATTGCCTATTAAATTATCGAGTTTTTATCAAACTGTTGCAGACTATCCGCCATATCTCTATTTCGACGCGGATTCGCTTAATCAACAACAAGGATACTACGCCGGTTCATCGGTCGCTTTTTGGAATAATTTAGGAACTGATGGTATTGGTGCAGGGACTCCAGTAAATGCTAAAGGTGCTTTTATTGGCACTGGTGCAGGTGCCTGTCTTCCTATATTACAACAAACCGGAACTGCGAATAATAATAGATATTATGTAAAAATAACAGGGACAGGCACATCATCAACAGGAACCGGAAACTTTTTTACGCTTCCTTCCATGACATTTAATTTCCAGAATGCGTCTTCAGTGCCGATTGCTGGAATGACAATAATAGCAGTTGTGAACTTTACAGCAACTGCAGCGAATGCGGCATATGAACGGCTTATTGATTTTGGAACAGGATCAGCTAATAATAATATTTGTGTAAGTCGCAGAAGCACTACACAACAGCTTGAATTTTGGGCTACAAATGGAACAACAGGATATCCTGGCGCTGGTCAAATATATTCAACATCTACTATTCTTGATGCTACATGGAGGGTATATGTAATACGTTACGATACATCCAATACATCGCTTATGTGGTATAATAGCGGAAGTGGAGGCGGCACAGTAATTAATTCTGTCACTTCAAGTTCACTTGCAACGCTTACAAATCGTGTGCTCACTGGCGCACATTATACAAGTTCAGCAAATGCAAATGGTAATTATATAGGTCGCTCTAATTTTGGGGATAATCTGGCAAATATGAATATAGGAGAATTACTCGTATATCGCCAGTCTCTTACAGAATCTGCTATAAATGGCATAATATCTGTTATAGAAAAACGTTGGAATATTGACACAAGTCGCACGAGTTTAGAATTCGAAATGAGTCAGAATTTACCTACACTTCCTGCTACAGATAATATTGGTAAAGCGATGACATCTACAGTTACGCCTAAAATGTATAAAGACCCCCTTCGTGGATATGTCATGTCTTTAAATGGTTCTACACAATATTTGAATATTAGCGGAAGCTATAATATTGCGTCGACATCACCATATTCATATACAAAGATGTTTTGGATATACATGAATTCGCTTACAGGAACAACTTCACATATCATGAGTTCTACAAACAGTTCTGCGAACGGAATACACTATATCATGTTTAATAATGGAACTGCCAATATGGCAGCAGGACACAGTGCTGGATCAACTACAATAATACAATATGTAGCTGATCCTCAACCGATGGTATCAGGAATATGGGCGCACTATGCACTTGCTTATGAAGGAGGTGCATCGGCATCATCTGGTTACGCACAATATACAATGACACTTTATAGAAATGGACAGAATGTATCACAGGTTACCAATTCTTCGATGGTGTGGACAGGTGGAAGTGCAAATACGGGTGTAACTATTGGTGGTTACGGCGGAACAGTAACAGGTTTTAATGGTTATTTAGATAAAATAAGAATATACTCAAGGGCATTAAATCAAAATGATATACAATTGATATATAATGCAGAAAAATTAAGTATACCAATGCAAATTTATACATCGTATCTTTATGTGCCACCACCTTCAGCGAGTGCAAGCGGAGGAACTATAACACAAGTTGGATCTTATACTATTCATACATTCTTAAGCTCTGGAACTTTTACAGTCTTAAGTTCTGCATTAGCTTGTGATATATTGGTTGTTGCTGGCGGGGGTGGGGGTGGGGGTGCTGTATCTGCGGGTGGTGGTGGAGGTGGAGTTCAATATTTTGTGAATCAGAATCTAGCGGCAAGTGCGTACACAGTTACTGTTGGAACTGGTGGAGCTGGTGCAGCAGGTGGTTCTTCTTCAAATGGTAGTAATTCTCAATTTGGGGCTTTAACTGCATCTGTAGGTGGTGGAGGTGGTCAAAATAATGGAACAAATGGAGGAATTGGAGTATCGGGTGGTTCAGGTAGTGGAAGTTTTACAAGCACTGCTGCTATTGGAACACCGGGTCAAGGATACCCAGGGGGGACAGGTGTTGCAAGTGGTGTATATGATTCTGGTGGAGGTGGTGCTGGAGGGCCTGGTGGAAATTCAACAACTAGTATTTCTGGCGCTGGAGGACCTGGTCTGTCAATAAGCATATCTGGAACACCTACTTATTACGGAGGTGGTGGTGGAGGTGGTAGTTTTGGAAGTGTTCCAGCATATGGTGGAATAGGTGGAGGGGGTAATGGTGGTTATACAGGTGTTTTACCAACAGCTGGCATGGCTAATAGTGGTGGTGGTGGAGGAGGGGCAGGTGGAGTAAATCCTGGTGCAAATGGTGGTTCAGGTATTGTGATTGTGAGATACCTTACTGTAGCTATGCCTCTTTACATTATGGATTATGTATCAGCAATTGCGAATGCAAGAGGGCTTTTCGCATGTAAACGTCTTCTTACGTCTTATACAGGTCCTATAATTACTCTTTCTAAAGGAATTACAAACGGATCACCCACGCAAGACTTTTACGCAGATGCTAATGGAAATCTCGCGACTGCTCTTACCGGTGGCACAACATACACATCATGGGCTTCTACAAATAGTATTATATTTGCACCAGTTGTAAAATGGTGGGATCAGAGTGGTGCAGGTAACCATGCTACTGCTGTATTTGGTTCATGGCCAGTTTATGATCCGTATAATAATTTATTAGATTTTTCAACGCTCGCTGGCTCATACGGAGGTAATAGTTCCGGAAACAATTTTATGACTTTACCAAACGGGACAATACCATCCGGTAGTTCCCCTACATTTACAATAACAGCCAGACATGGAAAGCGGGATACGACTCAGAACAACACAATACTATTTACAGGGATTCCCGGAAATAATACGATATCAATGAGCATGTGTCCCTCTACAAATACACCGGCGAATGCATATTTTATGAATACATGGGGAACAAATCCAATAACTGCTGCAAACACAGTAGAAGTTGGAAACGTGGTTACATTTGCATATAACGGGTCCTCTGTAACACAATATATAAAAGGAGTTTCTGTTAATACTGCTTCAGTGACTCTCAATGTGAGCTCTTCAAATAATGCTATTGGTTACGTTCCAACACAGGGTCAATACATAAACGGTCAAATAAATTTTATATCGATCTTCAACTCAGTCTTGTCGGCGATAGATCAGTCCATTGTGGAGTCCCAAGGAAACTACTTTGACCCTTACTATTATAACACCGTGTTGTTGCTGCATGGCGACACTCAAGTGTCAAGTATAACAACAACTACGACAATAGTTGACTCGAGTTTTTACAACGCTACTATGACTGCGGCAAATGGTGCAAGTATAGCAGTCGCGCCATCGAGCACATATCCATATACAAACAAAACGTTTGGAAATGCATTGTATTTTCCTGGATTTATTGGTCAAAATCAAATGAATGGATACCAGATTACTACACCAGCATGTTCAGGTCTATATGATTTCTCAGGTAATAATTTTACAATCGAGTGTTGGGTTTATAATACAAATGGCAATACAGTAAATTGGTATGGTATTATGGGAAATTACCAAAATAATAATTCACCACCTGTTTCAGGGTGCTGGCGCATGTATGTTGATAATACAACTCTAAATTGTGACTTTGCAGTGGGTACCACTAATTATAATGTAACTTCAACATTTAATAAAAATACGTGGTATCATCTTGCAGTTGTAAGAAATGGTTCAAATTTAATTTTGTATATAAATGGCGTTAACGTTTCATCGACTACAATTACTGGTAACTTGAATATATCAAACAACACGATTAATATTGGTTGGGGTGGATCGTGGGATGGTTCATGGGTTGGTTATATTGATGATGTTCGAATTACAAATGGGGTGGCGCGATACACCACAAATTTCAATGTGCCAATGGCGTCATTTTCAGCAATTGAGGCGGTCTTGCCCGTTGCAACTGGTGGGGTCGTAAGCGGACCAGTGGCAATAAGTGGATCTTCGTATATGATTCATCAGTTTTTACAGACAGGCACAAGCACTTTCACACTTAATAAAACTTCTGTATGTGACATACTTGTAGTTGCTGGTGGTGGCGGTGCTGGACAAAGTCCAGTAGGTGGAGGTGGCGGCGGAGGCGGTGGTGTTCAATATATGACAAATATTACACTTCAACCAGGCACCTATACTATTACCGTCGGGTCAGGAGGATTAGGTGGTGGTGGAAGTAGTGGTGTTCCAACTCAAGGTGGAAATTCATCATTTGGATCTTTATGCACTTCAACAGGTGGTGGGTATGGTGCTTATTCAACTTCAGGTGGCACTTATATTGCAGCTGGGACTGGTGGAAGTGGTGGTGGTGGTATATCAACTATGACTGCTGGTGGTCAACCAATCTACGGTCAAGGATATATTGGAGGCACTTATTCTTCTGGAGATACAGGCGGCGGAGGTGGAGGAGCTGCTGGAGCAGGTGGTGGAAGTGGTAATTCTTTAGGAACAAATGGGAATGATGGTGGACCTGGTGCAGCAAGTTCAATAACAGGAATTACACTTTACTATGGTGGTGGAGGAGGTGGTGGTAATAATTCGACTACAGGTCTTGGAGGTATTGGTGGAGGCGGTGGGTCATTAAGAACAACAAGTGGTGGAAATGGAATTGCAAATACAGGAGGGGGAGGACAAGCTCAAGGTCTTAATGGTATTAGTGGAAATGGTGGATCAGGTATAGTTATTGTGCGATATGTAGTAACTACTCCTATAGCGACGATCACAAATCCTTCAGTTGAGTTTACAACATCTCCTTCATCAGGATGGTCTGGTGGGTTGATGTCAAATGCATCAGGTATAACTTGTATAGGATGGACTTTTACCGGAACTGCAGGTGCGGCTACGATATTGAATCCATCAATAACACCTGCAACCTATGGCAGTGTGGGTGCAAAAGACGGAGTCAATGTAATTTACATTTCATCAAATGCTTCTACAGCAATTGGAAATATAGCAAACTTGGTTATTGGATCAGTATATATAGTCAGTTTATGGGTGTTGTCCCCACCAATTGCAGGCTCAAATGGTGGAAATGCGTTCACTGCGACTGTGAATACATCTTCTGCAACAACCACAATATATTCATCATCTGCTATAACAAATGTAACAACGTGGACTCAAATTAAATGTCAACCATTTATAGCAACATCAACTACACACACTATAACTCTTGCTGGAACTATTGCAAGCAAGTCAGTAATGATAGATGCTCTGACTATTGCAATTTCTACAAATCCCATGATTATAAATCCATCACTTGAGGCAACAACACCAATAGCTCCGACAAGTTGGCAAGTATCCTATAATGCCAGAATACCACCTGGAACTGCGTGTGCAGGTTGGACCGTAAATGGAACTGGTGCATCAATTGTAAATAATAATATACAATCAACAAACTGGGGACCAGCTACATCTGATGGTAATGCTGTTATTATATTATCTGTATATGGACCAAGTTCTCCATACCCAACTCCTACAGCATATGGGACTATAACAAATCTTACTATCGGAGTTTCGTATATTGTGTATATGAGTATTACAAATAGAAATGTAGCATCAACTGGAGGCATTTTTACAGCATTGGTAAATACTACACCAACCTCAACTACAATATACTCTCCTACATCGATAACATGGACATCATGGCAATACAAGACATGTACATCATTTACAGCTACATCAAATATTCACACATTAACACTACAAGCAACTGCATCAATTTCACTCGATTCGTCTATATGTGTTGATTCAATTACAGTTGCAATTCCTCGTTCTACACCCGCTTCTCCAACATTGTTAGGCTATTGGGACTTTACTAATACATCAAATTATAATGGGTCATCGGTTACTGATTTGTCAACTAATGGTGTAAATCTTACATGGATGGGAGGTGGAACTCCATCATACACCACAACTGGTGCAATGTGTGCAAATTTAACAGACAATATTTCATATCTTCAGAGTAATACAGAGGCTCCTTGGGGAGGTTCGGTATTAACCGGCGGTTTTACTTTTGAATGTCTGGTAAAAGTGACATCACTGAGTACATCAACATCTTTTCCAAGTCTTATGGGATACGGTGGAGCAACTTCATCACCATATTTAAATATTGTGTCTGGTAATGGTGGAGGATGGTATTGGGGAGCTGCAACGTATACAAATACCTATTCTGAATGGAGTTATAATGGACCATCACCTATAAATTCACAACCGTCAACTACTACTTGGTCTCATTTGGTATTTGTTTGTAAACCAACTGGCAATCAATCTATAATATATTTAAATGGTACAGCAGTTAGTATATTGGGTGGATCGGGTACTAATATAAGTATTGGTCCAGATAAATTATTTTATATTGGAACATGTGCTGTGAATGGAGCTACAGGACTTGCACCCACGAGAACTGGAAAAATATATTTAGCAATGGCGAGAATGTACAGTGGAATTTTACCAGCAACTGGTACAGTTTCTGTAGCAACGAATTACAATCAATATAAAAACATGTCAGGAAATCCTTATGCCATATAAAAAATATAAGTCTCTAGTAAAGGAACAATGTATAATAAAAATAAAAAATAATATAATAGATGTCAGGAATATTCTTCCCTAATAATAATATTATAGGTCTTTATTCAACAACACTTAGAAATCCATATTATCAGGGTCCTGTTGTAAGAACTGTGCGTCAATCTGATTCTACTTATATAGATTTTTATTCAGATTTACTAGGTAATTTATCATATACAAGTCCAATCGGAACTCAAAGTAATTATATTCCGTGGATAAATGCAACTTCTGCTAAAGTTAGTGTATGGTATGATCAATCGGGCAACGGGAATAATCTTATACAAAATACTACTTCTAGCCAACCTTATATGTCTCTGAATGGTATATATTTTCCTGGAAATGGTTCTAATTTAACTTTTATAAATCCTATTCAAAATTGTTATACTATAGCTACAAATACATATACATATTCTAACGCTGTGCCAAATAGTTTTCAGACTATTCTTTCTTCTACATATAATAGCAATATTGGATATAGATTTGCCAATAGTAACATTTATGGTCTCGCATTTACAAGCACGAGTAATTATACTGGTGATTTCTTAGCGCCATATAATAGCTACTTTTACATAAATAATTCAAAAGGATATATTGGCGGCACTTTGCAATCTGATGGTCGTGGTAGTGCTGTTACAGGCAGCGGAAGTGGCGGAAGCGGCGGAAGCGGCGGAGCTGCACCCGGTGTATATTATGATAAAAATTGGAACTATATAGTAGCTGTAAGAGACCGCGATGTGTCGAAGATAAATCTGTCATATTATGTTGAACCTTTTTCAGTTTTTGGGAGTCCCACGAATAGTGCTCTCAATTCATATAGTCTAAAAGGATTTATTAGTGAACTTATGTTATTAAATACAAAAATAATAGACGATGATGCAAATACTCTATATAAAACTTGTTTAATACCTGGATCGCGTGTAGCTACTGTAAGCGCGGCAACAACTGCAATTACAAGTATTGGATCGTCAAGTTTACAGGTAAATTGGGGCGCTTTTGGTAATTATACATCATATGTAAATGTAGTATGGACACCTCCTGCAAGCGGTGGAAATACTTCTAATCTTACTATTTTAACAAATTCAAGTGGGTCATATAGCGTTACAGGTTTGTCATTAAATACAACATATACATTTACAATTATACCTTATTATTCATTAAATATACCAGTCCCTGGTTTAGGTATATCAGATATACCTGGAATCGCATTAACAGGTGCGGCAGCAAATAGTAGTGTGGCGTATCCAAGTGGTACAAGTGTAACCACACTTTCTATATCAGTAACGAATGTTGGCGGGACTACAACATCTGCGGGACCATATACAGTAGTTGCATTTACAACTGTTGGCAGTACTTTCTCGTTAACTACTACCAGTTCAATAGTATGTGATGTACTTATAGTTGCAGGCGGAGGAGCTGGTGGAAGTGATAGAGGTGGTGGTGGAGGCGCAGGTGGATATTTATATTTTCCAAATCAAACTATTTCTACAGGAACATATTCGATAACTGTTGGTTCAAATGGTACAGGAACAACATCTGGAACAGTTGGAGGGTCAGGTACTCAAGGTAATTCTGGTCAAAATTCTTCTTTACAAGGATTTACTGCTTCAGTTGGTGGAGGCGGCGGCGGTGGCTGTGTGAATTCTACATCTAAAAATGGTGCAAATGGTGGGAGTGGTGGTGGAGGTTCGCAATTCAATGGTGCTGGTTCTGGCGGTACACCATCAACTGGTCAAGGAAATTCAGGTGGAATTGGTTTTGAAGCGGGTAGTGCAGGAGGTGGTGGTGGTGCAAGTGCAAGTGGTACAGCAGCTACAAACGGAGTTGGTGGAAATGGTGGTGCAGGTATTTTAAATGCAATATCAGGAAATCCATATTTTTATTGTTCAGGAGGAGGTGGAGGAGTTGCTAGTGGAAATACATTAGGTCAAGGTGGAATCGGTGCAGGAAATGGATCTTCTACTGGTAATGGAAATAATGCAACCAACTATGGTTGTGGTGGAGGAGGTGCTAGAGACGCGAATACAAATGTAACAGGTGGAAATGGATACCAAGGTGTAGTAATTGTGAGATATCTCACAACTCAAGGCACATATGCACTTGATTCAGTAACTGCCACACCAACATTACTCTTTTCTACACGGCGCGTGAGAACTGGATATACTGGTCCAGTTATTAAATTATCGACAGCAAATACCTTCACAACTCCCCAAGATTTCTATTATGTAAATGGGGCTCTAAACACCAATTCAACCGGCACAGGGACATCCTTTACAACTTGGGTAGGAGCAGGAACAGCATATGTAGCTATATGGTATGACCAATCAGGAAATGGAAAGAATGCAACAGGAGTTTCTGGGAATGCCGCAATTTATAATAATACTCTTGGTCTCGTTGATTTTACGGGGACAACTATATATATGACACTTCCATCTGGAACACTTCCTTCAACACAAGTAGCTTCATCAATATGTTTTAAGAATGGAATTATGGCAGGCACAAATACAGAAAGAGGACTACTTGGCACTGGAACCGCGAGTGCGAATCAATGGATGGGTGTTGGTATAATAGGAACATTTAATACAACATTTATATCATCATTTGGAACAAATGCATATGGATCATCAAGTGGTTCTGGAGCATATTATGGTTCGATAACTTCAATTATTGCACCAAGCACTGGGACATCTCAAAATTACAGTATTTATACAAATAGTGGCAATACAGTCTCGACTACAATCAATAATCTATCATTTACACCATCAGGAAATCCAGATGTGCTTGGATCTGATAAACCAGCAACACCCACAACGAATACATTTAATGGGCAACTTTACTGGCTCAGTATTTATTCGTCGGCTTTATCAACTACTGATAGAACAGCAGTTGAACTACAATAAAATAAATAAACTATATAAAATAAATAAACAAAATAAATAAACAAAATAAATAAACAAAATAAATAAACAAAATAAATAAACAAAATAAATAAATAAACAAAATATAAAGACAAAAATTATATATAGTAGAATGGATTCAAATGTAAAGATTAGTGTTGGAAGATTACCGATTGAATTGCAGGAACGAATATGGCGCGAAGTTTATTCTGAAGTTATAGCTACAATTTCGCGGGAAAAACCGAGAGTTTCTTGGGCCAAAAATAAATCGCGGAGATTAAAAGAATTATTGAAAAATGAAGTCGGTGCATATCAATGTGGATATGCAGATTTTGATATTGAAATCAATCCCTTTTATTGTATGTTATGTGCTCATGTAAATTTCCCATGTCGTAATTGTGGACTATATATATTTAATAGGTTACTCGAACCAGAGATATTTCACTATGAATTTGAACCATTTTACGAAAATGACAATTGGGAAGACCCCTATAATAATGAATACATATGGGATATTGAACCGTATCCCTTTCCAAGCGCCATAAATGACGCATAAATGACGCATAAATGCTCCATAAATGACGCATAAATGCTCCATAAATGACGCATAAATGCTCCATAAATGACGCATAAATGCTCCATAAATGACCAAAAGATAAGTGTTATCTTATCTTCTAGTGGTGGTATTCTTTTTTTTTGTATTTTTTATATATTTTTATTGTAGACTTTTCTACTTCTTCTTGCTTCCCTTCTTGCCCTTCTTGGGCTCTTCCTCGGCATCAGACTTCGGCTCATCGTCGGCATCAGACTTCGGCTCATCCTCGGGTTCAGGCTCTGCTGTCTTCTTGCTTTTCTTGGATTTCTTTGCCTTCTTAGGCTTCTCCTCCTCGACAGGCTCCTCCGCCGTTTCCTCAACTGAGGCTGGCGTATCAGCAGCAACTGTCTTATAGGATGCCTTGTCATCATTGCTTAGATCCTTCCAGGCAGCAGCAGCCATACGAATCATCTCCTTTGGTGCCTGCTTCTCATTGTCCTCGTTCTCCTTGTAGTTCTTGTAGAAGTCCTTGACAAAGTTGTTGTAAGCAGTCGGCGCACGCTTCGCCTTCACATTTCCATCAGCGTCCAGCTTCGGGGCCTTCGGTGCCTTGGCAGGCTTCTCAGGCTTCTCGGCCTTCTCAGGCTTCGCAGCCTTCGGGGTCTTGGAAGCATCGGTAGCAGCAGTCTTGGCCATTTTGATATGGTTGGGAGGAGGTGTGTAGGTATTTATGTCTGTATTACAGTTTTAGTTTCGAATTTAAAAGCAAATCAAATTTTTCATTTTTCCTGTCAAATTTTTTACAAATTCGATTTTTTCCCTTTAAACTTAAATTTAGATAATTAGGAAAATTTAAAAATTTGATTTTCCTAATTATCTAAATTTAAGTTTAACAGAAATGAGTGAGAAAACAAAACGTACACCGAGTGCTTATAATAACTTTATAAAGGACTTCTTTTCTAAATACAAGTCTAACTCTTCCGAGCATGATAGTAAAAAACACAAGAAGCTACCTAAAGATATCATTTGTATGGCAGCACTTGTTTGGAAAGAACTAAGCGATGCAGAGAAAGCCAAATATAAGACAATTGTACAAGAAAAACATCAGCCTAGTCATCCGATCCAGCCTCAGCAACCTTTCATGTTTACTAATATGACATTCGAAGCTGATACAGATGATGAAGTAGATGCTATTCTAGTTCATGTGCGCAACATTTCTCTTCTCACAAATAAAGGCAAACTGTAAAACTTATATGTATACTAATTTCCAAAGATGTGTACTTTTGGAAATTCAAAGGTTTATAATCGAATTTGTAAAAAATTTGACAGGAAAAATTAAAAAAATGATTTGCTTTTAAAATTTGATTATAAAGCTAACCAAGCAAACAAATACCTACACATCTCCCCTCAACCTACAAATGGCTGGCACCAAGACTGCGAAGACCCCGAAGGCTTCCAAGGCTGAGGCCGACTCCAAGGTGATTGATGAGACGACTTCTGATAAGATTCCTCGCAAGCCTCGCGCCCCAAGTGCTTACAACCTATATGTAAAGCAGTTCTACATCGATTACAAGGCGAATGAGGACAACGAGAAGATGCCGCCCAAGCAAATGATTGCTGCAGCAGCTACTTCTTGGAAGAACCTCACGGATGAGGAGAAAGCTGAGTTCAAGGCCTCTCACATCTCTACTTCTCCAACGACCGATGATGAGGCGACGGAGTCCAAGGAGGAGGAGAAGCCTAAGAAGGAGGAGAAGCCTAAGAAGGCGACGAAGTCCAAGAAGAAGACGACTGAGCCCGAGAAGGTCGCTGAATCTGACGAGGAGGAAACAGATGACAAGTCTGATACCGAGAAGGACACTGACCGTGCGCAATGCGAGGCTGCATATGCTGCGCATCTGGCGGCGGAGGAGACCAAGCCCAAGAAAGACAAGAAGAAGGGCAAGAAGTAAATAAAAAACAAAAATAAAAAAATACAAAAAAAAGTACAACACCTCCAAAAACTACATAACACCTAGTTTTTGGTCATTGACGTAATACTTTATTTCCATATCCTTACATCACTCTCAAACCGCGCATCTTGGAAGACTAATCCATGATTCCTTTTTGCCCAATCTGGGTCTGCTACTGCAATCGGATCAGGAAACATAGTGGCATTCCATGTATACCATACAAATGGTACAGGTTCTACGTTATAAAATACAACCTGTTTCATTAAATCGAGTAACATACAATCAATTGTGCTAACACCTTTTGGACATTCAATTAATAATTTATAGAGTTTTTTAGCTCCTTCAAGAGTAATTACATATGCATGTGTGCAGAACGTAGGTGTCATTAATACATTCCCGCTCATCATATAATCTATTTGCCCGCCCAAATAAAGCAAATCGAAATTATTAGGAGTAATCTCTAAATATGCTTTTGATAATCTAGCCCAGTCTTTGTGAAAACAAACATCGTCCTCGAAAACTGTAGCTATTTTTATATTACTATCAATCATAAATTTCCATAGGTCTAAATGACTTAACATACATCCCTGCTTTCCAGAATATGACTCAAATTCAGTATCTCCTTTGTCAAATTTAGGACTCCCATGTTTTGCCCAAGCACCATCTAAATCATCAGATTTCGCGTCAATTGCTTTAAAACGATGTATCATTTCTGACTTAAATCCGGCATTCTCTATATTTTTTTTCGAAAACGCCAATCTCTCTGGACACCGATCAAGATTTATAATAAATACAACTGAATTATATAAATCTTCAATATTCATTTTGTATATGTATATATAAATATAAATAATAAAAATAACTTATTTCTTAAATGGAAATTACGAGTTTACTGTGATTGTGAATGGGATTTTGAATGGGATTGTGAGTGCGAACGGGAATGGCTGCTATGAGAAGCTGATGGTGATGCCGTTGCAGCCACCGCTGCTGCCTCTGCAGCTACTGCTTCGCCTCGTGTGACAGATGGTATTCTAATATTTAATTTTTCGCATTCAATGCCACATATTTCCGAGTCATTTACAAATTTCGCGGCTAAACATACGAGTCCTTTTACACCCGAAGAAAATATAGTAATTAAGAAAACTATAATACTACCAACTGTTTTTAATATTGTCGTAAAATCTTTTGTGGTAGAATGAACTGTTTCTACAAAATCATATATGTATGTACCCTGTTTTTCACGCAATATCTTACAGTGTTCTAATTGAGCTTTATTGAAAATCATTGCATTTAATTTATGTATATGGTCAAAGAATGTATCCACTTTATTCGATTTGGGACTCAATAATTCATTGATATCTGCACAATGCATTCTATAATGAGCGTTCTCTGAATGAATTTGCATTAGAAATATAGATATAGATATAAATACAATCATAAATCCTGCTAACATGCACGCTTTCAATGAACTCCCACCATTTTGCGCATGTTCAAGAGCCAGACCTCTTTTATCCTTAGAAAATCGTAATTGATGAAGCACACTTTTATGAAAATCGTCGTATAATACTTGCATATTCAATGTTTTTGTATGGTCATTTAGATAATGAGAAAAGTGTTGTTTAACATCGGAACATTTCTCGTCTTGTAATGCAGAGTAAATGAGATTTGCCGCTGTCTCTAAATGAATATTATGTTTCTTGGATACATGAGGAAAACTCTTCTTCTCGAGAATCCCTTTTTTAAATAATAATTTTGTATTTGACATTGATATCTATTATTAATAAATATATTATTCGCAATTTATAACAAATAATAAATAATAAATAATAAATAATAAATAACAAATAATAAATAACAAATAATAAATAATAAATAATAACAAATAATAAATAACTTCAAAGGTCTAAAGGTCTTCTAATATAATGCTGTAGTTCCCATGCCATTCGCAGGGCAACTGTAACATTTATTTGGATATGCTTTCTTATAATTTAATAATAAAAGATGTCCAGTTACGCACGATAATAAATGAAAACCTGCATGAATATTTCTCCAATTTATTTTAAAAGCCTTTAGATAATTATCAAAGAAAACGGTAGTAGTTCCCAGTGCCGTTGTAACTACGAGAGATGCAATATTCAATTTCATTGTAGAAGTGAAGCCTATAATATTTTGAATAGTATATAATTTATATAATCCTGCAAAGAATATAGAAAATACACTACTAAAATCACAGTAATAAACTATACGTTTCCCAATATAATTATCATATAATTTTGCGTGATGTAATATTGATGTAGATGTTAATATTAAAGTAGCATATTCACAGTCAAAACAACAAACAAATGATGAATGAATAACGTTTGTTATAAATAAGAGTGATGTATAATATAACATTCAATTACATTTATTATATATAAAAAATATTATAATAAAAACAAATCTCTCGCGCACTATCAAGCCGCGCACTATCAAGCCGCGCACTATCAAGCGGTTGAACGAATCCACGAAAGTCTATGAAGCGCAGGATTTCCGTTCCCTGACATCTTCTTTTTTAAATAACAGTTCTGTTTCACTGTATCGTAAGATATACCGACACATCCATCGTTATCTATACATTTCTCCACACAATTACCAAAAGTATCCGCATGAACATATGATGGTATCGGTAATAAATCATTGGTAGGGTAATCATTTCCGGAACATGTGCCGCCAAAAGTCTGTTGTGCGCTATTACAATCTGCCAATTGTTTTATTCCAGATATAGGATTAAATACCTTGGGGTCTTTTGCTTTTATAAATGCCGGAATAGCATTACTCTTTGTTTTTATATTCCAGCAATTCTTGCCGCTCATTAAAAATCCAGTACATTTCGGGTCTTTATCACATGTACTTAAACAGTCTTCTAAATTTGTTGCAGTGTCAATTTTGTCAGAAACAACACTTTGCGGAAAATATCCGCTAATGATATTAAAATGAGACCCGTCAAAGTTCTCAGCAGAACCTGAAAATAATAAAGAATAACTTAAAAAACACACAACTGTTATTATAAATGTAATTATAGCTATATTCATATAAATGTATTTATTCATATAAATGTATTTATTCATATAAATGTATTTATTCTAATTATAAAGAAGAAATACATTTCTCAATCAAGTCAATATCAATTGCTGGAAGATTCGGAATACATTCCCATAAATATGTTTTCAAATATGTTTCTATAGTGTATTCATTTGGATAAAGATGCGCTAATCCATATTTTGGGTCAGACATTACCCTTCGCAATTTTTCAGGTAAAATAGAGAAACTTTGCGGAGGCAATATAACAAGCAACTGAACATCCGAAGAAATTGGCGGTGGTTCTTTTTGACGGTTCTCTATGCCGCCGCTCCCGCTAAATTCATTAATATTTCCTTGCAAATAATTAGCTAAATCAAGGATTGTCGGAGAATATCCGTAAGGATAATACCATCTATCATCTTTTGGCAATTGCTTATAATATAGGTATGTCCATTTTATTCCATTAATAAATAATTTACAAGAATCAATAATAATTGATGTATCTTTTATGCTTGATTTGAACAAATGTTTATAATATAACGCCCTCCAATTTTGCGGAGAAGAATATATGTTTTTTGCCAAAGGAGATTTATTCTTGAGAGCATACTGGTTTTCATTATAGGCCCCTTTTTTAATATATTCTTCATTGAGTTTAATTATAATATCATTTTCGTCGACACTTAAGATTTTAAAGATATCAATGAGATACTCATAATTGATTACATTATTATTCATAATATTGCATTTCAATTTATCGTAGACATTTTTTGCGGCATACAAGAGTCGTGAATGACCATTCTTTTTTAAACTGAGACTGGGAATATGGGGAAGAAAATCGTTTCCCAATAAGAAACACAGGATTACATAGCTTTCTATAATTTCGCAGGATTTATCGGAATATATTTCATTCTCAACAATTTCCTCAATATCCCAGTTGAATTTATCACGGAGTTGTCTTAAGATTCTATATCTGAGTTTATCAATATTTAGATATACGAATTTATTTGAAGTTTCTGTTTGTATTAAATTAACTTGGATAGTTTCGCGCATTAAATAAATATTCGGATGATTTGAAATTAAAGATAACATGATAAGATCCGCATCAAGTCCATATATAATAATGACGTCATTATTCGGAATAGCACGAATTTTCGAGAATATTTTATGCTCTCCTTCGCCCACTATATTTGTACCAGAATATGTATAAATAAAATCGGAAGAAGTATCGCGTATATTTTTACTCATAAAACTGTTAAATTGATTCATAAAATCCGTACCAGGACTTATAGCATTTTTATCCCATTCTGCTGATTTGTTCTCAATAATACTCAAGAATCGGCGTTTCCTTTGTTGATTCATTTTAGCAAGAGGAGCTACGCCGTCAGCGCAAATATTTACAGTTTGCGACGGTTTAATTAAATCAATACATGTATGTAAATAATCCCAAGTGGCAGACTTTATTAATTCCGGTGAAATTTTTAATGCCGCAGATTGATGAATCATCCCATTAAAATCAATAAAGAAGTGTTGACAATTATCAGGCGCTACGATACTACAAATATCATTATATTCCTGAGTCAAAATATAGAAATAATGAGGAATACCCATATTTAGTGCCCTTTCGTCTTTATATTATTTATTTTACGCAATACTTTATTATATATTTATTTATCTTTTTATTTTTGCTTTTCATTTTTTAATGTTTAAATTCTTAAGTAGACGTAATAGATTTTTGTGTTATCTCTAATATAGAACTAATTATGTCTTTTGTAAATGCCTTCATTGGAGTTCCACAATCCCGTTATGCTGCATTTGCAGTTATTACTGCCATGTTAGTCGTATCTTTAACTATATTATTCGGTAACGATGCCGTCCCATTATCTCAAAAATTCGCATTCGTATTTATGTTATTCTTAGTATCCCTTCCTGGTTTACTGTTATCTCTTTTCCAATTAACATGCATTGTTGTCGGTGCAGGAAAGAATAACCAGCGCCCGTGGTGCTCTATTTATGCATGGATAATTAGCATACTCCTTATTATATACTGCGCTCTTCTTATTATATTAGCAGTTATGTCTTTAACAAGCCGCTCAAGAACAATGGGTGAAGTAGCTATTGCAGATGCAGAGAAATTCGTAAGTCAAAACAAGCAAGGTACACAAGGTACACCCACAGCAAACTTCACAGATGCCAATAAATATGCCGCTCAGATGTTTACTGGCAATGAGAAATTCGATGCAACTGCCACCACCACTACTCATGCTACCGCTGCTCCATCTCCCATACCAAATGGTTTAATGCCACCAAATGCTATAGGTACTCCCTCTGACGTTGCAACTGGTGGTGCAGTCAGTAACCCATCATTACCCGCAGGTGTCTCTCCTTCTTCCATGCCTTCCACCAATAACACCACTACACCACCAGTAAGCGCACCTGGTGTAACCCCAACCCAACCATTCAAAGCAGCCTCTGCTCAAAATTTCCATAACCAGAAATTCACAGCATCATCCATGCCACCCGCAACAGCACCAAAATCATCAGGTTTCCATAACCAGAAATTCACAGCATCATCCATGCCACCCGCAACAGCACCAAAATCATCAGGTTTCCATAACCAGAAATTCACAGCACAACAAAAACCACCAGGTTTCCATACTCAAGAACACTTTGAAAACAAGAAACCACAACACTTCATATCCCAAACTAATTTCAATCAAGGATATCCAAAAATAAATGGCCAAGCAGATATATATGGCGATGCTAATGACCAAACTCATATGGCAGGCATTGAACCATTTGATGGCACTGCAAGTTCTTATTCCCCTGCACCACCCTCTAAATTCGGTTTGAAAACACAAACCCCAGGTGCAGCACCATATTAAACTTTGCCTTCCTAATGTGAGCTCAATGCCAGCTCAATGCCTACAGCAATAGAACAGCATGACTCCAATCAATAATCCGATAATGAATATTAGGAACATTTGTATTGGTTGACTATAATTTTCTTTATAAACTATTTTTATAACTTCATCATTTTTATCGCTATTCGTATCTTTAGTATTTTTATTAAAAGTTGCGTATGGGGCATTTCTCCAGAATTTATAGGCATCTTGGTGTGTCATCCGTGGTTTTCCCAATTTATCGTTTACAATATTATGTAAATCAACGGACCAATAGAATAGACTATCGGATGAATATGATGGATCTGCAAATATCTCTTCTATTGGTGTAATATTTCTCATGTTATCTCTTAAATGTTCTCCACATGATGCACATGGTAAAACGTAATGTATGTTATTGAAGAATTGGCAATATCCGTTTTTCTGGTCATTTGATAAATTACTTGTTACACCTAAACATATAAAATGGATTGTTGCCCAAAAATAAGGACCAAAATGATTAGGATCAATGCCCATCTACTACTATTTAAGCATTATAATTTTTAATGAAAGAGTAGGGCAATCAAAATTGTCTAAAAATGAATATAAATAAAACCCAACAATTACATACTTGTAGAAATTGTGGAAATATTGGTCATTTATATAAAGATTGTCCACACCCAATAACGAGTTTTGGGATAATATGTTACAAGATATCTCCTGAAAACAAAATAGAATATTTAATGATTCAAAGAAAAGACAGTTTATGTTTTATGGAATTTATTAGAGGAAAATATGAGTTAAAAAATCACTCATATATTCGAAATCTTTTAAGTGGCATGACAATACATGAAAGAGACTTGCTACAAACTTTAGATTTCGATAACTTATGGAATCATGTATGGTATCAAACGTCTATTTCTAAGCAAACAAATGAGTATAATCATGCGAAGACTAAATTTGAGACGCTTGTAAAAGGTTATTCGGCAAATGGTTCTCCTTGCGATAATAAGAAAATAACACTCAAATATTTGATAGATACATCAATATCTCTCTTTGAAAATCCGGAATGGGGGTTTCCTAAAGGACGCCGAAAAATATACGAAGATGACATTAAATGTGCTGTGCGCGAGTATACAGAAGAGACGGGAATCCATGGCAATTTAATTAATCTTGATAGTGACATGCCGCCTTATGAGGAGATATTTTATGGTACAAATAATATATTATATAGACATGTATATTATGTTGCAAAATTAATAAAATATAACGATTCTGATATCATAGATGTAGATTTAAATAATATAAACCAGGCGAGAGAGGTGCGAGCTATTAAATGGTTAAGTTTTGAGAATGTATTGGTACATATCCGGGAACACAATACAGAACGTAAAAAATTGATTGAACAGGTAGATAAACTGCTTAAAGACAAAATGCTTGATAGTATATAAATTGCGGCAGGCTTATATAATAAAATGACGTTTATGATAATTGATACAGAGACTACTGGATTATTTCCCCGAGGGTGTACTGATATAACGAAGAGTGTTGTGTGGGAGTGTTGCAGAATGGTTCAGATTGCTTGGCGGAAATATGATGAGACTACAGATGCTTTAGTAGATAAAGCATGTTATACTATTAAGCCTGATGGTTATGTGATACCTGATGTTCCTGCAAAAATCCATGGAATTACTACAGAAATAGCTACAGACACAGGAATCCCGATTCGCGATTTCTTTAAATTATTTGCGGAGGCGATAGAAGATGTAACATTTGTTGTAGCACATAATGTCCGTTTTGACGATACCGTTATACAGTCTGAATTGTATCGCTATGAACAGACCGAATTATATACAAAATGGTGTAAAAAAGAGAAAAAATGCACAATGATAATGGGAAACGAATGGAGACGTGGTATAATAAAGAAAAGACAGCGCGAGGCAACAAATGGCACCGCGGCTCCAACTGAATTCTATAATGGTAAATGGATGAAATTAGCGGAATTATATAAAATTTGTTTTAATAAAGAACCCACTGAAATATTGCACAGGGCAGATGCAGATGTATCAATATGTGCGGACATATATTTTCATATGAAAAATACGAAAATTGATTAATTATTTGCTAGACCCCCTGGACCCTCTGGATCTTCTGGACCCTGTGGATTTTCTAGATTTGGATTCATTCAACATACTAGTAAATTCAAGAAAATTAGCCGGTTCTTGCTTCCTTTTTTTATTGAGATTTGCTAACACACTAGCAGCTGCAATTTCCTCTTCATTTAATAATTTAGGAGAAGTCGTTTTTGGTAATTTAGGAGAAGTCGTTTTTGGTTTTCGTACTATATTTAATGTAACACGAGGAACATCTCGTCTTTGTACTATTTTAAATAAGTTATGTTCACCTTGACCATATGGTAAAGAGGGGTCAGATTGGCTTATAAAAGGCTTTAATGCATCGCTTACTGCGAGTTTATCAGATCTACTTAAAGAACCATCAGAGTATACTGCATCTATCCATTCTTTTCTTTTCTTTAAATATTCTTCCCATGATGACAGTGATTCTGCCGAGTTAGGTCTTTCCTTTAAATATTCTTCCCATGATGACACTGATTGTGCCGAGTTCGGTCTTTGCTTTGGTGCTTCATTATTTCCCCGTCTTGAATATGCCGAAGTCGGTGGTGGTTTATTTAGGTCTATGCCATCACCTACACCAGGTTTCCAAGTCACCTTCTTACGTTCATCTACACCAGTTTCCGAAGTCACCGTCTTAAGTTTTTTTGTTGGTGGGGAGCCGCCTTTTTTGTGGAGTTTACTTACTGGTATCCAATGGTTTTCATATTTAACGTATTCTGTGTTTTTTTTGTTAGTGTAAACTACACGTGTATATTCTTTATTATTTTTAATAAAAGTTATTTTGGTATCAGTACTTTTATATTCTTTTTTAGCGCCACCGACAGATGCGGGAGTTTTTCTTTTTTCAGCAGATAATTTTGCTGCTAACTCTTCTTGTGCTTTTCTTCGTTCTTTAATTCTTTCTTTTACATTTTTATCAGTAGATAACAGCTTCTCATTTCTATTATTTTTTTCTTGCGCATCCGGCCTAACATAAAAACCAAGAGGTCCAGGTTCTGTTAACAAAAAATTAGGTGGGTATCCCATAAAATATATCTCTATATTAATCTACATATAATATAATGGGCGACGTTAAATTAATATATCCAGAACATGGCGACACCGATTTTGCTTCTAAGTTAGCTAGTCTTCGCGAATATCAGATGTATAAAACTCCGCAAATTCCGAAAATAAAAAGCAAGGATGAATTTGAATCTCAAGTCATCAGTTCTTGTTTTGGATTCGAGAAAACACTTTATCAAAATTTAATGGCACATTACTTATCTCGACGCAGTCCATATAGAAGTTTAATGCTCTTTCATTCTCTCGGAACTGGTAAAAGTTGCAGCGCAATTACTATCGCCGAATCTCTTTTATATGACCATAAACAAGCCAATGGACCAAAAATATTAGTTGTAGCATCTTCTGTTTTACAGAAATCATTTGAAGACCAAATATTCTCATATACGCAGCTTATATCTATGGAATCTATGAAAGATATTGAAAAACAATGCAATGGTGATTTATATATGAGACTTATCCATGGAGTCAATGTAAATACTGCCGATGATATTGAAAAAATACGTAAAAGAATTTATTCATTAATACGAACACGGTATAAATTCTTAACATATGGCGAAGTCGTTTCATATAATAAAAAGAATCCGAGTGTTACAGATAAAGTTATTATAGTAGATGAAGCGCATAATTTACGTGTAAGCGAAACAGAAAAGAAAGCAGCAGATGCACTTGAGAAATTAATAGAAAATGGCGCTAGAAATAGAGTGGTTTTATTAACTGCTACACCAATGTATAATGAACCCGAAGAAATATTCTGGTTACTCTCTTTATTATTGAAAAATGATAAAATTACACCTATACCTTTTAATGTAAAGAATCCTCCTATATTATTTAAATCAGATGAGAGTGCGGTTGAAAAAGACCCATTTATATTACTCAAGCAATTAGCTTCGGAATATATAAGTTATATTAAATCAAGTAATCCATTTACGTTTGGTGTTAAATTAAGTCCTTCTGTAAATGGTATAGAATGTATAAAAGATTCATGGACCCGCATAGACGGAAACTATGAAAACACAAATGTTGATTTAAATAGTATTGTAAAAACACCCCTCGGAAAAGACCAGAAAATACCTGGCGCGGCCGCCGCTGCGACCCCTACCGCTGCGACCCCTACCGCTGCAGCTACTGCGAGTTTATTACAATTAGAGTTATCTAATGTTAAATATGCAAATGACAAAGGTGGTGCGAAGGGGTTTCGTACTATCTTTAATATTGAAAGTAAAGAAGAACAGAATAGTGCTGAACCATTAAAGGTAATGTATAAAAAAGAGTATGATAATTATCTGGCACAGGAGAATCTTGGAAACATCGCCGCAAAAATGAAAAAAATTTCTCAATTTGTAGCTACATCCGAAGGAATTGTTATTGTCTATTCCCAGTTCGCATGGAGTGGCGTGGTACCATTTGCGATTGCTCTAGAACATATGGGATTCCAGCGTTACGGTGGTAATAATATATTACTTAAAAATTCTAATACAAAAATTCAGGCTACAACCTATGATGATATTCCTTTTCCAAATTATTGCATAATGTCTACGGACCATCAAATAATGGGTACAGGTTCATCATCGTCTGCTATAGATAAGTTAGTGAAAGTAGTGAATGCAAAAAATAATATTCATGGTCAAAAAATCAAGGTTATTTTAATGACAAAGGTAGCGAGTGAAGGTATTTCATTTAGAAACGTCCGCGAGGTGCATATTATGGACCCTTGGTATCATATGAATCGTTTAGAACAAGTTGCCGGGCGAGCAATTCGCACATGTTCTCATACAGATTTACCACTCGAAGAACGTAACATTACGATATTTATGCATGCGTCAAGTACCGCAGATATAAGAGCCTATCAGATATCTGCGCGTAAACTGAAGCAAACCCAATTTATAGAGAATGCCATACGAGATTCTGCAGTAGATTGTAATTTATTAGAGAATGTTAATTATTATCCAAAAAGTATATTTGATTTTAGTATAGTATTACGGACATCACAAAAGAAATTAGTGCCGTATAATTTCGGTGATAATACTCATAAAAAACCGAATTGTGCAAAGATAGCTGTAATAGAGAAGAAGCCAATAACACGCAGTGAAGTCAGTGAACTTATTATTCCGACATTATTGAAACGTATGAAAAAATATGTAGAAAAAAAGAAAGAAAAGAGCATCTATATAGATGTTGACGATTTAATAAAACATATAGATACCATTGAAGAAGTAGCGCTTGAAACAATATATCGCGGTATGTATCCAAATAGACTTATAGAAAATTATATGATATATCCACATTTAGGAAATTTAGTTATAGTGCCAGATTCTAAGAAAGAAGACCCTGTATTTATTCATTTACCACGCGCGAAAAAATACAGAGAGGGCAGTGAAGACAGTGAAGGCAGCGAAGGCAGCGAAGGCAGCGAAGGCAGCACCAGTAAAAATAGCTCTTCCGCCAAAAGGGCTGCATTGGTTGATCCGTTAGATAATATATTAAATAATATTGAGATTACAAAAGATAAATATGTGAGCCTATTGTCTGCATATCTGTCTGTAGATTCCGATAGTTGGTTTAATATTGCGAAGAAATTGATTGAATCAAGTGAAGACAGATATATGACTATTGCGGATATATTTGGTGAAAATGGAGTATTTATAAATAAGAAGGAGATTCCGCGCCTCAAGAAGGAAATGACGAAATATATAGGTTTTGTGAATATATTTAATAAAGATGATTTTGAAGTCATATTATATGACACGGGAAGATATATAAAAGCAACTGAGAGTGAAATAGATCAGATTAAATCGAAACGCACACAAATAAAGCGCGAATCTTTTGATAAATACAAGATATATGGTATATTAGAGCCTCATAGATTCCGCAAAGATAATACAGCGCCTTATCGATTTACATTTAAGATTATATTACCTGATGTTGGGAAAAAAGGGGAAATATGTGAATCAAAGAGATATAATCAATTGTCAGATATAATGGGTAAATTAAGTATTGCATCGGGTTCAAAAGAGGAAAAGAAGACAAAAGAACAGTATTGCTATACAATAATGTACAATATATTAAAACAAGGGAAACTATATACATATCCTGAATGGAAACCATAGGGCAAAAACCTGTAGCGTTATTCTTCTATTTTACCTTTACATTTATCATAATGTTTTAGAAATATAGTATGTCTAGATAATATTTTATCACATTTATCACATCTATTTCGACTTGGTGCAGCAAGGGTATCTTTTGGTGCAGCAAGGGTATCTTTTGGTGCATCAAGGGTATCTTTTGGTGCAGCAAGGGTATCTTTTGGTGCAGCAAGGGTATCTTTTGGTGCAGCAAATGATTTTGCAGAAAGTTCGCCACTTTCTATATGTTTTACGACCATATGTCGATATAAATTATAATATCTAAGAGTTTTATATTCACAATATTCACAACAGAATATTTTTTCATATTTATACATCTTATTATTACAATATAGTAATTTTTATCTTTATATGAATTTATTTACCATTATTTTACTCATTATTATATCCGCTAAAAATATTTATTTACCATAATCAAGTTAATATTATTATTTTTATTATTATTTATTTACCATTATTTTACTCATATATTTTACTCATATATTTTAGAGAGAGAGAGATTTAATAAATTTTATAAAAAAGATTATAGAAAATAAAATTTCTAATATAGATAGACTATAGATAAAACTTACCTCTTTACTTAAAAAAATGAATTCTAGTATACTAATAAAGGAGATCGTATTATAAATGTTTATTCCTATAAGATTTCGAACAAGTATACAATTGCCGATTTCAGAGTTACATGGGGACTTTGACGAGATTCTATTAACAAAATTGCAGGAGGAATTGGAGGGTAAATGCAGTCGTTTCGGTTTCATAAAGCCAGATACTTTAGTCATAGAAAGCAGGTCATGTGGTAAATTTATTAAACAACATTTTAATGGATATGTTATATACGAAGTCATATGTAGGTCAGATGTATGTAATCCTGCGAAAGATTCACGTGTAGAGGCTACAGTTAAAAATAAGAATGCGCTCGGTATATTGGCTGAAAGTAATATTAAAATTCATGGAAAAGATATAACTATTCTTGATATTATTGTACCTCGTCGTGCTGCAGGAATTGTTTCTGAAATTGACCTTGATTCATTAAATATTGGTGATACATTTAATGTAATGGTCATGGGTAAATCATATCAATTAAATGATAGCAAAATTTCTATAATTGGTCGTGGTGTTCATTCATTGACAAATAAAGCAGAGGATATTGGTGAAAGAGATTTAGTGGAACCAGATGAGAAATCTGCAAGTGAGGATGGTGATGGGTCTGAATCAGATGCTGAAGGTCAAGAATCTGATGATAAAGAGTCTACTGGTGGTGATGATGCACAACATTCAGATGATGAAAAGATAATTAGTGGTGTTGATATATTTGACGACGTACTCGGTGGTGAAGACCTTGGAATATACGGAGGTGATGGTGATGATCCAGATGGCGATGGCGATGATGAAGAAGCTGAGGGTGGAGGTGATGAAGATGACCCCGAAGGTGGAGGTGCATATGATGATTATTAAATATAAAATGATTTAGAGAGTAGTTTAGTATAACTATAGAGATACATATATCAATATATAAAATGGATGAATCAAACAGTGTAACGAACGTAGGTGGTGAAGCAACGCACAGTGAGAGATGCAAGAAATTGGCGAATACTGTACAATTTCTAAGTCAAACCGAATTAGAGGAAATGTTTAAAATGATACACGAGAATAATTGTGAATATTCGAAAAATAATAATGGTATTTTTGTGAATTTAGCGTGGATACCATTAAAATTATTAGAACAATTAGAGCAATATGTATTATTTTGTAATAAATCTGGCACAGAACTTAAAAAATACGAATCATTATGTGATGTATTAAATAAAAAATTACAGACAGATAAACATACTACTGCACATGGTACGCATGGCACGCACGGAAGCGCTAGCGCTGCTGCACGTAAACATCATAGTCATGCTACTGTAAACAAAAAGGATGTAGCTGTAGAAAACGTAGAACAAGAAGATAGCGAAGTATATGAGAAGACATTGAATAAGATTTCTTCTAGTATGAAATTCACATTATTAAAAAAGAAATTAGCAAAAGTAAATACACAAAATATAATTAATGAAAATGAATTAAAAACAGAAGATTATATTCTATAAAAAATGATATAAAGTTTATTTCAATTTATTTCTAAGGAGAGTAAGCAAGCGAGTAACTTAGCGAGTGACCTAGCGAGTGTACGCAATGGACCCTGATATATATAAATTGTTACCAAGTGGCGGAGACTTATGGAAAAACAAACATGCAAATGCTGATATATATTTACAAAATACTATACCTACTGTTACTCCTGTGGCGGAGGATACTGTCACGGCCAATGTCACGGCAAATGTAGCGGCAGAGACCATATCAGAAACCGTGGTGACTCCTGTGGCGCCAGTTAAAAAGAAAATTAAAACTCCATCATTGAAATTCGAAAGTGACCCCGTTTCAGTAGTCGCAGGAACTCCGATGCCAGTCACGCCAGTCACGCCAGTTATGCCAGTCACGCCAGTCACGCCAGTCACGCCAGTTATGCCAGTCATGCCAGTCACGCCAGTCACGCCAGTCACTTTAAATCATGAAAAAGAAAACCATGAAGGAAACCAGGGAGGAAATCAGGATTTCCCGTTGCAATATGAGGTATTTGAGTATATATTAATGAAGATAGATGAGGTATATTCAATTTATCCAAAGAGTTTAAAGGAGAATGCGAGTTCACTTTTGAAGAATAAATTAGAGAAAATAGTTACATCTGTTGATGGCTTAGTATTCTTTGGGCCACGTAAAACGCGAAGTATAATAGCGTGGCTCAGTGGTAATAGTATTACAGATACATCTGAACCAATTATAGCAGGTTTCCTCAGTTGGATTTTAGATGAAATAATAATAAGTGATAAGAAGAAGATACATTCTTCGATAGAATATAATTGGATTTTATATAAAAATGAGGTGAAGCGTGGTAAAGAAAGACGTCAAAATGTATGGATGATAAAAAAATGATTTAGACCGTAATACGATATAACATATATATATAAAGAAATAAGTATTTATTATGAATAGAGAAGATGGAAGTATCAAAAGAAAAAATGGAGACATTCCTCAAGAAACATGGCGAAATAGTCAAAGACAGATTAAACGATAATATAGAATGGACATTTAAATACAAATCTGATTATGCATGGTCATCCGAGATTTTTGATAATGTATTATTATATTTAAAATCTGACGAAGACTATGAAGAGGTTATACATCCTGATGTATTAATTGTCACACCTATGGATGGTGGCGCAGAATTACATATAAAAGAGGTTGCGCATATTTCTCGGTATTGTGTATCGGATAGTCCTACTACGGTTCCGCATGAGTTTTACAGAAATAATTTAATAGAGTCAGAAACGCTTCCGGATGAACTTCCTTTAGATATTGTTTCGCATATAATAGAAAAGCAATTAGCCGATAAAAATAGTGATTTAGAGTCGCAGATAAATAATTGGGAGACTGTAATAAAAAACTTTAGATTAATTAAAGAATTTGTATATACTAATAAAAAAACAAATGTTGCATATCGTATTACAATATTACGTGAAAGTGATGACCCCTTTACAACAATGAATGAGTCGAATGTATCGTTCGCGACTGTTCAATATGAATTTGAAACAATAATATTAGGTGATTTTGACAATACAGTAAATATAATAAACAATTGTGTTCGTATGATTCAATTAATAACAGGTCAGATGAATCCTCTTGCAAAAGTGCAACAATCAGAAGTATTAACGGAATATCACACTTTATTAAAAACAATAATAAAATTGCCTCAATGGCGTCGCGAAAGTGAATTGTCTACATTTTTCTTTGCGCCGAAACCGATTACATTAGAGATTCAGAATTTAATAGAGCCAAGTGCAGAATCATATGGAATACAGAGTATATATAATGGATATGCTGTTACGGATAAAGCGGATGGAGAAAGGATGCTTCTCTATATAGCAAAGAGTGGAATTGCATATTTAATAAATAATACATTAGATGTATATGACACGGGTCTTCACGTAACTGCTGAGAGTGCAAAGGAGACTTTAATGGATGGCGAATTTATAAATATGCAGACTCGCCGAGATAACAGTAATTATCATTTATTTGCGGCATTTGATATATATTTCATGGGTGGCAAACAGACTGTCCATTTGCCATTAATGGGTGGCGGTAGCAAGGGCGCGGCCGCAGCGGGTCCATCGGGTCCGGCGGGTCCATCGGGTCCAAGTAGTCTAAAGCCTTCTAGGAATGCCGCACTTGTTCAGATATGTGATAAGAAAATATGGAGTACGCGAGGAAATACGCGACACGTTAATATTGAAATAAAAGCGAAGGAACATATTGCGGTTCAGGGTAATTTGATGAAAGATGCTTGTCGTGCAATATTAACAAATGTAAAGAAATTGCCGTATGATATAGACGGTCTTATATTTACTCCAGCGGAATTGTCTGTATTTGGGTATTATCCTGGGAAGGAGGCGACGATAACTGATAATGTGAGATGGAATAAAGAGATGAAATGGAAGCCACCTGAGCAGAATTCTATAGATTTTCTTGTAGAGAAGGGTACAATGGTAAAGGACCGCATTACACAGAAAGAATATGTATCATATAAATTATTTATGGGATACAATGCAGTTCAATGGGAACCGATATCTGTATATGAGGGTATACGTCTTCGATATGAAAAAGGCTATATAGATACAAAGCGTTCTACGGTAGATTCTTATCGTGAGAAATTATTCAAACCATTGGATGCTACAAATGATATATCTATTGCTCATGTTCCTTTATCAGATAATGGTATGGGATTAGGCATATGTGAAGACGGTTCTCTGATAGAAAACCGTGCTATTGTTGAATTTACTTATGATAAATCTGCGGAGCGCGAAGGTGTTTCGCAGTCACGTAATTGGCGAGCATTACGTGTGCGAGATGATAAGACTCGCATTTTACATAAAACAGGTAAATTATCGAAGACTTTAAATGACATATCTGTGGCTATGAGTATTTGGCGTACAATTAATACGCCAGTGACACGCGAGATGATAATGGGAATAACACCTATATTAGATTCAACGATTCCTATAACATTAGAGGAGAGACTCTTGGGTGCCGATGATATATATTATGCTCGTACGATACCGCGAGAGCATAGGTTATCTGTGCATATGTTGAATTTTCATAATCATGGTATTAAGAAAAGGCTTTATGCGATGGGTAAAAGAGAGTCGCTTCTTGAGTTAGCTTGTGGTATGGCCGGTGATATGTCACGTTGGAGAGAATCTGGATATAATTTCATATTAGGAGTGGATCTTGTGAGAGATAATATAACGAATTCGCGAGAGGGTGCATATGCAATTATGTTAAAACAGAGTAAAGTCGTAAATGTAACGATAGAAGGTGTAGAGAAGCAGATATATCCTGATACTATATTTGTAGTAGGAGATTGTAGCTTACCTATATCTAATGGTAAAGCAGCTGAGGGTATTGATGAAGAATCAAGACAAGTATTGAAGGCATTGTTTAAGAGTGTACCACAAGGACTGTATAATCGTATGTGGACACAAAAGAAAAACGATATATTACCACCGCAATTGATGGGTAAAGTAAGTAATTTATTTACAGTTGTATCGACAATGTTTTCTATACATTATTTCTTCAAGACTGAGGAGACACTGAATGGATTTTTAAATAATGTATCATCGAATTTACGCAAAGGAGGTATTTTCATATGTACATTTATGGATGGTAAATTGGTCCATCAATTACTTTCTGGGTCGGCATCTGGTATAGTAGACGGACGTAAATTAGATGCAAATGTGCCAGTATGGGCGATTATAAAGAGATATAATGAATTTGGTGAGCGTAATTATTATGGAAAGACTGTTGATGTCTTTATAGAAAATACGAATCGTTTAATTCCTGAATATTTGGTAGATTTGGATACACTTATAACCAAGGCTGAGTCATTTGATTTAAAACTGGAGAACACTGCATTATTCTCTGAAGATTTCGCGACATTGAAAGCGGGTATTTCGAGTGATGTAACAAAACGTTCGCGCCTTGATTTAGATATTCTAGAATTAGATAAAGACCCAGTACAGACGCAATTTAGCTTTTTAAATAGATGGTGTTGTTTTAGAAAAATCTAGAGGAGAAAAACAAAAAGAAAGATATACGGCACTTAAACATAATTCATTTTTATATTTTATCATATTATTTTCATATTTTATATCCATAATGTTTTTATATGAATTAGCATGTAATTCTGGTTTTGGCGATCGTATTTTAGATTTAATATCAATTTTGGTAATATCACGTATTTATGGTAATGATATATGTGTTAAATGGAATCCCGGGAATAAATTTCCGGGATTTAACAGGACATATAATACGAATCTTTTCACTATAGATAGATGCCATTGGGCTAAGGAGGAAGACTATAATAAATTTATAGATATTCAAAGTATAATTGGAAAAGATAAGTGTATATGGGGGAATTATATGTTTCAATTCATGTCTAAAGGTATTATTCAAAATCAAATATTTCCTATAAATACATTTTGGGGAACAACAAGTATAGAGAGAATCGCTGATGTATTACCATTCTATGGAATACAGAAATATGATATTAAAGATGTATATAATGTATATTATCAAGTTACACATAGCATAAAACCTTGTCAAAAAATAGAAGATATATTAAATAAAAAATTTAATATTTATTCAATAGTGGAACCTATAGGAATACATATAAGACTGACGGATAAGTGTGTGGAAAATCCGGATCCATTTACGATGTCTCGCGGAGACTATCTTGAAATTCTCAGAAAATGCCGCGAGTTTGTAGCTACACACAGAGGAACATATTTTGTATGTAGCGAAGATAAAATAGCCCGCCGCGAAATGCAAGAATTCATTCTTGAATCAGGAAATGAAATTACAGGCACTCTCGAAAATCCATATGGCATTGATAGCATTGATAGCAGCGATAGCGGCGATAGCGGTGATGGTGGTGACGGTGGCGACGCCTTATCTGAAGATGAGTCTGCTTTATTAGATTTCTTTGCTCTTTCGCGTTGTACTCTTATATTACAATGCACGAAGTATTCTACATTTTCAATAGCAGCTTCTTTAATTAATAGAATTCCACTCATAAACTTTTATGGATACGAAAATAATGCATTAACTATATGGAAAAATACAGCAGATATTAGAATAAAATAAATAATAAAAATAAAAATAAAAATAAAAAATATAAAAATAATAAAAATTGAATTGGATAATAAAAATATGAGATATAAAATATGCCCCCTGAGATTAAAATCATACGTAGAGGTGCAAAAAAACAAATAGATAAAGCTGAAAAAGATGGTTGGAGAATCATTGACGTTACTTCGAAAGGCGCTTATTGTAAGTTTTCTCCTTTTTACCCTCATGGAAATATTCCAGTTCCGGGAATGGACAATGTTTTCTCAGAGTCAGTGGAAGGGATATGGCAAGGACTTAAAGTCTTCGAGAATTATGAATATGACACTCGGAAATTTCGAATTAATAATATGAAAAAAATAAAAAGAATGGCAAGTGAATGGAATGGTCTTATATTGGGATTTTCCTATGGAACAGGACAAACTATACTTGATTATGTATCTGCAAGGAAACTCATTTATGTTCCTTCATATACATTTGTCCTAGATACATATCTCCAAGAAGCACTCGAAGAACTGAAATCATATCCAAAAATAGTACTTCTTGATTATGATATTAATGAAGATATTGAGAATACAAGTTCACCATTATCTCATGCATCTCTTATTAAGAACCGTTTACTTAATCAAATATAATTCTTAAATCTAATTCTTGTAAATCTAATAATTCTTGTAAATCTTGTAAATCTAATAAATCTTGTAAATCTAATAAATCTTGTAAATCTAATAATTCTTGTAAATCTAATAAATCTAATTTTTATATACGTTTCTCACTCAGTCAAGCAATTTATTAAGTTCAACAAGACTCTCCGCTGCACGATAAGGAATTCCATTTAATTTTGGTCCTTCAATCCATGTGGTCGCGAAATACTTAATGAGCATGCGCAGATTCTTAATTGTCTGACTACGGCATAGATAAATATATACCGTTTTGTCATTGATTACTGCATGTTTATGACGCGTCACTTGAATATTGCGCAATTGCACAAGATGAAATCGAATTATCGGCGCATATTTAGCATCCGCTTCCTTATTAATAGTATAACGCTGTGTATCCATATCAAATGTTGTAGTATCATTATAGAATTTCAATAGGAAATCACGCATGGTCACAATAGATGTATGAATGATATATGTAGGGTCCATATCAATGCCGCGAGAACTCTTTGGCAACGTCAATTTTACATCAAACTCTTTGATATAATCATTAATCTTATACGTTGCCTTCTGTTTCATATAGACATGCAGCATATTGTACCAAGGATTCGGATTGCCAATGTCGTGGTCCTCTTTCTGAACAATCGAATCTATAGATACTTTCAGCATTTTCCCTTCATTTGTGCGAACAATGAAACCATATGCATCTGGTGCAGTATAGAGATACTGAATAGCAATATCTGGTGTAGCGAATTTAGTCGGATAAATAATCTTCATTCCGGAAAATGGTTGATGAGTCAAATCGTCATCAACATATGATGTACGAGAACGCGTAACAATATGCACAAGTTTCATATAATTCTCTCCTAGTGTACTCGTGTAATTCATTACATGACTGTTCTGATGATGTACTAGGATAAATGCATACGCCTTCTCGGTATCAAATGTGCTATTTGCAAATGCCTGGCGCATAGTCATTGACTCTTCTTTTGTCGTTGGAACACTTGGCGCATCTGTAATATTTGCAATAACTTCGTCAAGCATTGTTCCATGTGTCTTTGTAGGATGGAAATAGCGAGAACTGTCAATTGTAGGACAACTCGTGGTCCCAAAGTACCAGATTCCTTTGTAGTAATAAACAGTCACAACGGTTCCTTCATAACTGCTCTCAATAATGTCGGTGTCTTTCATTACTTTCTTATAGTCAGTGTCAGAAATGCGGTCGGGAATGGAATGAGTATATGTCACGACAATATTCTCTCCTTCAGGAGCTGAGAAATCGAGTACAATACTGCGGCATTGATCATACAATTTCTGAAAATGACGAACATCCATACGTTTATATGTATTGTGCAGGAGAATCAGATTCTTATTGGCAAAGAACTTCTTAACCTGGAGTGCAGGCCAGAAACGATACTTCTTTAGAACATAGACAATTGTTGAAGAAATAGAATGCGAAGACTTCTTCTTTGTGACCGTCTCTGCACCTTCTGCCACCTCAGATACCTCTGCCGCCTCAGCTACCTCGGCCGCCTCAGATACTTCGGCCACCACTTCCATAGATACATCATCATCACCGCCTCCCTCTTGATTCAATGTTACCAAGAGTAATTCATTTTTAATTGTATTAATCAGTTCATTAATACATCCTGGAACCTTTGATTCCATATTTGAATATGAATATTCTCTTAACGTGTACTTTCGTGTTATAGATAATAAAAAGGAAATCCTTAAATCAAATTTTATTTATTCTTTAATCACCGGTTCAACATATTGATTGAACAAAACTTGTCCGACCTTAACAGATGCAGATTCTTCAGTCTCTTCCTTATTGTTAATTTTATCGCGCATTTGCATCATATATTCAAAATGACCCATATCGAAATTACCCTTGCATGCCATCGTGCAAAGAAGTGCATGATGTTTCAAGAAATCCGGATATAATTTCTCGAAATGTATAAGTCGCTCTTTTTCTGGTAAGGTAGATTGAACTATTTCACTAATTATAGAACGTATTTCAGAAGTCGGGAAAGCATCAGATAAAGGCTCAGACTTAGAACGCTTCATTAAAAATATACTATATAACTTCAATATATTAAAATCCTTAAATAATACAGAATAATGTCCTTGACCTACAGTTTTATTGATTATAAATCTCCAGTGCCCTGCCCCGAAAGAAAAGTGAATGGTGGATTATATACAGGAGAAAAAGCATATGGTCCATGGGGAAATTATCCAGTTGTCCCCGAAACACATATTTTAGCACAAAATTTACTTTCCGCAGACCCTCCACCACTCGCAATAAAACAACCAGCCAGTTTTGAACGTCCCGGGAATAATCATGTTATTCTTCCTTATCATATTCAACCCGATAAAAATCTAAATATTAGATGCATTGGCAAATAAAAGGTCGTGAGGTCGTGAGGTTGGGCCACTAAATTTTAGGTTTTTTTAATTCCAATTTATTTTCAGCAATTACTTTGCAAATATATTTATAAGCATTATCTACCTGGTCAAATGCATTTGCACCCGTAATAAGAATTTTACCACTGTCAAATATGGATACTGTTACTTTTTTACAATCGCCATTACCACTCCCCTTCCCTTTCCCATAACATGTTTTTGTACAATTACATACACCGTTGTTTTGAGGATTCATTATATTCCAGAAGAATTGCAATTTAACACCAGGATATGTAAGTGGCTGAAAACTACATGCATTATTATATGTATTTGAAATCAATAGATGATGCAGATTTTTCCTGCGAATTTTAAAAGGTAACCCGAAATCACTGTTAATCATACGAATAATAAATGAATCCGGTTTAATATTATTAATATCAGCTACAATTTCAAATCCAGATTCCGAAATACGCTTTACTTCTTCGCCAATAATTGTTACTATTTTGAGACCATCTTCATATGTTTTAATACCAGTCATTTGAATATTTCCATTCTTAAAGAGTTTAATATTTGGACTGTAATTATCACGGAAATAATAATACATCGTTACTTGATTGTCAAAACTCTGTTTCCCTTTTTCGTTTATTTTTTTCTTCTTGGGATATACACCACGAGTCTGTCTGCCAATCCCACCCTCCTTCTTGTCCATTATTTCTACCCAGATAAAACCATCATTCTTAATATTTACATTTGTAAAAAAAATCTGTAAATTAATTGATGTATTCAAAGTCGCATTACAAGTAATTGTAGATACAACGTATTTTGATGGACTATCATCTTCTGGTGTAATTCCCGTCTCAACTTGTGCCATCCCCGTTTCTACCTGTGTCGTCATTGGTGCCATCGTAGGTACCGTCGTGAGCGTCGTGAGCGTCGTCATTTGTTATAGTTTTTGCAGCGTGCAATATATTAAGTAATAATTTCCTTAAGTACTTATCATTTTTTGTTCAGGCATGAGTTTCGATATTTTCCCTATTTTTGATGTTGTCTTTGGCATTTCTTTATTTTTCTCTAAAAATGATGTATTTAATATCTCAATCTGTGATGTTATATGTATGAATGGTGGTATATTCATTACATATGTCTTTAAGAATCCTTTATGAGAATTTCTGAAATCCTCTATTGTCATAGGTCCATTAAACATATCTAATAAATATCTATTCGGCGAAGGTCTAATTGGTGTTTCTAAACCATAATTTTTCGCTAATAATTGGATCCAGCTATGTATCTCCCATGCTCTGTCACAACCCATATTTATTGAAAAATTATATGCAGAAGCACATTCTAATGAACAGAATGACCCAAATAATGTGAAATTATTATGAAATACATCATATCTTACCGGCATGCCATATTCAGTATTTATAATATTATGACAACACCAATAACAAATAATTTCATGATGAGTATGTAATTTATCTGTCGTAATTTCTAATTTATCATTTTCAGATATAAATGTATTGTCTTTTATATACGGTGTCGGGTCATTATATAATGGCATTTTACTTTCATCATCCTTTATTAACTGTTCTACCCTCTTCGATGGTATAGAAAGTTGCATCACTATCGGTGTAGTTATCTTGTTTTCTATCTCTTCTGTCGCGGCGACGGCGGCCACGCTACCACTCCCGGCGAGCGAAACAACCGGAATAGATACAAGACATGTGCCACCCTCATGGACACCCCCTTCCAGGACACCACCACCTTCTAGGACACCCCCTTCCAGGACACCACCACCTTCTAGGACACCCCCTTCCAGGACACCCGTCCCTTCAACTTTCACTTCTTGTGCCGCCGCCACTGCAGCAGCCGCCTCAGCCGCCGCTAACTCTTTTTTGGTTTTTCTTTTAGGAGGCATCCTATTTTATATATAAATGCAATAAACCTTATATACTGATTTTTAGTATGTCTTTTGCATTATTCCATTCAATCCATTTAATAGTGTATTCTTAACTCCTTGTATAGGGCTGTAAGGACCACTGGGGCCACTTGAGTTTAATTGCGCACTCGGGTCCTGACTTATATTTCCGCCACCAATAATACATTTAGTACGAATCTCTTTTAATTCTATTTGTAATTTATTATATGAATCTAAAATTGAATATATTACCCATACTAATAAAAGAATTACTATTATTGTTATTAAATTCATTTTCTATATATTATATTTATATTATATTTCATTTATATTTCAGTTATAGTTATATTTCAGTTATAGTTATAGTTATATTAACTTGTAAATACCATTCCGCCAGATCCACCAATGACGCGGAAAATATTATAATATAATGAATATACTGATATTTCATAATCAGAACCGTCAGATGTAGGATTCGTTGTTATATATAATTGTATTTTATTTATCATAGATGCATTAAATGAACCAGATGGTTGTAACTTCTCTGGATATAATGCAAAACTATATGAATATATTCCTTCACGTGGACATGTCGTATGATACTGATATGGCTGTAATAAATTAAAATATGCTCCTGGTTTATCTTCAAAACGTTCCGCGCCATTCCATAATATTTTACCTGTATTTAACGTTGGATAATTTGCATTCTCGGGAGTCGCTCCAGTATAATTACCCCAATCATTGTATAAATTTGCACTGCTTCTTCTTAAAATCCATATAAATTCTTTTATCGGATTCGCAACTATTATATCTACAGTTGATTGAGCATTTTGTGTAATACCACTGAGATTCGTACGATATACTCTTTCTATTAAATAATCTGCACTTGTCGCAGCAACCGTATTTCTTTCAACTGTATCTAAAAATATATAATTACATTCTAAATATGCATTTAAATCAACCGTAGCAGCCCCGCCACCTCCATATTTTATAAAACGCGAAATTGATACATCTCTCCCATCATAATATGGAAGTGCTCTATACCCATTGGGACTATAATATTGACCAGATACAATATCATATATTTGATATAAATCTTCTGCACCTCTGAATTCTATTGTTACGTTTATTGTCTGATATTGAAGCGCTACAAGTGGTAAAGCTAACGCGGGATTCTTGCAGAACCAAAAATCAAGTGGAACATATAATATTTTACTCGGTATCGAAGGAGTCGTCGCAGTCGCTTTAGGATAATAAGAATACTTAAATCTATTATCGTTTAATATAACTAACGGATTCAATGACTTGGGTCCTATAAATTCCTCAGTATTTCCCGTCATCCTTTGATACCCATATTGTCTATCAGTCGATAATGTCAATTCATTCCATATATCAAGCCATTCACCCCATCTCTGATCAATAAGTTGTGTATCAATGCTCACCGAATATGTATATAACATATAATTAGCTACATTCGGAATCCATCTGAAACGCATGTCATCTGTAATATTATCTGTAATATTCGAATAAATCGCCGGTAATTGAAAAGATAGAAATATATCTGATAATAAATCCCCTACGCGACCTATCTTTGACGTAAAAGTACCATGGACAGTCCCATTTAATGTAGGAGACGACGCAAATGTATTTCGAACACCCTGCATCGAGAAATTTGTATGCCGACGAAACACCTGCTTGTAATATGACATTTCAGGTGATATAGTTATATATTGATCTTGTGTGCCAACGGCAAGTAATTGCATGAGCCCTCCAGCCATTGTTTTGGTATTCTATTGTTAATAAATATATAATAAATGCTTTATATCATATCTATAACATGCCGCTAATCTATAAGATAATAATAAGATAATAATAAGATAATAATAAGGATATATTAAGATAATAATAAGATAATAATAAGATAATAATAAGATAATAATGAATTTTAAAATAGTTATTCCTTCTTATTGTCGGTCTCATATTATTTGCGATAAAACCCTTAGAGTCTGCTGCCAATTAGATTCTATACCTCAACAGTTGATCTATGTCTTTGTACTTGATTGTCAGAAAAATAGCTACAAAGTTGAGGTAGAAAAACGAAATTTCGGGGATATAAATTTAATTTCCGCGCCGCCTGAAATTCCACCCGGTCTCCATCATATGCGAAATTATATTACACAGTATTTTCCCGAAGGTGAACATCTATTACATATGGACGATGATATCGATGATATATTAAAATTATATATTGATGAATCTATAACAGATCCCAAAAAATCAACACGGTATCGACTATTCTCATGCTGTAATTCGAATCCTATGGGACAGGGGCAAGGTATCATTTCGATATTTAATAATGCATTTAAAATACTGCAAGATGAACATATTGGTCTTTTTGGAATATATCCTGTTGCAAACGGATATTTTATGAAAGACCTACCAGATGTCACATATAGTCTTCGATTCTGTGTAGGCACTCTATGGGGATGTATAAATGACCATTCAATTATTATTCAAATTGAAGAAAAAGAAGATGTAGAACGTACACTCCTCTCTTTCCAAAAATATAATAAAATACTTAGATTAAATAATATTACTATTAAAACCAAATATTATAAAACAGAAGGCGGTATGCAAACCGAATCATCTCTAGATAAACGAAAAGCCGCAGCAAAAGCATCTTGCACCTATTTACTTGAAAAATATCCAAAATATACTAAATTATATACATCAAAAAAATCAGGAATTTATGAAATCAAATTATCTAATTAAATTGTGTCGCGCTTGATGTTAAAATACTACTAGCACCTGCCGCAGAATATGTACTTGTTGCATATGTAGGACTTGTTGCACTTGTGGTATTATCATATAATAAAGAAGTTATAAATTTCTTAGTGAATCCTGCTTTGTAAATAGCATTGATTTGGTCAGCATTTAATGCATAATTATAATATGTTAAATTAGCCATAACAATCTCCATTGTATTTGTGGTCGGAAGTTTAGAGTATGCTCTATTTTGATTAGTATTAACATCATTGATTATAGGAGCAACAAATAGATTTCCATTATTCATTTTTATAGAATTTGTCTGATTCCATCCGAAACTGAGTGAATTATATGATATATATGTATCTAATTGAAGAGTCGTATTTATATATATGCGTGCTCTTATCTTATCACGAATAGATATAGGATCAGACGGATATGTATCTTGTAAAGTAATTGTTACTAAGAAAAATTGTTTTTGTAATGTTGCCTGAGTTAAACCTTTAATAGCAACTTTATAGGAATTCATTTCTTTCCAATTTGTTGATGCAGTATTGGTGCAAGTATTCTTAGCGTTTTCTATCATTGCATCTGGTCTGAATGTTGTATTAAATTCTACTGATAATACATCGCCGTTGTTCTCCAATTTTACTAGTGGACTCTTTATTAATACATCTGCCTTGGATTGATTTGGTTTATTTGCTACATCATTTAAACTTCCATAACATAACCCTTTGTAAATACGTGCAACTTTTTCACCTCTCACAAATAATACAACCGGTTGCAAATATTGATCATCAGTTTGTGCATTTGCTGTAGGAGAACCTGCATATGCGGTATTATTCATTGACGGAGTAAGAGCAGTAACACTACCAGCAGTACTGTTCGGTAAAAATGTTAAGCCTTGGTCAGTATAGAGAGGACTCGATCTTGGCGGTGGCAACGGTGGTGAGCCTGATGTTCCTCCTTGAGGAAATACACCACTAGACTGACTATAATCTAAATATAACCAGAAACTATAACTCATTTCCGCACCGGATTTTTGATTTACTGAATAAGAAATATCTAAGAACGATGGGTCTGACGGGTCTGATGTACTAAATCCAGTATTTCCAGTTGCGGCAGCATACGCACTTTTTAAATCATACATCCCATTGAAAATAACAACTTGCTTATGTAATTGACTATTTTGTGTTAACACTTTTATCTCTTCGGAATTATAAACATAAAATGCTATTACTAGTAAAATAAGTAGTAATCCAATCGCCGCAATTATTTGTAAAAAATTACCTAACATGTATTAAAAACTCTATACTTGTAAAAGAAAATGATTAAGATAAAATTTATTTAACTTAAAGGATATACTGGGCTGCGAACTCCATACGGTGGTAACCCCATTTTAGCTAATAAATTATCAATTGGACCTTTCAGGTAATTATTATACACATCTTGTGCATTTAAATCATAATTGAAGAATTGAATCTTGGATATAAGTCCGGAAAATCCAGCCCCATTTGGAGTTGATAAAGATCCGCCTATGTAAATATCACCCTTGTGGTCCAAATCAACAGTTGATATATTAAATGCTGGTGTTACTGTTTGTAGTGAAGCTGTATTAACATTTGCGGCTGTTGGAGTAGCTACACTGTTATTTGTTATCTGTACTAAGGAACCAGTATTATCTACAATACTTGAGATGCTCGGCACTCCTGTTGTGGAATATGATATATTAATATTTGGATCTTTTATTGTCACTGATGTCTGTGCATTTACCTGATTTTGTAATTGACCGTCCACATATGCTGTAATAGAACCACCGTTTAAGTCTTCATTTACAACAATACCGATATGAACCCATCTTTGAAGTGGCACGTAATCTACCGTGATTCCGCGAATTGCATTCAAATATGCAAGACTTGCTAAAGTATTTGGAGGATTTATATTTTGTGTGACAACTGCATTATTAGCATTTATTGGGGAGGGTGTTGTTAATGGTAATGTCGGGTCAGTGGCACTATATGTTCTAAGTGTAGAACCACCACTTGTTGTCGCAGGAATTGTATATGTTGGATCAAATAATCCTGCGGCATTTGTAGACCCCCATAAAGTAGGAGAATCAGTGGCAGTAGATGAAAATAAAACGTGTAATTTATTAGAATATGCATCTAAATATACATATGGACTGGCATGTGTAAAAGTATCGTTTTCTGTTCCACGATGGAATACATGTCTGCGAGAACCACTGTATTTATTGATATCATATATGTAAATCCAGAAACACATAGATGAACGATTGCCATTCAGGGAATTTGGTATGTTTGTCCCCGAGATTTTAGTTTCTTGAGTTCCAAGAACCGGCATACTTGTTCCTGGCAATAAGTAATAATTACGACTATTTATTGTACGATTTATTAAATAATATAATATATATGCCGTTAAAAGTGCAACAAGTGCACCAACCACAAGCATAACAACAACACTGCCACTATTCGTTGACGAGAACTGTTTGATATTTTCAGTAACACTTTTAACACTCTCAGTTACTTTTGACACTGTTTCAGATGCGTTCCCAGTTAAATTAGAAACGGCATTTGATACTTCGGCAATCTTCTCGGATGCTGCAGAAACACCTTCGGGAGCTTTTTCTTCAGACATTAACTTTACTTATAAATCACGTAGAAAACTTTTTTGATTTTTTCTTCTTTTTCTCATCAAACGGTAATTTATGAATATTACCTATATTCTCCCAAGGGAAAACACCAGAATGTAAAGATATCATATTCTTTTTCCTTAATGATAAATAATTAAACAATTTTGTGAAATTATCCTGATGTATTACATCCTTTTTCTTTATCGGAAATGTATATAATAAAATCACTAATGATGTAACATATTCTAGCGGTATTAATACATCATTTACACGGCCTTTATAAAAATACATCATTCTATCCCATTCACATAATGATTTCAGTATTTTTATATAACACTGTTCTTTATTTTTCTGTAATCCTTTCCGAATGTTAAATTCATTTATTATATTCTCGTGAAATCGCAATGGATGCAACCATGCATCTTGATCCAATATCAAGCGTATCTTATCTTTGGGCAAATCATTATATAAATTACACACCTCCGGTACACTGTTTATTTTCGTACTCTCATACCCCTCTATTTTCATTATTATAGACGATATATTCCCATCGCATTTCTCTATTGTTTCCAAAAGTATATCACATTGTATATTTGGATATTTCCCGCGCATATAAATTAAAATATCGGCATCATCCGGTTTATGCAAAAGAATTATTTCGAAATTCGACAAAGATTTATAATCCTGCAAATTATACGTTATTATAATTTTAATATCCGGCAATGTGTTCGAATCTATTAAGCTACATAATGCATTTATAAATGTCCGGTCCAATGACAAAAGTGCATCCAACTCATCTATTACTATTACTCTCTCTGCCGCCGCTCCTTCTTCGAATTGTGATAATAAATCAGATGATATCGCTTTCACTAGAATATCCTTGAATTCTTTATTATTTACACAATTATTACAATCAATTTTAACCATATATTTATTCGTTTCACGTATGGCCTCCTCGACTCCAATCGTTTTTCCAATACCAGAAGGACCAACAACTACAATAAAAGATTTATATGTCAACTTTTGTTTCGGAATCTTTTCGCGCTTTAACCATGATATCAATTGTGTATATCCTCGCGAATTTCCGACAAATCCGACCGGCAAAGGCGCCGCCATTATATTATTATTTTTATAAATCTTAAATGGAATCACAAATATTCTAAATAGCAACATAAATTATAGTAGCTATAAAGAAACAGAATATTGCAAGTATTGGGAAAAACACACACGGCGCTAATATAGATTTACCTTGAGTTAATCCTATTCCGAAATCCTTTGGTTTACCATCATTTGTAAACATTATCGCCGGTTTAATGGCAAACAGTAACAGTATTATTAATAAATACAGTACTAATGCGACTATCCATCGTGGTAAATGGATTTGACTTCGCATTTTACTATAACACTATAAGCAATATAGAAAATATTTACTTCTTTGTGTGAATTAGAGTTATGGATAGTAGATTCATATGTATGATTCTTTTTATATTATGTATAATACTATTCGAATGTTACCATAAACCAATAGAATACTTCGATGGCACCGCTGTGCCCGACGTGCCCGCAGCGACCACTGCTAATTATATGGTATTTACAACTTTTCAAGACAATAATAGTGTTTGGATTATTAATAATATTAAGGCCAGACTTCAAATAACGGAAATATCTCAACAAGACCCAAATGCCTGGTCACATTTTAAGAGTACTGCTCAATCGAATCCACTGCAATTATATAATGGGAGTTCACTCTTTGTTTGTGATCCATACGATTATGACCATGATTTCTCGAAATTTAAAGTCATCGGCACAAGTGATAAAGGGTATTTTATCGGATTAACATCTCCGCAAACCGGATTCCATATGTCTTGTATATTAGATATAATTGATAAAACCGTTGGATATTTTGACCATTCGGACTTGTATTTTATAAAAGCAATAATTAATGGATATCGTCTAGATAAATCGCGCATTCATCTTAAACAACTTTATAAAACTGATTATATTGATCTGGGATATACATTAAAATCCGTCGTAGATGTTATCATAACATTTGTTATTCCCGGCAGTACATTTTGCTCTATTATACAAACGAGTTCGACCGTGGCGTCATCATCCGCCTTAGCGTCAGCCTTGGTGTCCGCATCTGAGTTGCAGGCTATTTCCATTATGGGTTTCGGTAATCTTGACTGGGAACGATTAAGACTCTTTTATCCTTATACTACGAAGGAAAGCGTGCCAAATTTATCACAGATTCTTTTAGGCAGCAGTGGTGCCAATGCACTTGTTATGTCACGTGAAGAAAATACATTTCTCCCATCGATGCGTCTTAATGTAATTCAATTATATGATACTGCACATCCTCCACAAATTGTCGAAGAATTTATTACACGTTTAAATAATGACTCTACATATTATGACCCATCATATAGATGCTACGGAGATTCCAACATTGATAATAAAGCATTATGCGATTCTCCTTATGACGTTATAGGACATCCAAAAGTAAGATACACTGTATGGGATCAACCATGCGTTGTCGATACAGATTGTCCCTATTTTAAAGCGGATATCAAGCGAGGTGGATGTTTACAAGGTGGTATATGTGAATTTCCTGTAGGCGTCAAAGGTATAGGATTTAGAAAAAACATAAATACCGGGCAATTCGCGCCTTTCTGCTATAATTGTGATAACGCCTATGATACGACATGCTGTGGTGGCGACAATGCTGCACATTCCGATTTAGTTTTCCCAGGAGATACCGATGTCAGGAAGAAATCTGGACAAAAATTAACATTACCTATTACATAGAAGGATATACACAAAACAGAATGTATACATATTTTTTTATAGGAATTTTCATAAGTTTTGTAGCTACATTTTTAATTTTAAATTTTACAGGTGCGGGCCGAGAAACCTTCAGTGTTGTCGGATATAATGATACTATTACCTATGTTAACGTTAATGATGATGCAAGTGGAAGAGCACACATACAAGATTCAATAATGATAAATGATGATGTTAAATATAAAAAAGCATTCTATTATGAATATGATAATAAAACATATGAAAAGAAATTAAAACAAATCTTCATTAAAGACAATAACCCTTGTTTTAATGAAAATGACTGGTATACTTATGGGAATACCCCTGCAAATGCCCCCGGGAATACCGGCGACGCTGCATTATTAGAAAAACAGCCGGATATATTATTAGCATATGATAATTGTATAAATGAATTTAAAAATGAATTAAATAATACGACAGATATGACAGGTACGGCAATTATGTTATTACCCGATCAGAATAAAGTACCTATACAAGTTGTTCACGATGTTCTTCTACGCTATAGAAAAAATAAAAAACCCGAATTGAAACATACCTATTCATTTGATATAGAATTAATATTATATAGACAATCGAAATATCAAGGGAAACATATCGGCATGCGCGTTATTTATGACAATGACAAAAATTCTTTAAATGTAGCTAATATTGCTGTACTTGGTGTAGTATCAGAAGATAGCATAGGAATGTTTCCAGTTGTTGCAAATAACCCTTTTGATATCCAACAACTAACCACAGATTCCACAACATATCCGCAAATTATACCATCTGCGGATTATTCATTAGTTTCCGACAAAACAGGTAGTTCATTCTGGAAAGCTACAGGATATGATAAGGCTACTATTGATACACTCAAGAAACGCGCTGCATTATCTATTACTGATATTGCTGTTACAAATTCTGTTCATTCTTAAAACTCTTCTTTTCTGTTTTTTTATAATGTTGAGATTATATTTAGGAAATATGGCGAAAGTTTTTGCATCTGGTTCATGTAGATTGGTAATAAGTATACATAATGGAAGAGGGAAAATAGAGCCGATCCATTCTATGTTTTATAATTTCATTGGAGTAAATTTTCTCGGAAAATTGCACAATACAAAACAACATATACAATTTATTAAATGGATAAATGATGAAATACAACTCCCTCAAGATATATTAAATTCTTTTCTAACATCATATTCAAACGCTAATGAGATAGAGGATAAACAATTAATTCCTGTTAAAAAACAAAAAATAAAAGATGCATTTAATTCTTGTGATTATTATATTTTTGAAATATGTTCTATAAAATTATATGAAAAGAATGGATATCAAGTTCAGTTTGAACATACAAATGATTATAATTGTGTTTTACAATCTGAAAATGATTTATATGACGATTTAAAAATACTTCAAAATCTAATTCCTAAAGGGAAAAAAATAATATTTCAAATACACTTTAGACCAAATATTATATACAATGACGTTTCAAAAACTATTGATAAAAGAGAAATAATTTATAATGTTGTTAATAAATTTTGTAATACAAATGATAATGCGTATTTACATGATCCGAGTGATATATTGAAAATAAATAATAGTTTATTTGATGGAGATACACATTTTACGCATACAGGTCATGAAGTAAATTTCAATTATATTTATGATAAATTTTTGCACTGTTAGATTAGATATTCTAGACCTTTTAGACATTTTAGACATTTTAGACATTCTAGACTTTTGAAATTGTAAAATAAACGATTATTATAATAATATAAACTGTATATATAATGGTAATGCAAATGCTAAATCTACAAATTACTGATAATTTGATAGAAAAATCTTTTATGTTTTCTTATTTAGCGCTCTTTGGCTTGACTCTCATTACATTTATCGAGGCTCTTAAAACAGAAAACGTGCGTATTCGTCATATTCTCAATCTTGAAACAAGTGTATCTCTTGTAGCTGGATTTGTCTATGGCATTTTCTATGATATGTTGCAGAAAAAGACACTTCAATTAGATAAAGTCACTGAATTCCGCTATATGGATTGGGCTATAACAACACCTATGCTTCTCTTAGTGCTCCTTCTCTTCTTAAATTTCGATAATAGACGCGAAGTCCATTTCTCCGTCTATTTTACTGTACTTCTTCTTAATTATACTATGCTTATTGCGGGATTTTTAGGGGAAACGAAAACAATCGACAAAAATAAAGCAGGTGCCGTCGGATTTATAGCATATTTCGCTATGATAGCATTTATATGGTATCTCTTTATTCACAATAATCCGCGTAATACCAAAAATAATCTTGTATTTACTGTATTTGCAATAGTATGGTCATTCTATGGTATAGCATATTATACCGATGTAAAAACAAAGAATTTAATGTATAACACTCTTGATGTAATGTCCAAAGCAATGTTTGGAATATTCATATGGTTATACTATGGAAAAGTTATTAGTTTCAGTCAATAAATCGATAAATCAATAAATCGATAAATCGATAAATCGATAAATCAATCATCAAGTCTTTCATCATCTCTATCATAATCTGTAGCTAGTTGTGCGAAATCTGCTTCGCCGCGTTCATCTTCTGTATGTTGTATTTCAGGGCCATTTATATCTCCTGTCCCGTCAAGGTTTGCTGCTGAAGTACCCGCCGCGCTTCTAGGAATGTCAACTTTGAGTCCAAAGCGTTTCATATCTTTTAATAAACGTCTGTCATCATTAGATAATTCATCTTGATAGTCTAATTTGACATTCTTCTCTTCTTCGCGCATCTTTGTAATATAATTTTGTATCTCTACAGTGGTCATCATACTATTCGCTTTTGTATATTCAATAATATAGTTATAATTATTGGTATTAATCCTTTCCATAATACTTGTAGAAATATTTGCAGGTAGTATAAAATTATTAATATTATTTACTCTTCCTGGTAATGCTAAAACAACCGCAAATGCATAAATATATATAGGATGACCCGAATGAGATATCCTCGAAAGAGTAGTTTTTATAGTCTTTATAATATCTAAATACTCTTGGACTGTACCACCGCTCGCCCCGCTGCCACTCCCGCTCGCCCCTGCCCCGCTCCCACTTGCCGTGCCTCCACCAGCGACCCCAATAATTTGCTGCAAGTTTGTAGCTATATATGCAATAATATTTAATATATTTAATTCTGTTTTATTATCGTTTATTGCTTTTTTAATTGCCTCTTTCTTTTTATTACTTAAAGTTCCATATAATCTATCTATTGTATTATTTAAGAATTCTGTTGCATATAAAATACCTTCATAATCTTCTGATAATTTGTTTAATACACTTGCCGGTAACCATATATCATTTGCCATTAATTTGTATTTCTCTTCAGCTACAATTTCGCGTTTCTCTATTTTCATAATAGGCGCCTGCGCCGCTTGCGCTCCTTCTTCTACAAGCTGTGCTGAAGCGGCGGGACTTGGAATAAACATTCTATATTTGGGGCGGGCTATTGTTAACCATCTGTCTTTCGCCAATAATTCCTTTAATCGCCATAATGGTTTCAATTCTTCTTTCCAGTCATTGTCGGCATCATAGCGATTACCTATAATAACCAGACAACAACCATGACCCCATGTTCCTAATTTCTTTATTTTTGCATTTGGTAAAAGTGTAGGGAGATATATATAAGATTCCACGAAATTGGCGAGAACATTTATAGATTCCTTCGCTTTAATTGCTCGAATAGTTTCCGCAATAATATCTCTTATTCTTTTTGTCTTATCTTTTTGTTTTTTCGATGCCGCCCATTTTTCTTTTAATTTGTTTATTTTATCTTCAAATAAAGTTGTTGATAAAGCTACCATATCTCTTCTTAAACTGTCAACTGAAGGTGCTACACCATGTACATCTGATGCGACTATTGACAAATATTGTAATATTCCGTGGTCTCGTGTATCTTCTACTGGTTGACCATATGGTGACCATGTATTTATATGTTCTATGACTCCTCTCAATATTGAGAAATTCAATTGTTTATCTATTGATTTCTCCAATAAATCAAGCCACCATATAGTTAGCGAAAGTCGTATATTATATTTACAGTCCTTCTTCCATTGATTATATATTGGTGGGTAAATCTTTTGAAGTTCATCTGAAATAGCAGTATTTGCAAGATCTTTTATATATTCTATGGCATCTTCGAGTGTATAAGAACATATTCTTTTTGCTATAATATTCGGTAATTCAGGCAATGCTTCGCATATCTCTTGTACTCTGGATAATCTTATTATATATACTTTTTGTTTATTAAAGAGATCTTCAATATCCAAAGGTAATCCACTTATATTCTTAATTTCTATTATATTCTTAATTATCTCTTCAAATATATCTCTAGCACCCTCTGATATATCTAATAAAAGTGGTGCATTTAAAATCTCATGAACCTCCTCAATACTATTATCAATAGTCGCGCTAATGATTGTATCACGGCCAGTAGAAGTTCCTCCTAATTCTAAAATACCGCCGTCCACATCTACGCCTCCAATGTTTAAAAACGTATTTTCGGTTTCCTCAAATATATTGTTTAATCCAGCAAAAGGGGATCCATCATATTTAGCAGTATTGTGACCTGCTTTAATTTCTGAATAATCTATCCATTTTGTTATATAAGCATTGCTTTTATCATCGATTATGGATTTTGAAATAAGAGTGTATAATTCCTTTTCTTTATCTATATTCTCAATCTGTGGAACATGAAATGCCGTTACATTTATATATAATTTTTCTGCAAGCATCTGATGCACAGTTATAACACGACTCTTAATTATCTTAGCAACATCATTTACAGACAATTCATTTAGTTCCACTTTCTCTGCCAATTTATATGGAATAGGTTCATCTTTATATTCGAATTTGTCTAGATTCTTTAAAGTAGTAATATAATTGCCAATTCTTTCTTCTAATTGTTTCTTTACCTCTTCACGTGCTAATATTAAAAATCTCTTATTATTTTCACGAACAGATTCCCAATAATTAATATTCTTTAATTTATCAATTCGGCCGTTCTCGCTCCTCTCGCCCCTCTCGCTCCTCTCGCCCTCTACCGCTTTTTTCTCTTTATTCTTCGTGACTTCCGCCTTTGTATCCTTAGTATCCTTTGTATCGATTATTGATTCTAAATGTTTTATAAGTATATCTAATTGTTCATCATTAAATTCATCAAGTATATAAGAATATCTATATAACAATGCTTTTAATTCATGTAAATCAGTAACTTGAGTTATAGTCTTTTCGATTACTTGCGATAAAGAAGGTAATACATATTCTTCAACCCAAAGACTATAATCATTTTTAGGATTATGGGTTTCAATATCTTGAGCTGCTAGCGCTGCTTGGGATGGCTGAGACTCTGCTTGAGATGGCTGAGACTCTTCTGGGGATGACGATTCGGGTGATGATGATGATTCTGTTTGTTCAGGTTGTTTAGGTTTTTGGGATGTGGTTTTGGGTTTCGGTTCATTCCATTTTATATATTTATATTTACTTTTGGGGTTTGAATATTCTTCTGATAAGTAATTTTCAGAAGTATATTTTGGCAAAACCCATCGGGCTCCTATAAAAGACATATCTTCAATATTATCAAAAGGCAGTAATTTACCAGTATCTCCTCCGCTCGCACCGTCATTTAATGTAAATAATATACCATTTTTAGGTACAAAAGAATATATATTTTTACCTTTTTCCCAAATATATGGTAAACTTAATTCCATAAGTTTTTGTTGTTGAACGAGATAATTTATAGAATTTGCAGCTCTATCGCGTCCTTCAAAATAGAGATTAATATCTTCAAAGTCATCGCGAATTACATCTAATTTTGGTAATGTATAATTACAATGTATTTGATGTGAAGTTCGCGATTTGTCTTCGAGTAATACAGATTTATGTAATTTTATGAAGGCTCGAGTGCGAATATCATCTGATAATAATTCATCTGTTTTAGTATATAAATCACTTTCGGAAAATGCCAAAAAACGAGGATTATCTTTTAATATTTCTTCGAGAGTTACATATTCTTTAATTTCTATTTCATCAAGAGGTTCATCTTCAAATATTAAATAATCTTCCTCCATTACTAATTATACCTTTAATAATTATGAAGAAAGTAACCATTGAGTTTTTATATCCTGTAAATAACTTAAAGATCTACGGCATTGTTCAGATAAAACCTCAATATATTCAGATTTATTCGTAGAATAAGAAGGCGAAACATTTATTTCCGCAGTTACAGCGGATGCAGCGGATGCGGCGGATGCGGCGGAAAGCGTATCTGTAGTTGACACCGTGGTATCATCAGTGGTCCCCGTGGTCCCCGTGGTCCCTGAGGTCCCAGAGGTCGACTCTTTATTCTGGATAATTACAACTAATTGCATGACTTTTTCGAGAGGATGAGGACACATATAACCGACATAACTTATGCTTTTATTATGTGCTGTGAGATTCTTCGCGCGAATATAGTGATTATGCATATTAGATTGCAGAAAGTTACCGAGTGTATCGTTTTCATTATCAAAGGTAAACATATATCCGTTATTTGTTTCGGGAACTTGCATGGTTATATATTCTGATTTATCTGAAATAATTTCTACAAGAATTCTATCGAGTTTATTCATTAATATCTCCAGCGCCTTTGAAATCAAATATTTAGCTGTCAGCCCACACTCCATTTCCATTTCAAATTTGATCGCAGTTGGATCACCGTATTCATTACGGAAATAGCATCTTTCTTTATCGAGAATTGAGGAATTTTCCGGTAATTGTGCTAGTAATTTGGGGTCCTGAATATAATGAAATGTACATAATGATACAGGCATGAAACCTGCATGGTCCATAGATGTTTCCACGACAGCTGATGCTTTAAAATGGAGTTTTTCACCGGGTCGCAGTCTTGTTATAAGTATATAATGATTTGTATAGGGATTCTTCGGGAATAATTGTTCAATTTCTTTTTTAGTCAAGAGTACATCTTTTCTGTAAACTTTTATTGATTCTGTTGTTGCATTGAGCATACTTGTTGTTGTATTCTCAATTTCATATTCAAATTTATAATCATCTGTATTGAAATTCTCGACTTCATCTTCACTAAAATGAATTGGTATAAGTCCGATACGATGAGACATAATTTCATTATGAAGTGGACCAGTATTCTCAATAATATCTATAGAAGGATGATCTTCACCATAGAATCCAGGAATTGGGATATCAGATTGTATGATTCTTTTTATACCATTAATAATTGAAAGATCGACGTCATATATTTCAACACTGAAGTATTGATTAGGATCTGTTTTACCGGATTTATATAAATTGCGAAACTTTGATTTAACTTCTGGCCCGTTAGGCCCGCCAGGTCCACCAGGCTTTTTCTTAGCCCCAGCAGTAGATACTATAGGGGAATCCATTCTATATTTAAATGTCAATTGTTTTTATATGGAAATTCAATTTTTATTTTGAGAATTTGTGTATTTGTGTATTTACGTATTTGCGTATATATTGCTTAAAAGTAATCCAGTAGAGATTGTAAGTACACATAACATAGATGATATTATTTTATAGTGAGTATTGTCTTCATTGTAGAATGTTACTAGAAACTGTAAAAAGACACGATACAAACGGTATTGTTAAACTTGCTTGTATAGAGAATATAAAACTCTCGCGAAATAAACTGCCTGCACAGATAACTCATGTACCAGCTTTAATGACATTCCCTGAAAAGAATTTATTGTTTGGGAAACAAGTCTTTGATTATTTATTATTGCCTAATCACGGAAAACTTATGACTCAACAACCTGTAGATAAAAATAACACTTCAACAGAAAATCTGCAAGAAAATCCAGAAGAACCTATGGCATATTCCTTAGGAGGAAATTCGGGAAGTTATTCCGATTCCTTTTCAATGATAGAAAACTTCAAATTTGACGAACAAGACAGATTATCTGATAGATCATATAATTGGACTATGATTGATGAAGAAATCAGTCCGCTTAAACCACCAGATAACGATACAAAAATGCAAGAAGAAACGCGAACTAAAAAAGTTCTTGATTTAGATGCTTATAGAATAGAAAGAGATATGCAATTAAAACAAGCAGACATAAATACAAATCAAATGCCTAGCGCAGAAATGACGAGGTAAAGATAACAATATGCTTAAAAAAAGGTAAACTTCGTTGCTTTTAATGAAGCTGAGCCTCCGCCAGTAGAGGAATGGCGAATTGTACCCTCTTTTTTCGGTTTTTCTTCCCCCCTTTTTATATCATGATCATGACGATGGTCATAATCATATTCAGATGGATGAGGAGGATATGTATACACATGGCTTTCTGCAGATTCCCTGTGTAACTGCTGCGGAGCGCCACTGCTGTGTGCATGATGATAATGGCCGCTGCCTTTATGAGTCTTTAGTTCATTAATCTCTATACTATTCTTTACGATAAATGGTATAGTAGTTAAGTTGATTAGAGTTATAATACCTATAATGATGAGCAATGACGGCATCCTATATAGAAATAATTTATTTTTTCGTTACAGTTATATCATATACAATTCTTATAAGTGACATAACAGTATTCTTATATAAATTTTTAACTTTCTTTTCATATTCTATATCATCAGTATTACAATATCCCTCTTCGCCAATATAGTCTAATATCTGATGTAATTCTGGATATTTTTCCGTCAATTTCTTTATTTGTAATATTAACGATAATGTATTTGCAGAGTTACATATCATATTCGGAAATAAACTGCTATCAAGTCTTGTTTCCCATTTATTATTTCCTATATGAACCTGTGAATCGCCCGATCTAAGGTTTGTTTTTACAACACATCGATTTTCCGGTATTGTATATAATTGTTTATTAAATTCATTTATAAGTTTCCCATAATCATCTTTATTTGCCTTTATAATTCCCCCTATTTTATCAAGTAATGGTTCTATAGTAAGATATGTATCGGTTGGATCACTACTGTATATAGCAATTTTAATGTTATTTTGTATATTATTTTGTATATTATCATGTATATTATTATTGGTTATATTATTATTATGTATTTGTATTTGTTCTAATTCATGTCTAATTGTACATTTCTGTTGATGCCTATATTTTGCTTGTGGTAATGTAAATACTTCTTTACAAATTCTACATTCTAAAGGATTTATCTTACCTTTACACGTTTTAATATGTTTTATGTAAACATTGTGTCTTGTTAATATTTTTTCACATTTTTCACATTGATTCTCGACGAGATTAGGTCTATAATCATCTTGAAATTCAGGGTTGGTTTTTGGTGTAAGAGGGTTGGTTTTTGGTGTAAGAGGGTTGGTTTTTGGTGTAAGAGGGTTGGTTTTTGGTGTAAGCGGGTTGGTTTTTGGTGTAATTTTGAGCAATAATTTCTTCAGGATTTGCGTTGTGTTTCATTACCATATGGCGTATGAGGTTCCCTCGCCTTTCACTTTTGTAGTGACAAAGCATACACCCGAATTTCTTAGGATTTGAGCTAGAAATGAGCATGGCCTATTTATAGTGTATATTATTATTATCTTTATATATTTTTATTATCATAATTTTTATATATTGAGTAATATTTTGAGTAATTTTGAGAGAGAGAGAGAGATTTTTTAAAATAATATATTATATAAAATAAAAAAATTTTCTATAGGACCCCCTTAAAATAAATAATATCCCCTCTTTTTGCTTTTTTATAATAGTAAATATAATAGTAAATATAATGTATAAAAAAGAAACCCAATGCGTTACAAGTAAGAATTTTCAAAAATAGGAAATATATTTAAGGTTAGGTATATTTATAGGTTATTTTAAGAACCTTCGGATCAATGCGGAAATATTCATTTTTAATGGTATCCGTATTTGGCGCATAATCGCGTATAATACCATCGCCAGGATAAACGTTAATATCTGCCCCAAACGGTCCTTTATAAATGTATGGGGTAGGAAGACCTAAATTTTTGAAATCTTTCTTTGTAATTGTGGCTACAGATTTCTTAACCTGTTTAACTTTTGCATCGCCAGTTAAATCATATGAAGTAAAGAAACGATCAGCTGTTGTAGAATAGATATCTTTATTAGGACCGCGAATTACGAAGTCACCAATGGATACGGTTTGTGTAGTCTCATTTTTGCCATTTATTTCAACAGTTAATGTGGTTTCTTTAGTGCAAATTGTGAAAGTATACTTCTTTAATTTAGAAAAGTTATTATCAACATACATATATTTATACTTTATAGGTTTTTTAACTACATTCTTGAATTCAAGTTCTTTTACAAGATCTAATATATTCATCTTTATATAATAATAAAATATATTTATATCTGTCTTTTTTTATAGAAGAAGATATGTATAAAGAGATCAATGGAATGCGACTAAGACCAGTGTCTCCTAAAATGTTTGTGCAAGAATATAGTGGTGCACATGGGAAACATATATTATATGAAAATGAAAAGGGAGTGCGTTATTATATAAAATATAATTTATATACAAATAATCCTAGAACTATAAAGGTAACACATGAAAAAATAATTTCACAAGAAACAATAAAGAAAAGAGATGATATAGTAAAACAGAAAAAAGAAGAAAAAATAAAATGTATAGAAGAAAAATGTAAAAATAAAGGATTGCGTGGTAAAGAAAGGATAAGATGTCTAAACGCGTGTTATGCATAAGAAATTTATTTCTTAGTAGCAGCGGGCTTTTTCGTTTTTCTTTTTGTTTTTGTTTTTTTAGTGTGTGCACCCCCTGCTATATGGTCAGCAGGTCCAATCATTTCATATCCAGGTTTAATCAATGTCGAGAGACCAGCATAGTTTGTATCATTTACCGGAGAGCCACCGTTACCATTACCACCTTTCTTAGGACGGCCTGGACCACGTCGACGGGTACCTTTTCCTCCGAGGTGTTGTAATTCATTATTCCAGGCGGTTGCAGGATTAATAGGAGGAGTCATAGTGGAATATGCATCCACGCTTTGTTTAATATCGGGCAAGGGGGCTAATTGTGCATCACGTATTTCAGCGGTGCCCCCGCGTTTCTTAGTTAAAGTTTTTATGATGGGTTTTTTTGTAGGCATATTAGACGTAGACTCTTCTAATAATACTTTATATAAATTTTGTAATGAAGTGTAATGAAGTGTAACGAAGTGTAAAAGATTTAAAGATTATAATATATTATAATATATAATGGCCACCACTACAAATGCAGTAATACCTCCAACACCATTATATGAAGAATCAGCATTCCCAGAAAAAGAGATGCCTGAAGAAGAAGACCTTGAAACATTTAAACAGCAGGTATCAGAGTGGGTAAAATTGGACGAACAGGTTCAAAAATTAAATATTGCAATTCGCGAACGCAAGATACATCAGAAGGCACTTGGACTGAAAATTCAAGAATTTATGATTAAATTTGGCTACACTAATCTAAATACAGCACAAGGTGTTATTAAATCAAATGTGCGTAATGTAAAAGTTCCTTTAAAACTCATGAGTATTAAAAGTGAATTGGAAAAATTAGGTGATACACTTGTTCCTGCATCGCAATTAGTTAAAACAATATTTGAAGCTGAGAGACCCAGTGTAGTAAAGCAATCACTGAATCGCAGAAAACCCACAGTATCTATGAATTTGGAAATTTAGGAAATTTAGAAATTTGCGCATTTATTTTTTCTTGCCTCCGCGTAATTTGGCAATAATATCATCTTTTTTAAGACCTTTCACATTAATTTTTCTTTTAGCCGCGCGTTCTTTTAATTCTGCAACACTATAGTTTTCAAGAGTCTTTTGTTTTTTGCTGCCACCTGTTCTTCTATCTCTATTTTCAGAATGTTGTATTTGACTAATCATAGATTGTAGGGATTGAATCTGTTGTTGTAAATCGCTTATAGTGCCGTTAATGCTTGCTTGTTCCATATTATTAGCGACATCACGATAATTCCGAGCATCTGTTATCCGTGTCTCGCGAAATTGAATCATATCTTGCATGGCTCTTATCCTTTCATCTACGCTGAGATTTCGTAATCTCATAAGTTCTTCTATGAAAGTTAATTCTCTATTATTTGCGAGTTGCTGAAGGATAGGTACTCTATTGAAATCTAGAGGATGGATGTGACTATTTGCTGCTGGAGGATGATGGATGTGACTATTTGCTGCTGGAGGATGATGGATGTGACTATTTGCTGCGGGAGGATGATGGATGTGACTATTTGCTGCTGGAGGATGATGGATGTGACTATTTGCTGCGGGAGGATGATGACTAGTGCGACGACGGTTCTCTGCAGCAGATGCAGCAATAGCATTTAAATCATCTTCAGGACGTGGTAGAAGCCGTGGTCCGGGTGGAAGACGAGATTCACGGCCGAATGATAGTGATACGTCTCGTGGGTCTATTTGCTGCTGTATTGCCCAATCAGAAGGAACTTGTATATGATGGCTTCCATGAACAGGCAGTGCTCTTAGACCCGATGGTAATCTACCTGTTTGTCTATAAATATCCATTATTCTTGTTAGGGAAGTAATAGAGGATCTCGTAATAATTTCTTTAAGAGCGTCTTCAAATTCTTTTATTTTTTCATTAATAGTTTCTAATCTTACATGTGGATTTTTAAGAATAGCTTCAGAAGTTTCTTGTAAATTGCTAAATACTCGATTATCATACTGAAATAATTTAGATATTCAATAAAGTTTTTCTAATGTTAATTTTCTTTTTCTAATATCAGTAGCACTATCATCAATTTTAGACTGATAAAATAGCCTAAAATTATCTGGGATTAATTGTATTAAAGATTCTAATATTGCACCGTTTCCTCTAGGTGATGACATTTAATTTATAAGTTCTCCTAAAAAATAAAAATATATTTATATTTACAAATCTGTATTGCGCCTTCTTTATGCTTGTTTGTGTATAATTATTATAGTATTTTATCTGATTCTTCACTTAAAAATTTATTCTTTCTTTCATTAAATTTACCATTTTCTTTTTAAAATTTTTGTCATCGGGAAATAGATTCTCTATATATTTTGCGTACATTCTTATAAATGGTTCTTTAAGTAATTTATTAGTATTAAAAAAAATTTTGTACTGAGATAACTTATTTTCATGATTTGTTACAAATTTAGAAAAAAACCTTTCTTCTTGATCATCATTATTTGTTTCAAATTTAGAAAAAAACCTTTCTTGATCATTGGGATTTAATAAACTTAATAAATGTTTGAAAGTTTTAAATTTTTTACTACCAGGCTTATAGTATATATGATAAAACTTCGGATTTGTAATTATTTGTCGAACAATTTTTTTAGCAATATGTTCATCAGTTTTATTTATATCCCATGATGGTGGGCTTGGTGATCGCGGGCTTGCCGAGGGTGGGCTTGATGGTGGCGCAGGGTTTGATGGAGATCGTGATGATGAAGGTCGTGGTGGTGGTGCGGGTGGTTCAACACCAACCCTATTACCTTTTACAAAGGAGGAAACTTTGGCACCTCTGCCATTCTGTGTTTTCGATGGTAGTAAAGATTTTTTAGAAGCAGGCTTTGGCATTTTACTATTATTAAATATAATAAATTCTTTGGTTGCACCCGATGTTTTATTACTTGTGGTATGATATTGAGACGATTTTGATCCACTACCGCCAACACCATTCGGTAATGCTACACGATGGTTACGGGAACCATGAGGTGGACCCGAACCAGATGCAGCACTAGATTCGGAATATGATGAATGAGATAGTGCAGTTTCTATTTTAGATCTTGCTAGGTCAAGTAAAAATTTAATATATTCTTGACTATATCCTTCAACATTCTCTAAATGATTCTTGTATATTTCTAAAAATGGCTTTTTTAATAATTGATTTTTTATTATAAATTTTATAAATGCTTCTTCAATTTGCTTATTATTTTCTATATCTTTAGGATAAATTCTAATTCTGCTATTACCTTGATATAAAAACATAATGAAAAATATTTGTTGATTTCGAAAACTTAATATATTTAGTAAATTTTTAAAAATTTCAATATTTACATCATCATATTCCATTAATTGTTCATCTGGTAATAATAGTAAACCATTAGAACTTTTGGAATTGTAATTGTAAATTTTATCGAAAATGTTATCAAAATCTTCATCTTTTAATAATAGTCTACTAGCGGGACCTGTAACTTTGGTATAAATGTCATATACTTTTTTACCTACATAACTTAGAGATTTCTCTTCTATTATCATCGATTTTTCCAATGTAATTATAGTAAACCCCATTTTTCCACCAATATCAGAAGCTGGATCATTTCTTAATTCTTCTTTTTTCACTAGTATCTCATTTAACATATTATCCATTTTTGACAATTCCTTTTTTGCAGCAGCAACTTTATTTAACACATTATCTTTTGTTAGAGTCTCTTTTTCCACCATTAAGCGCAGATTTGACTCGATGGTAATATCATTCAAGAGAGTCTCCCATATATCTTCATATTCATTGTATGCCGCCTCCTGGCCCACCGCCGCAGCAACCGCGGCCTCGATACCGCGGAATGCTGGCGCCGCCGCCTGCACTTTATTTTGATATATTTTAATATTTTTATATACATTCATCTCAGATGCTTTCAAACTATTCATTAAATTTTTAATTTTATTAAAGTATACATCTCTTACCACTGTAAGCGCTTCTTTTGCATGTTTATTGATATTGCTTTTTGAATCAGCGACTGGGGTCCCTCCTTTATTTAGTGCATGTTTTGTTGATACAGATTTAATTTTACGTTTTGGCATTTACTATATCTGTTATACTGAAATATAAAAAATGATAATTCATTTACTTTTTAATGAAAGTAAAGATGTCATCGCTGTCATCAAGGGGTACCGAGAGTGCTGTGAATCTAGTAATTGTCGAATCATCTGCTAAAGGTAAAACTATTGCGGGTTATTTAAATTCAATAAATGAGTTAAAAAATCTCGGTAAATTCAATGTTATGGCGTGTTTCGGACATATTTGTGATCTCCCGCAAAAAGAATTAGGAGTAAATACTGATACTTGGGATGTAACATATATTCCTCTTGATACCAAAAAAGACATAATTGCAAAACTTCGTAAAGCTGTCAAAGAAGCAAAGAAAGTATATCTATGTAGCGATCTGGATATGGAAGGTCATGCTATCTCATTTCACCTTCGAAATATTTTAAAATTGAAACGTAGCGATTATGAACGCGTGACTTTCAACGAAATTACAAAAGCAGCGCTTAAAACCGCTTTTATGAATCCAACAGATATTAATATGAAAATGGTAAATGCACAGGAAACGCGCAGGATTCTCGATCGTGTCGTAGGATATAAATTAAGTCCTCTTCTATGGGGACAGTTTACTGAACCAAAGTTGAGTGCAGGACGTGTACAGAGTGCCGCTCTCAATATGATAGTTGACAGAGCGGAATATATTAATAAACATATTCCTGAAGTATATTGGGATATATATGGTACATTTATTCTAAATGAAACAATAACTGATTTATATCTTAAAATGGAAACAGAATATCGTATAGAAAAAGAAGAAGAAGTTATTAAAATATTACAATCTTTTAAAGTGAATAATAATTCAAATAATAATAATCCAAATAATAATAATTCAAATAATATAAATTCGTGGATAGCTACATTTAAGAAGAAAAAAAGTCAGAAAAATCCGGCCATTCCATTTATAACTTCAAGTCTTCAGCAGGAAGTTTACCAGAAATATCACATTCCCGCAAAGAGAACTATGCAAATTGCGCAGAATCTTTATGAATTAGGGTTGATTACATATATGCGTACCGATTCCCCAAGTCTTTCCGAAGATTGCCAAGCGGCAATTCATAGATTCTTGGAAGAAAAATATAACGGCGACGACGATGGCGGTGCTTCTGCTGTTTATCCACGTGTTTTCGAAGGGAAAGATGGTTCGCAAGAAGCCCATGAATCTATTCATCCAACTGACATAAAAATGCAGGTAGATACTTTACCAGATAATGAAATAATCACTGCTAATCACAAGAAAATCTATGACCTGATATGGCGTCGCACAGTTGCTTCACAAATGCCGCCAGCAATTTATACAGATATCATTATTACTGTTAAAACTGTTTGCAAATCCGCGAATGATATTCCAAATATTCCATATATTTTTACAGGGAAAATATCAATACTTACTGATAAGGGGTTTTTAGATATATATCAACCAGATATAGAAATAAATGAAGATTTGATGATATCTTGGAATAAAATATTGGAAGATGCTTCCGGTTCAGGTGTACAATTTGTAGTTCCTATAAAATTCAATGCAAATGCAGATGCAACTCGCACACAATCACTTTATAATGAATCATCGCTGATTAAAGCACTCGAAAAAGAAAATATAGGACGACCTTCAACATATGCAACAATTATTGATAAAATATATGATAAAGGGTATGTAAAAAGTGGACAAAATCCGCAAGTGAAAATAAATGCAAAGAATTTCGAATTAATAATTAATAGCACACCTGCCACAGCCATAAACCATGATATAAAACACCAAAATATTGAAATAAATATAGGTGGTAAAGAAACGGATCGTATAGTGCCTACTGCGCTTGGAATAAAAATTATAGAATATTTAAAAGGAATCGTACCTTATTTACTCGATGCAAAATTCACTAGTGAAATGGAAGATTCTCTCGATAAAATTGCGACAAATAAAGCAGACAAAATAACAATTTTAAACGAATTCTATAAGAAATTTGAAAAATCCCTTCCTGAAATGAACTCATCGTCAAAGTCCGCAGGGTCCGCAGGAGCCGCAGCACCGCCCATTCGTGAATTTCCAGATATCTCATGTAATATTGTGAATAGTAAATATGGTGTTTGTATTTATAGTGTAAAAAATAAGAAATTCTATAGTCTAAAACCTTATTTAGAATGGAAAAAAATAGAAATTCCGAATCTTGTCTCCGATGATATTAAATTCTTAATATGTTTTCCTATAAAAACAAAAGGTACAAAGAGAGAAATTCATATTGGAAAATACGGATTATATATAAAAGAAGGTCACAAAAATCTAAAATTACCAAATAATTTATGGGAAAAAGTTAAAAATGGAACAATTACAAAAGATGAAATATGTAGTCTTTAACGGCGTTTAGCAGCGTTTAGCGGCGTTTAACGCTTAGTGCTTTCTTGCACTGTAATAGATTCATCTAGAGTTGTTAAGGTTTCGCGGATTAATTTTAATTCTTTGCATATGTCGGAAAGAACTGTTGCTATATTTTTGTTATCTGGTGTAAGTAAAAATTCCGCAAGTACATGATACAAAGGCTCGCTGGCAATTATATCATCGTCATCTTCTACGTCTTCAATATCCTCCTCTTCGTCAGAGTCAACATTACTCATAGTTTCTTTTTTCTTGTCACCGTCATTCATTTTTATATAATTAATAAATCTATTTCTTATATCATTTTATCTAATCAGAAGGTAGTAGTATATATGGAAATTGAAAAAAATAATATATATTGGTTTTTCGTATTATTTGGTATTTTATTAGTTATTATAATATATTACAGAGGTACATATGTGCCAACCACAGGAGTAGAATATTTTACAACCGCAGGTGCCGCCGCTGCTGGAGGTGCTGGTGCTGCTGGTGCTGCTGCTGGAGGTGCCGCTGCTGCTGGAGGTGCCGCCGCTGCTGGAGGTGCTGCCGCTGGTGCTGCTGGAGGTGCCGCCGCTGCTGGAGGTGCTGCCGCTGGTGCTGCTGGAGGTGCCGCTGGTGCTGGTGCTGCCGCTACAATGGTAACAAATAATTTAGTATATTATTTTCAATTGTTTAATTTAGCTACAAATACAACATTCGGAAATAATCCTGGTTCTGTAACAGGAGCATCATTATGGCTCAATACAACTCCATCTTTAACACCAGATACTGTATCGGGAAATACGTTATCTGTGGTACCATTTGCATCATCTATTGTAACAAATCCGCAAGGTTTCTCACCAGGGTTGCCCACAATTGGTCTTCCTATACAAAGTTCATTTTCATCGAAGGCTCTATTAGGACCAACATCTACATCTGATGTATTAGGAAGTTTTAGCATAGTATTTTATGCTAAATTTAACAGTTTAACTTTTACAAATACAAATCCATTACCATTATTTGAAGCATTTGCCGAAACTCCGAATGCAGTTAAATTGCTTATATCACCTAAATCAGGAGATACCAATAATGTGTACGTTCAATTACTATTAGGTAATTTTCAAACTGCATATAATTGGCTGATATCTATAGATACTTTAAAGGCGGGTGGAAATCCAACATTATATGCATTGACTTTTGATAATTCAACACCATCTACACCGAATGCAATATTTTATATAGGAACAACTGCAAATACTATTCCAAGTATGACACCGATAAATAGTAGTGTTTTATTAGGATATAGTCCAATACGAATTAATACCAGCGGAAACCTTGATATGAATTTGTTTGCTATAGCATACTATACATCTTCATTAGCTCCATCAGATATAGCAAATTTAAGTACATATTTCTTACAACAATATACTGGTGTTATTGCTGCAGCTGCAGCCGCGGCTTTAACTGCTCAACAGAATGCTGCGTTAGCTTCTACAGTTGATGCCAATGCATTAGCACTTGCTAATTTACAGAATCAAATAAATCAATGTGAAGCAAATTTATCTCTAAGTAAGGTAACCAATAATAAACCTCTCCTTCCTCCAGACAGTTCAGGATGGCATGTAAATAATCCTAAAGGGAATAATCCAGTATCACCACAAGATATGGAAAAATGTGATGTATTAAAAATTAAAAAAGCTATGAACAGTATATCTCATGCTCAACCCTCTATTAATGCAGGATTGTTATCAAATGTCGCTGCAAATAATAATGGAATAGGTACTATTCTTGACCCTACAAAAGGACAATTTCCGACCCCGCAAGATTATGCCCAATATTCTGCCCAAAATAAAAATTCAAGAGCACTCTCCATTGCCCAATCGACAACCCAAACACTATTAGCGAATCAATCAGCACAAGCGGCACAAAATGCACAATTACAAGCAGAAATAGCAGCATTACAACAACAGCAGAATGCCGCAAATAATAATAATAGTCCTAGTTTTCAACAAACATACCAACAATTAGCACAACAAGCCTATCAAAATCCTGGGTCGTCAACAACCACATCAATACTTACACCGACCAATTCCACTACAGTAACAACATCCAGTACAGGCTCCGGCTCCGGCTCCGGCTCCTCGTCATCCTCGCCGTCCTCACCGTCCTCACCGTCCACGACTATAATATCACCAGATAGTACTGTAAATATTGATAATTCTGCTGCACAACCTCAAGTCGCCGGAAATTCATTTATTTCCAGTTTCTATACCGCATTGGGCTTTTAGATTTTATTTTTTATTTTTTATATTTTATATTTTATTATTTATATTTTATATTTTATTATTTATTTTTTATATTTTATTTTTTATTTTTTATATTTTATATTTTATTTTTTATATTTTAAGGAAGAAAATCCTGTTTATTAATTGCTTCTTTAAGAGATGGCAATAATGGATAAATAGTTTGGACTTGATATGCTGGCGGCACAGGCGGTGCTGGTGGCGGCGGTTCAGATTCATGAGTAATAAATTTACTATTAATAAGTGGCGCCCAAAATGTAGCTTCGGGACCACATTCACCTTGTTCATTTCTTTCAGCTGAAGCAAAGTTATACTCTACTGCTCCAGTGACTATATCCAGATTTCCAAATAATTGGCATCTTTCGCGATTCGGTAAATAGAATTTGCAGTTTTTGCAAATCTTTACCAAATCAATCTTCTTTCCTGGGCGGAAAGTTACAAAAGAATGCATAGCAACAGTCTTCATTCTGCACGCAACAGTAGACATGCTTGATATGCTTGATATGCTTGATATGCTTGATATGCTAAATATCTAACTTTGAACTCTTATATTTAATAAAACTCATTTCCTTAATACAAGATAATAAGCAAAGGATACTTCCCGAGCTAAGCCGAATAGAACCGAATAGAACCGAATCGTACCTGTATTTAAGAATTTAGCTATTAAAATATATAGATCTACTGCAATGAATGCTGCTATTTTTATTTTAAGTCAAAATACTGATGTACGAAAGACATATTTAAAAACTTCATTATATTTTCTGTTTAAGAATTTCAATGCTGAGCATAAATATCCTGTAATTATATTCCATGAAGGAGATTTTGACGATAAGTCTCAGACAGAGATTCTTATGAGTATACGTGCTTCTTGCAGGTCTTGCGTAACATTTAAATCTGTCGACACAGATGATTTCACTGTGCCGCCGCATATTGATGAAGATAAAATGAATAAATGCATAGCTACAAAACCCACGCCATATTGGCGAAATGCGAAGTATCGCATGATGTGCCGTTGGTGGCTTATTCATATGCCGAAATATGCCGAAGGATATGAATATGTTATGCGTATAGACGATGATTCCTTTATAGAAGAGCCTGTTCCTGATCTTTTTAACTGGATGAAAGAAAAGAAATTAGTATATGCTTCTAATTTATTGCATTTAGATTGTGGTATATGTTGTTATGGAATGAAAGAATTATTTGATAAATTACATCCAGATAAAAAGAATAAAATAGCGGAAATGTTTGTAGAACAAGAGATTCCTACACGATCTGTATCGATTCATCCATTTAGAACATTATTATCTATTACTCATTCTGGAAATGGTTCTGTAGGCTCCGCAGCAATGCCAAAAATAGATGAAAAAATAAAGATAATGATGCCAATAATGTATTATAATAATTTCTTTATAACACGTACAGATTTCTGGAAACGTAAAGAAGTTCAGCAAGATATAGAGGCAATTGATAAAAACGGTTCCATTTTCTATTTCAGATGGGGCGATGCCCCGCTACAATCTATTTTAGTAATGTTACATACAAAGGAGGGTGAAGTATCGCGGTCTATATTTAAATATAGTAAACGCCTTCAACGTGAAGCATTCTATGGAGATGACAAACAATTCCATACATATTTCCCGATAACATATGATAAAAGTAGCTGCATAACAGAAGAAAATATGGATCAATTAAAGAAAAAATAATAAATCTGCGTCATATTCTAGCTATGCGCAGTGTCTCTTAATAAAGGAGTTTCATGGGTAATTACATCCACACTTTCAATTTCTTTAGTAAATTTATCTGTATAAAATTCTATATATTTATTTATGTATTCATCATTCATATTTTTATAGGTTCTTGCAGATTTAGTCATTGTTACATATATATCCTTATGTACAAACTGATTTACTGCTTTTCCTATTACTGGAAAATATCCAGATTCGAATGCACTAAATGTAAATCTACATTGGTTTACAATTTGTTTTGCATATTTATTATTAGGATTTTTTTCAATATTTTTTATTATATCAAATAAAAGTCTAATTAAACCTAATTCTATAATAAATATTTTTAATAATGGCCTTTTCTTTTCATCAATTAACATAAAAATAGTTCCAAAATTAACTATAAAATTTAATATTAAACCACCATACTCTAGATGTAAATTTGAGAAGCTTAAGATATATACTTCTCTTAATGTATTAAATATAAATGTAATAAAATCTTCTTGAAGAACGCTTTCAATTATAAAATCGCATTTAATTAATTCCGGAAATATTGTATATAAAACTCGTCCTTTTAAGTTAAGTATATCACTACTATTAGATAAATGTGTATATAATATATCATTTTTAAATATTTTTAAATATATGTCAACTATATTTTTACCATTATTTAATTTAAGATAATTGCAAATACTACTATTTGTTGATATCTGTATTAATGATGATATTTTAAACATTAATATATATAAAATTTCTTTTATACAGCTTGAATATCTTTCACTATTTAGTATCTGCTCATTTGTTGCTTCTGATAATTTGTATTTAAAATATTTATCAATAGTTTTATCTATAAATTGTAGTAATATAGGAACAGTTGTGTCATGTATATGTTTCATAAAATTATGAGTTTCTCTATATTTTATATCACCAGGTTCTGGTAAGAAAAGACCTCTAACTGTATCTACTTTTGATCTAAGTATTGATTTTTTTTTATTAGATACTATATTAAGTAACTTTTTTATTTCAGAAATATATTTATTTCTTGTTGTAAAATCTATACCATTTTCTATATTAAATGCAAGTGAAACTAATTTATCAAGAATATCTAAACTATATATTTGATTTATAAATATATTTATATCATTATCATTTGTTAAATTATAACCTAAATTAATAAATGCTTCTATTAATTCAATATTCATATCGCTTATTTGTAAAAATTTTAATGAATTGAAGAATAATTGAATATTTTTATTATTAATTGATTTTATATTATCGATGAATAATGAGTTCAATAAAATTTTTATTTTATTATTTGGTGATAATGAATCGATATCTTTGAAAAGTTCTGCTAATTCTTCATTGAAAAGTTCTGCTAATTCTTCATTAATAGTAGTAGCACTATTGTAATAATAATTAAATTTAGATAGTGATTCTATTATTTTATCTGTTATATTTTCTTGTTTAATTTTCTTTTCATGTTCAATTTTCTTTTCATGTTCAATTTTCTTTTCATGTTCGTTAGTTGTTTTAGAACTAGATGGAAGTTTCTTTTTATGTTCGTTAGTTGTTTTAGAACTAGATGGAAGAAGGGGGGCACGATTAGGGGCACGGATAGGGGCATCGATGGGTTGGGAAACGTGTTGAGATGATGCACGGGCGGCTGCTGCAACACTGCTCTCACCTTCTTCGTGAACTGGCGGCGGAACATTACGATGAGCGGCACTGGCTGCGCGATTTCTTTGCGCAGAAGAAAGAAATGCTGGTCTTCGAGTTTTAGGAGCGCCCTCGTTATATTCAGACCATTCAGACCGAAGTTTTCCTTCTATTTCATCAAATACGGCTTTTTCTTCAGCAGATAAACCATGATATCTATCTACTCTTGATTTCGGTAGATGTGGTGGATTAACAGTATCAACTTCTTCTTTTAATAATGGATCATTTAAATCAGTATATTCTTCTTGTCTTTTTTTAAAAGCAGCTCTAACTGCTTGCATCCCACCAAATTGATGTGATTGTGTTAATATTTTTATAAAATTCTTTTTATTTTTAGGATTTTCTAAAGATTTTATTACATCTTTTTTATTTGGATGATTTATTATTAAGATTAAAGTTTCAACCGCTGAATCAATATTTTTACTATTTAATTTAGTAAACAATTTTTTTATTTCTTTATCTATCATATTGTATAATACTATATATATTTATCAAAAAATAAAAATTGTATTATTTTATAGATGGGATTTAAGCAATGTCGTATAATCCCTTGTATTGTGCCAGTGTTCGCATAGTATCTTCGGCGCTACGGATTCCGATGAGTGTTTCTTTTGCACTATAGAATCCTGGACCTTTCGCGTGATTTGGTCTATGGACAAGAGAACGCACCGGTAAATTGTCAAATAATTCTACACGAGTTGCATGCGGTTCTTTATTTTTATCTATAGGTTTAAATACAAAATAAACAGATGGCGCTATTTTTGTAAACATATCTGGAACATAATATGCATTTGGATACAAGAAGGTGGTTTTGAAAGAGCCTGATGGGTCTACGAATGCTTGATTTGGACTATTTTCGAATGCAAATTGAGAACATGGAAATGGAAGACCTGAACCTGCATATGCAGTCATGCGGTCTGGAGGATTTGCGGCAATAATTTTCACCTCTGAAAATTGCGCGAAATTTGCTATCATACCTTCAATCTGCACAGTATGATTATACAAATCAACAGTTGCTTTACATGAGACATATTTGTCTTTAAATGTAATTTCATTATTTGACGCTATATCTGCTGCCATATTTGCCGTATTTGCCATTACTATTATTAGATATATTATTATATATTATTATATATTATTATATATTATTATATATTATTACACAATAGATAATAATATATAATAATAGATAATAATTAATAATAATAATAGATAATATAAAAATAAGAAAAATACTGTGATTATTTATGCATCATCAGCGTATAATTTAATTAGAGAAATTGCGACCATCGCCTAAGCCATCGGGATTAACTTCGTGACGTTCGCAAGAAACGCCATTGCATCTAACGACATATCTTTCCGGGAGCATAGTGGAAGGTGTAGCGGCATTGCATGGTGCACATGGTGCAGCGCGGTCAACTGCTTTGTTTTTCTCGTATTCCATGAATGCGTCCGCGTTTTGTTGTAAATACATGCGGGATTCATAGGATGAATGTACCATATTTGCTTTATTTAAAAGATTAAATAATTCGGCATTGACAGCACATCTGGGACGGTAGTCAGTGAAGGCACGACCATCTTCCATGCGGTTGGGGCATTCCGGCATAGGGTTCTTTGCTTCACAACTAGTACATGAAGACATCTTCTAAAATAGAGAGTGATAAAATTAATCACGAGTAATTCCTAATAATCTATCAATGAGAGTTTTTTTTGTGCCTTCGCCCGATAATCCACGTTGAATGCATAAATTCTTAAGATCATCTGGAGACATTTTACCCAGTTTAGTCTTAGAAAGTGGGTTTACATTCTCTGCTTCGGATACTGTTTCATCATGTTGGTCATTGCTTGCACCTCCGCCACCATTAGTACTAGAAGAAATCTCTTCGATAACTACATTTGTTTCGGGAATTTTGGGTGTACTACTCAAAAATATAAATTTAGGCTGAGATTTTTTCATTTCTGTAACTTGTACTTCTACTACCGCCTCTTCGCCTTCTTCGTCGTCTTCGCCTTCTTCATCGTCTTCATCGTCGTCTTCGCCGTCTTCACCGTCTTCGCCATCGTCGTCTTCATCGTCTTCATCGTCTTCACCGTCTTCATCGTCTTCATCGTCTTCATCATCATCATCGCCGTCTTCCTCGCCGTCATCCTCGCCGTCATCTTCTGCGCCACCGAATAATTGTTTCATTATTTCTTTGGCATGAGCATCTGCATCTGCAAAATTCAATGGGCCGCCGTCATTGCCAGAAAACATTCCCATTCCAGGAGTTTGGCAACACGGTCCTCCGAAACAAGCAGTGCCTGCGCCACCCGAAGTGGGCTGTGAAAGAGACATATTACCGACTTTCAGTGAAAGTCGAGTTACTTTATCTTCAATGCGGCATATAGAGCGCCATAAATAAAATAATCCAGTTACCAAAACAATACCGACTAAAGCTATTTGCATATGAAGTATTAAAGAAGAATCGCCTAGCATTTTAATTTAAGAGTACTGGATATATTTTGTTTTTAACTTCAATCGCACGCTTTATTATCTTTTTCGGCAAATCTTTATCTGATAATAATTCGAGCGCAATACATTGAACAGATGGTCCCTTCTTTATTTTATAAGGAAATTCATATTTATAATTACAATTTTCTATATCATTTTCTATTAATTTAGCTTCAACAGATACATTTGTAAATATTCCTTGTGTGCTTTTATCTGTTCCCAGTTTTATAATATCATGATAATGAGTTGTCACCAATAATTTAATACCGGGTAATTTGCCTATATGTTCAATAACTGCAATTGATGTAGCAGTACCTTCTATTGGTGGTGTAGAATGCATAGGTTCATCTAAGAAATATATAGCTTTTTTACCGGCTTCTGCTATTTTTTCCGCTTGTTTAATGAGTTCCGCGCACCTCTTTGCTTCCGCTTCAAATAAACTTAATTTACCAAGTTCATCCGATATTCTTATAAAAGACCCAATGGCATGTACAGGATGTATAGTTGCCTTTGATGCACAAGCAATACCAAATGTCTGTGCTAAAATATAATTGGTACATATTCCACGTACATACGTTGTTTTACCAGCAGCATTCGGTCCCGTGATAATTAAACTCTTTTTTAGTGAAACAGAATTTCTAATTTGATTCTCCGGCAAAATTATATGCCCCATTTTCACAAACTTTGTAGCTATATTGTTGTTTTTTCTATTATTATTTGTATTTACATTATTGGTCTCTGCATTATTCTCTGCATTATTCTCTGCATTATTCTCTGCATATACAACTTTACAACATTTAGTATTTTTATTATAGAGTAAATTCTTAACTGATGCACAGACATCAATAGAATATATAGCTCTCATAAGAGATAATATCATTCCTTGGATTGGTTTCTCGGTCATTATTGTATATAATCCTGCTAAGCCTTCGGGAAGAATAAGTTCCTTGCGCGTAGTGTAATCGTGACAATATACTTTTATAGTTTCTTCGGGGATTACCTTTATTATTTTTTGACTTATAGCTACAAATTTAGAAATATTTTCCATTTTTTCAGTAAGATTTTTGCGGATAGTATGTAACATACTAGCAGTCTCGAAAGTCTGTATGATACCGTAAATATATAATCCTAGATATAAAATTATCGACAAGGCTCTCATGAATTTATGTGAACCACCGCCTCCTGATAAACTCATTACAATACCTCTCCACATTGCGCTCAAATATGTTTTCAGACTCATATGAATATTCATTTTCTTAAGATAATACCACGGGGACAGTATAGTCACAAGTGGTGATATTAAGTTAAACCATGGCATTACAGATATACGGTATATATGAAAAACTGTCAAGAAATACGGCAATTTATTAATAGAATTTAATATAGGTAGTGTGGGAAACAATATATTTATAGGATACGCTTCTTTCAAAGGTGGTAATGTAAAGAGCCATGCTATATCTTTTTCATATGCAGAAAGAGTTTTTAAATCGTCAGTTATATTTTCCGGAAGCGTATGTAAAGCGTTTTGTCTCTTTTTTAGTAATTCAATATCATATGTCGGCGTTTTAATTATGTTCCATATATGGTGTGAACCTCCACGAGTCGCTGGTTGAGATTTCGCCCAGGTTTCTAATCCGGAATCTTCCCATAATGAATCTATAACATTCACTTTATTTTTCTCATTATATTCAAATGAAATAATTTCGGGAATAATATTTGTTGAAGTGGTGCTATCCAATAATGCATTCGCCCTTTCTTTAGTATCTATTTCATTTCCATATATATCAAAATGTTTTGGTGTTCTATGCATCATTATTATCATAATATAAAGGATAAAAACAATATAAAGAATACGCGAGTTAAAAATTGAATAAGCAAAGGGAGGAGAGGTGGCAAATTTATAGGTAAGGAGACTGTAAAGAGACTGTGTAGAGACTGTAAAGAGACTGTGAAGGAATGCAAGAGGAGAGTATAGAGTATATAAGTATACGTTATGGCGGATATATGCATAAGTTCCGGAAAGCGCCACAAGAGAGTGATGAATGGGCTACACTAAGAGCGTGGTATATTGTAAAGGAATTACCGAAATCTATGCCACTTATTGAGAAGGAATGTAAATCTCATATGTGGATAAATATAAAATATTTCGGTATGATTTACAGGTATGAAGGCGATTAGTCCGAAAGTATGGGGAGAATCAGCGTGGATAATATTACATAGACTTTCGTTTTTAATAAAATCTGCGGCTGAAGTGAATACTTTGTTTGAATGTTTAAAAGTCATTTTGCCATGTCCAAAATGCCGGAATAATCTAGAAATGCATTTGAAGAAATGTCCACCTCCTCATACACTCTCGGAAATACCGGAGTTCATATATAAATTACATAAACGTGTAAATGATAGTATAGAAAACAAACAGAAATCGTGTATAACTTTCCATCAAGTTGAGAATTTATATAAACCAATGAGCCGTGATAGCCGCGATAGCCGCGCTGCTCACGCTATGAATGATAAGGAATGGATATTTATAGAAGCGATAATAAATGTACACAAGGGATATTACAAAGAAACTGACCAATATATATCATCACTCAAACTATTTTTGGATTTATGGGTAAAATACACATCCGGTATTATCACACCTGTCACAGATACATCAAGTAAACGAGTATTAAAAGAGTGGTTACATAAAAATAAAAAGGGTGCATTAATGCATTTTAATGAATGCAGTGTTTAATTTAATAAAGTTTGTTCAATAAACCGCCAATCATTCCAGACATTCCGGTTACTTGGGATTTCATTGCATCATGAGATGCATCTACAGCGGAGGCACCATCATTGCCGCCATGTTTCTTTGTTGCGCGACGGCGGCGGCGACCACCATCCATATCGCCATCGCCGCCAGTGCTGCAAGTGCTGCCACCGTGTTTCTTTGTAGCGCGGCGACGGCGACCACCAGCGAGTGGGCTACCGGGGCTGCCTGCACTGCCCATGCCGGAGGATTCTATACCCATGGGTACTGGTCCATGGGCCATAGGACTTGTATTTGCAGGTGGTGGCATTTGATTATTCATTGCGTCGGAAAATTTAGCAAATGCTGCAGAATCACCACCGCGGTAATGAGTTGCATGGTGGCGACGGCGACGTCCACCAACACTTTGCTCAGCGGTTTTTCGTGCTTCTTCAGCAATTTCTGCCATGTTAAATGGTGTAGCGGGAGCAGCACCGTCACCATCACCGCCCCATGCCATTGCCATATGTTTCTTGCCCTTCATAGCGCCCTTGCGACGACGCCCCCCCGATGGACCTTCCTCCTCATCTGCATCATCACCGCCCCATGCCATTGCCATATGTTTCTTGCCCTTCATAGCGCCCTTGCGACGACGCCCCCCTACATTTGCCTCTTCTTCACCTGCCGCATTTTCATCTGTAGATTGTCCTGCTTTTAATTTTTCGATTGTTGCTTCTAATTCTGCGTTTTTCTTTCTTAAACTTACTAATTCACTATCTTCGGGCTGGGCGGCCTCGGCGGTGGCGGGCTCGTCGGGCTCGTCGGGCTCGTCGCCGCCGCGGTGTTTGCGGTAGCGTCTCTTACCGCCTGCAGTTAAAGGTTTGCCGAATGCTTCATCGAGTAAAGAACCCATACGGGAATCATGTAAGTTCATATTGGGTCCATCATTACCACCGACTGTGTGGCCTTTTGTGCTTTTGGCACCTTTTTTTAAAGAATTACGGTATAATTCTTCGGCAGCGAGAAGTAATCCAGCAGAAACCGCACCGGTTAATCCAAAGCCTCCGTTATGATGTTTCGCTTGTTTGCGATGTTTTTTGCCGCCACCTCCCATAATATCTTGAACTGGAACTGACATTCTCCTTTTATATAATAATATAATATTATTTTTTAGACTCTATGGTTAATATATAAAACTAATGTAATTGCCATAATGGTCATAAAAAAATTTAAACAGATAACGCCCAGTATATAAGGCAATAAACTAATTAAAATCGGTTTTAATATATATTCATTCCATTCGGGTTTTTCCAGTTCTTTTTTTAAAATTGAGGTAAAAAAGCTCAATATATTACTATCGTTCATTATGCGTTATTATAATAGTGAGAAATCCCTTCTTTAGTTTTAGACATGGATTTAAGAATAGAAAATCCGAAGAAAAAAAAAGGTATGTATATATCTAAAGTAGTAACAAATAATAATAAAGAAGTACGACTTAAAATAAATCTAGCTAAATTTATATCTCTTCAAAAAATCCCAGAAAGCGGAGATCTCCTAAAAATATGGTTAAATCCTTCTGTAAATGAAAATATAATAAACATATTTAAAAAAATAGACGAAGAAGTACTACATGCTATTATAGATAATAATGAAATCTGGTTCGAAAATGGGCTATCATTAGATAAAATTAACGATTTTTTCAGACCATCTCTCAATGTTTTAAATAATACAATACTGTTATTAAATTCGAACACAGAAGATAGTTTAATAACATATGATAACAATATAGTCGATTCATTAAATGACATAACTTTTATAGATACACATATGAATATAGAAGTAGAATTAAAGGGTCTTTATTTCTTCCCAAAGAAATGTGGAATTCGCTGGATTATACGTAAAATCATAATTAATAAAGAAAATTCGAACGAAAATACCAGTGACTGGTTAGACCGCAAGACTATAGATGAAGAATGGGAGAATGATTTACACACTATAAATAATAATATAGATGACCACTGTGATAAACTTATAAATAAAATAAATAATATGAGGCAGTTTAAGAAGGAAATAAACGATAGATTCGAAGAATCAAAGAAGATAGATTTAATTGATAAAGAATGGAATAAAATATTGCATAATTTATCTAAAAAAATAATTAAATATTATGACGGAATTTTAGTATAACAATAATTTTATCTATAATAGAATATAGATTGAAGATGGCGACAAAAGCATATATTCCAATTGCTATATTTGTAATCATAGTATTATTATCGTTCTTATTTATTTCCGGAAACAGCAGAGCTCAAGTTTATAACTCTGAGAACTTTGTTGCCGTCCAGAATAATTCTTTCCCAGACCCGAAAATTGCTAATCAATCTATCGCATCTATCGCTAACCCAAATACCGCAGCCGCACAAACCGGTGTAGGTAATTTTAATGCATCGGATACCGATTTAGGCGATGAAATGTTTAGCCGTGTCGTTGGCTCTGCTAATATGGTAGCTTCTGGTTCGGCAACATGCTTCCCTCGCGACCGTTTAACCGCTACTGATTTACTTCCCAAGGATGCCGCAAATAGCCGTTGGGCACAATTAAATCCCGCTGGCCAAGGTGATGTTAGCGATCAAAACTTCCTAACTGCCGGATACCACATTGGCGTAGATACCGTAGGTTCCAGCAAAAAGAACGCTAACTTACAGTTACGCTCTGAACCCGCAAATCCCCAAGTCAATGTATCTCCATGGAACCAAGCAAGTATTACACCAAGTGATGTCGGTAACCGTCAACCACTTGAAATCGGCGGTGACTTCTAAACCAGTACGCCCCTATCACCGCCGCTGCCGCCCCCACTCACATCGCCCCCACCGCTGCCGCTGCTGCCCGTACCAATATTTAATCCTAATCCGTTAACATATTCCCATGAGGGCATGAGATTATGAATAGTTTTATTGGCAATATTATCGAATAATTCGTACCGTTTATTTTTATATGTGAGTACAAATCTTCCTGCACTCATTGTCCACCATCTTTTCTCGGAGTCTATTTTTACTTTTTCTGGTGTCTTGTTTTTATTATTATTTGTTTCTCCAACAGATGCAAATATTTTATCAAATATTATTTGTGTATCCCATTTTTCATTTGTATTTATTTGTAATCTTTCTAAAGTCCCATTAATTTTATTACATTCAGCCATCTTTTCTCGGAGATAACAAACAAATGATAATCTATACGCAGAATCTTTACATTCACCAACAGTCTTATCAGTCTTCACAGTCTTCACAGTCGTATCAGTCAATATAGGCGAATTGCAATGATATTCATGTACATCCATAGCGAGAAAATCGCCATTGTTAAGGTCTATTGCGAGTTTATATTTTGGAAAGAGTAAGAGGCCTCCTTTCGAAGTATCAGTTTTACAGACGACGAGATTGCCGAACCCTTTTCTGAAATCTCCTGAGTCTTTATGGAGAGCTGTTCTAAAATTATAATTTACAGTGACAGTGCTAAAAGCGGTATCCAATATTTGATATTTTTTCACTGAATTTGTAGCTATTTTTTGAAGATTATATTTTTCCGGAACAGTTTCAGAAAATACTTTATCAATTTCTTTTATAAAAGGAAGACCCGCAGAATATTTTTCAAAATGGTTCTTACTATACATAGTCAGTCTACAGGGTCTTTTATGATTCGGACTATCAATATAACCAATTATATTTGAATTTGAAACTTTTCCTTTTTCAAACTTTTTTTCAAGTATTCTATGTTCGTCCATACCAGCCGCTGTACCACGATTTGTAGATATCATCTTTCCTGCATCTAAATAACATTGAACGGCAAGGGTGCATAATTCGGAAGATAGAGCGCGAGGTTTATAATAACATAATAGTTCTCCATTTTCTTTTAAAATTTCATATTCTCCGCCGCCGTCTCTCATAGAAGGAATTACAGTCCATGTATTATCATAATCATAATACTTTCCGGGTTCTAATTTAATATTATCTTGTGGCTTTAGAGTTATTTTCATAGAACGCGCACTTATTTAAAGGAATGACAAAAAGAGTAACTAAGGAACGCATATGGCCACATCGGGCCCACCTCAATCTTCTACGAATATTAGTCAATCTTTATTACTAACATCATTGACAAATTATTACAATAGAAATCCAGAGAATCGTCAAATACTCTTTGATATTATTCAAGGTAAATCTAAACTATCATTAAGAATACTCGATTGGTTTGTTACACATTATGCTAAGAACAGTGATATATTATATTGGATTGATGAAAGAGAGAAAAAAATTATTGAAAAATACCCAGATACACAAAATGATATGAATTTACGTAAATTCCATTTATATTTGAAATATCGCGCAGAATTACAATCATATACAAAGATGTTCTTTGATCCGTTTCGTCGTCATGAAAGAATCACGTTTATATTGGAGACGGAACCTGCTTTAAAAACGATAGAGACAACGATAGGTCAATTAAACTTTTTCCGATGGACATTTCAGAATCACGTATTAGTATATATTGAATCACATCTTGATGAAATAGAAGAACATATGGCATCGTATCAAAAAGAAATAATAAAGAATAAATTATCTGGCGGAACAAAAGAAAAGAAAAATAATGGAAATAGAAATACTATTATGCAAGTCCCATCATTTATCAGATTTGATTGATGCAAATATATCATCTATTGATTTATAAAGATCGGCAAGTGACCCGTTATTTGAAATAGTATATTGGCAGGTATTTTCGCCACCGTTCGTCATAACAGTAAAAGTATCAATTTGTGATTCCCATTCATGATAGGGTTCTATATCTCTAATAATTTTAATAATAATACCATTTCTTTTTTTTATTTCTGCTAAATCATTTTCGTATCGTACATCGGATATAATAATATGTTTTTGTGCCGCCACCTCCGCGCCCGACACCACCGACATCTCCGCCGCACTCCTGACATCAAATTCTCCAAAGAGTCTTTTACTGAAGAAATCGGTACCCATTTTGTTCATAAAAGTTGAAGTGATAAATACCATAGCATCTCTAGGGGAAATGTTCCATCGCGGGTCAATGATTTCTTTTTGTGAACCCTCCAGTTGTTCGTATGTAAAATCATAAAGAGATTTTGCAGCATCCTTAATAGGCTTAGATAGTTTTATATTAGTATAGCACGGATATTTTTTAATAATATAATTTGCAACGGTATCTTTACCGCGTCGCGCACGACCTAAAAGACCTATAATATTTGGTAATTGAGACTGCATCTATAAATAAATGCCCAAATCCTTATATAAAGATACTCTGGGTTATGTAATAGGAGATAAAAAATGGCGATGGCGTTGGCCAAGGCTAATAAATTAATATCCCGGACTTTTTTGTTGTCTCCCTCTATTAATAGGAGGACACTCTCTAAGATGGGCAAAGGTAACAAAGTTCGTAATCGTGACAGAGACTGGTATGATAGTGAAGAAGATTTGTTTTCTCCCGGAACTTCACCTATGGTTTCATCATATGAAGCAGCTGCATTATCATCGCGTTCATATATGGGCCGCATGCCAGTAATAACTCCACGAAACGTAACTCAAGAAAGATATATATCATACTTAGAGAATCCGAATCCACCTATTATAATTGCATCAGGGCCGGCGGGATCTGCGAAAACATATTTATGTAATGCCATTGCTATTAAAAAATTATTAAATGGTACATATGAAAAATTAATAATAACGCGCCCTGCTGTATCCACTGATGAAGATATAGGTTTTTTACCCGGTACACTTGAAGATAAGATGATGCCATGGATGACACCAATATATGATGTTTTCCATAAATTTGTATCACCTGCAAGTGTAAAAAGTATGATAGCTAAAGGACAAATAGAAATATGTCCTCTGGCATTTATGAGAGGTCGCACATTTGATAATGCTTTTATAGTAGCTGATGAAATGCAAAATAGCACACCAAATCAAATGCTTATGTTATTAACTCGTATTGGTGAAAATAGCAAAATGGTCATTACAGGAGATGTTCAACAACATGACCGTAAATTCTATGACAATGGTTTAAAAGATTTCTTAAATCGCTTAAAAAATAGAAAACAAGATACCAACTTCGGATTAATAGAATTTACCGCAGAAGATGTAGTAAGACATCCAGTAATTAAAGATGTTCTTAAAATGTACGATGATAAACAATCTTCATTAATACTGTAAAACACTCTAAAACACTCTAAATTTTATTCTTCGATGTCTTCAGTGCCGGACAATTTTAATTTGGGATCCATAAAAAAGTCATAAGTATCACAATAATCTTCTGGCCATAGACAGAAGGTTAAATCATCATCTGACAGCGCAGGTGTTTCCTCATTCTCTTGATTCTCTGCCTCATACTTATAATTAGATCTAATATTCTTTGGTCCAATTTCTATAGAAGTGTTTGTGTCTTTATTAATATCATGACAACATATAATTTTTTTACGAAAACCATACATATTTTTACTACTACGTTTAGCATTGCGACCTGCCGCCATTGTTGTAGGTTTTACTAAATAAACTCTATTGCGAGGGGCGCAATGTGTAAACATTGATAGTATAAATATCATTTTCCTATTTTTTTTAAGTCTATATAGATACTATATAAATATACTATTTATTTCCTTATTTCGTTTCTTCGGAAAAATAATCGTAATCATCTGGTATAATTTCAATGATTTTTGTATTTGTATTCGTTTTATTTTTGTTTGGTATAAAAATGTTCTTTATTTTATCAATAGCATCTTGAGGAACAATTTCATCTAATACATTCTTTGTGAATTTTATTTCATCTTTAGAAATAACAATTAATTGATCATGTAATTTTTTAAGATCTGTTTTTCTCGTTAATTCAAAGACATCTCGTCGTTCTTGAAATAATTTCTTAAAGTCTGTTTCTTCAGAATTTGAAGCGTTAAATGTAAATGGTTTCATTTTACTAGGTAATGTTTTGCGATTTGTGACTTTTGTTAATTTAAGTATTGGTTGTTTGTTTAAAATAAACATATTTATCTATATAAACGGATTATTTAAATTTCATATGAAAACCGTAAAAATAACTGGTATGAGGGACCTAAAATTTAAAAAAACATCTCCAATGCGCATTCTAAAATTCATAGGCGAAGCAAATATACGGTTAGCGACTGTACGTGATCAATCATTAAATGGTAAATGGCTAAGAAATCAAATTATTGAACTTGGTCCCGCTTTTATAAAACTTGGACAATTTATATCAACTCGTAATGATTTATTTAATAAAGAAATTACAAATGAATTATTATTATTACAAGATAACATACCACAAGTCCCATTTAATGAAATTAAAACTATATTAAATGAAAGTTATTCTGGCGAAGAATTCGCAAACGATTATAATAATGTATTTTCTTATATTGACGAAAATGCAATTGCATCAGCATCAATTGGACAAGTTCATATAGGTAAATTAAAAAATTCAAATAAACTTGTAGCAATAAAAGTACACAAACCCTTTATTGCAGAAAAGATAAATGATGACATTATGACTTTGAAGAATCTTATTAATATTTTACTTATTATCGGTTATTCAAGAGCAAAAGAGTTTGAAAGTATAATTAAAGAATATGAGCGTTTTTTATCTGCAGAATTAGATTTTCGTAAAGAAATGAATCATATGATTCGATTTAAAAAATTACTAAGTGATTTACCAGTAAAAGTTCCAGCAGTATCTGTGAAGTATTCTTCAGAAAAAGTACTTGTTATGGAATACGTAAAATCTATAAAAATATCCGATTTGAAATCTTTTGATTCCGATATTTTTCCTAAAAATGTAGCGAATTCTCTTATTAATATATTTTTATATCAAATTATAAAAATCGGATATGTACATTCTGACCCACATCCAGGTAATATAGGTATATTGAATGATGGTACTATAGTACTCTATGATTTCGGGAATGTAGTCGAATTTAGTGAAGAATTCAAATCAAAAATAAACCAATTGATAATTTCTCTATATCAGAAAGATGTAGAAGAATTTGTAGAATTACTTATAGAATTAGAAATATTATATGTAAAAGATGATATAGAAATAATAGAGATAAAAGCCTTTTTTGGTTATTTCTTCAAATATCTTGAGACACTTGATTTATCTTCATTGAAGGTATCTATGATACAGAATGATTTACAAGGCAATTTCCGGACGAATTTCAAAGTGAATCAGGATTTTCTGTCTTTATTTCGAGTATTTTCGTTATTAGATGGAACATATTCAAAATTAGACCCGAATTTTAGTTATATAAATGCCATTGCACCTTATACGGAAGATTTGATGAATAATCCCGAGTTTTATGATTATCGTGCAAAGAAAGATATACAGAAATTGACATCATATCCTCGTATATTACAAAATACTGATGCGAATATTCTCCGTTTACAACAAAAAACAAAGAATATGAATGTAGATTTCCGTCAATTGCAGTTTTTTGTAGGAATATTTATGATGTTAGATAATTATGAACATTTTCTGCCATTCTTAATGTTATATATTCCATTTCTTTATTATAAAAATAAAAAAGAACAATAAAAAGAACAATTAAAATGATATAAGAATAAAAAATGATATATATATAGTTTCATTTTTATATTGCGATATACACCCTTTTCTTATTATGCATTCTCGGGCAATTTCGCTTCATAATAAAACACAGCAAATAGAAACAGAAGAGTTGCCATATAATCCCAAGAATGTATTATTGCAACATGAAGATTTGCGGGCATTCTTTGATACCAATGGTCTCGAGGGGGTAAAATATAATAATATTAATTTGTATAGAAATGCTCTCGTTCATCGTTCATATTGTACAATGAAGAATGCGGATTTTGAGAGTGGAAACGAAAGATGCCCTGATGGATGTTTACCGCTTCAAGAAATGAGTTATGAAAGACTGGAATTTCTTGGCGACTCTATTCTTGGTGTAATTGTTTCAACGTATTTATATGAAAGATATCCTGACCAATCGGAAGGATTCCTGTCACGTATGCGCACAAAATTGGTAAATGGAAAGATGCTCGGTTTTCTTGCAGGTAAAATAGGACTCGAGAAATTTGCTATTATTTCAAAACAAATTGAAGAAACGGGTGGGAGAAATAACTATAAAATTATGGAGGATATGTTTGAAGCCTTTATAGGTGCTATCTGTATGGATTTTCAAAATGAAAGCGATTATGTGATAATGCCAGAGAAAATGAAAATAACACCTCTCACAGGTGCGGGATATTATATAGCAGAAATGTGGGTTATAGGAATAATAGAGAAATTCATTGATTTCGCGGAATTAATACAGATTAAAACGAACTTTAAGGATATGTTAAGTAAATATATGCAGCATACCCATCAAGATGCGCCACGTTTCTTTGAAATATCTGTTGATATCCGCGATAATAAGAAAGTATTTACATATTGTGTTAAAAACAAATATAATACAGTACTCGGGAATGCAAAAGGAGATTCAAAAAGAGACGCTGAAAACAATGCATCCCGTGAAGCACTCCTCTATTATTCCCAACCTCTTGAATAAATCAAAAATATAAACCTAAACAAACCTAAACAAACCTAAACAAATCTGAAAGCAAACCAGTTATTTAGAATTAATCCACAATGCATGATTGCATTATTTATATATACATTTTTTATTATTTTAGAAGTATATAATACAAAACCGCAAATATATACAAGAACGTGTATAGCTACAAATTTAAAATCATTATTCCATAGAATTGGAATATAATGAAGAAAGAATATCCAAGAATATTTTACAGAAATTTTTCTGATTTTGTTTTCATTATTTCTACCAAGTGCCATTTTTATTTCTTCAAAAAGAAGAAAACAGCTACAAATGAAAATTGTAATAGTTATGGATGATATAGGCCATGGCATATTATATGACAGTCCAACGTGAAGTATAATATGTGATATATAAATTGTCACTATGTCGCGCAATAAATTTTTAGAGTTTTCTGATTTTTTTGATAAATCATATTCGGCATGATATTTTATACTAAAAGGAGCATGAAAAAGTGAATGTAAAAATACGAATATATACCCCCCACCACCCAATCTTCCACAAGATTTATATTTTTTACAAATATTTCTCATAAATTCATAAAATGAAAATAATAATACTATTATCATAGTATATGCACTCATAGAATTTTTATGATAATATGATAATCCTTTCAATAATAACATATATTAACATATATTAACATATAAAGACAAAATAGATTAATAATAAAAAACGATGACAGCGATGCCAGCCATGACAGCGATACCACGTACTATTTTTCAGACATGGAAGTCAAAGACAGTAATACCAGAAAATATGGCATATTGGCAAACGACTTGGCGCAAACATAATCCAACTTATAAATTTATTCTATGGGATGACAATGATAATCGCACATTTATTGAAACCCATTATCCATGGTTTTTAGAAAGATATGATTCTTATCAACATATGATACAACGTGCAGATGCTGTAAGATATTTCTATTTATATCATTACGGGGGAGTATATGTCGATATGGATTTTGAATGTATAAAGAGTTTCGACGATATTTTACAAATGGAGAATGAGAATGATGTAATATTGGGAAGAATGGGAGATGCAGAAAAATATCAACATGAACATAATATACCAAATGCAATTATGATATCTAAACCGCGCGAAACTTTTTGGATTTGCGCGTTTTTCTGTTTATTAAAAGCGAATCCCGCAGATCACAGAGCGGAATATACAACTGGTCCAGTTATATTAAAAGAAACTGTTGAAATATATAATGAAATAATCGACAGAGGCCTAGATATTACAAAATTACAATGGTATGATGCCCTCGTAGATATATTATTACCTTATACAAAACCAGAACAGTCACGAATGTCACGAATGTCACGGATAAAAGTATTGGACGGTGACTATTTTTACCCATTAAATTGGAGAGACTGGGAACAACAGGTTGCCATGAGACATCCTGTTATAGAGAAAAATGAAATTTATAATCCTGAAAAAGTAGCTACATTATTCCCAAATTCATATGCAGTAACCTATTGGACACATTCATATTAATAGCACACATCGTAGTATGAGTCTATTTATATCTAATATGAGCATGTGCGGTTAAAAAGTCATAGTCACTATTTTCAAGTATTTCACTGGAAATATCCCATTTTAAAGGTCTAATTCTTGCACGATCTTTAAAAAATGTGTGTATATAACAAAAATATATTTCATATTCACTCATACCAGAATTATTATACCAATTTGGATCAACATTAATTAACATTGCTTTCCATAAAGGCAAATTCCAATGTTTTTCTACATCGTTAAATAAAGAATCCAGAATATCTTTTTGAAATAACATATGATGAACTATACCAGAAAATTCATGATGTATTTCATTTAATCCTGGTAATAATTTATTCATATGAATATAATATGGTCTATGTTTTTCTGTACTTATACAATATAATGCATACTTATTATCTTCTGTAATGAATGATATTGGTTTATAAAATATTGTTTCAGAATCTAATATTAAAATATTTTCACTAATATTTGGTATTACTTTATATGCATATAATTTAAGTAATTGTTGGTAATACCAACCTGCACGATTTTCAAATGTTATAATAGATTTAATATCATTAATTGTAAAAGGGAAAAGAGTTTCTGGGATATGTATAGCATTATCTGTATATTTTTCATCTGAAATTACATATATATTATTTACATCAGTTATATATTTTTTTGCATTTTTAATAACAATTTCTAATGTTTCTAAATCTTTCTTACATGTAGGAATAATTATATCTATTATTACCATTTTATACTTTTTATATTATTATTTATATTTTTATATAAGGATGAAAAAAGATATATAAACAATATAGGGTTTTATTATAATGAATGTTTTGATTGTTACTGCTTATAAAGATATAAATAGAGGTTATTGGAATGATGAATGGAATAGACCAAAGGATACTTATATATCATGGTTCATAAACATGATAGCAATAAAAAATCAAAACATAGTATGTTTTTGCGAAGAGGATGTCAAAAATGATATTATAAAAAGACTAGATGGAACTCTTCCATCTCATTTAAAACTATTAGATATTGAATTAAATGATACGTTATTTATAAATTATGAAAAAGAAAAGGAAATAATGGAATCTGCTTATTTTATAAATTTACTTAAAGATCGTAGAGAACAAAATAGAAACCCAGAATTTTGTAAACCAGAATATACATGTATTACAAATAGTAAATCAATGTTTTTAAGACGCGCTTCAAATATGTTTAATAACTATACACATTATGCATGGATGGATTTCGGATTTATTAGACAAACACCTCCAATAAACCTAAATTGGAATTGTTTAAATGATAATAAAATACATATAGCTACATTTAAGAATATTTTACAAGATGAAAATATTACTCCGATATTTGCTTTACAAAGTTGGGATGATTTTGTACAAGGTGGTGTATTATTTGTACCTAAATATCTTATAGAATGGTTAGAAACTGTTTATAAAATACAAATAAATATTCATTATTCACTTGGAATAACTGATGATGACCAAGGTATAATGCTCCAAATAATACAGAAATATCGTAATAATTTTACATTACATATTTCTAAGCAATGGTTCGCTATGTTACATGTGTTAGTCTAATTTCTATATTTAACATAATCTACAGAATTATATTCGTTTTTATTTTTTTCAAGAACAAATTTAATATCCATTGCATTTCTAACAATTTTATCAATATTTAATTTTTTTTCATGTACTATCCAATACATTAAATGCTCTAATAATTGTGTTTCAGGTGAAAATTTATATCCAACTTCTTTTAATAATACATCATAATATGTATTATATGAACATAAACCATTATTTTTAAAAGAATATTTTATATTACCAGGTATATATTCACCAATATATTTTATTAAATTGCAATATATCGCCATTATATATTTTTTACCTACTGCAAATATATCCCAACACATATATAATTCTACGTCATTATTAATAATAATATTATTAAATATAGATTCACAACTTGATAGAAAAATTGTATCTGGTCTTAATCGAATAATAATATCATATTCTATATTTGTTTTATTCATTGAATACCATGCTAAATATAATCTATACCATTGCCATATAGGTCTAGAATAATAACTCAAATCAGAAATATCATTATCAGATGACTTAGGATATCTATTTGGTCTTTTAAGAGATTCTTTTGTAAATCCAATTATACCAGGTTCAACGTCTTGAGCAATTATAATTTTAGAATTATTTCCAAAAAAATCTTGAATTTTATTTATATTATATGAATTCTCATCAGTGGATATATATATATCAAATGTATTATTTTTTCTAAATTCTTGTGTAAATAAAAACTGATTCCAAGACTCTAATATATCATTAGAATGATCATTATTAATATTAAATCCATTTTTACGTAATTGTCCTGACAGTAAAATTGCAATTTTCATAATTATAACTTTTATCTCTATATAGATTTATAACTTTATCTCTATATAGATTTATAACTTTATCTCTATATAGATTTATAACTTTATCTCTATATAGATTTATAAAAAATATATAAGGATTCGTCCATTTTAAACTTTCAAAGGTCTAAAGGATATTAATAATAAAAATATATAAAATGTATTTTATATCACATAGAGGTAATATTAATGGACCTTTACCTGAAAAAGAAAATAACCCCGATAATATTAAAGATGTATTAAAAACATATGATGTAGAAATTGATGTATGGTTTAGTAATAGTGAATGGTATTTAGGACATGACGAGCCTCAATATAAAATAGATTTTGATTTTTTATTACATCCTAAATTATGGTTACATGCAAAAGATTTAGTAACTTTAACAGAACTTTTGAAATATTCTAAACATCTACACATTTTTAGTCATATATCTGACCCAGTTATATTAACATCAAGAGGAATACCATGGGTTTACCCAGGATATCCTATAAATAATTATACAATATGTGTAATGCCAGAAAGGACAAATAATTATAATGAAGATCAATTAAAAAACTGCTTAGGTATTTGTAGTGATTATATTAAAGATTATTATAGTAAATTTAGATAATTTTTATTATAATATTCGAGATCTTCAGGTGTACCTAACCCCCACATTTTTTTACATTTAGATATTTTTATTTTTTTACCATCTTTTATTGCTTCATTATAAACTGGACATACATAAAATTCATTATTAACTCTCATGTTTTTATCTATCATTTGATTTGCATATTTTATAAAATCACAAGCTTTATTCCAATAATATATACCAGTTGATGCATATTTACTAATAACTTCTTTTTCTTTCACTTCAGTTACATATCCATTATCATCTATTTTTGCATAACTCCATTTATTATCAGTCATATCATGTTGTTCAAATACAGATATAGTACCATCTATATTTTTACTTTGATATAAAAATGCATTGGGGTCCCAATCTAAATATTGGTCTGAATTCGCAATTAACAATGGAATATTATCATCTAATATATCTTTAGCTAATAATACACTAGATGCAGGTCCTTCTGTTGTTATATCTGTTTTTATAATATCACAATTTGGTGCTATTTTTTTTAATTTATTTTCTAAATCCCATTCTTTATTTTCTAAATGAAATTTAGAAACAATAAATATATATTTAGCATCACTTAAATTTAAATTCTCAATTACTAATTCTATCATCATTTTACCATTAATATTAATTAATGGTTTTGGTATAGTATAGCCTACATTACTAAATCTAGACCCTTTACCTGCCATTGGTATTACGACCTGTATTTTATTTTTCCATTTTGTGTTAATAATTTTATTTAAATTATTTCTGGTTGCTTCTATAATTGATCTATTAATATATTCTAGCGTTACATCTGAAGTATCTGCAACAGGACATAAATGAGAACCTGATAAAATTGCGGCAGTTTTACCAATGGGACTATCTTCTATAATTAATACTTGTTGTGGTATTAAATCATTATCTATAATACATTTCATATAAATTTGTGGGTGTGGTTTACATAATTTCACGTCTTCATTTGAATATATGTTATCAAATAAATCTATAATTTCCAATGATTTTAATATCTTATGTAAAGTTAATTTAATTGAATTTGAACAACAAAAAAGTTTATAACCTTCTCTTTTTAAATTATTTAAAATATCAAATAATTTCTCATCTTTATGTATATATTGTTCAATACATGTTATAGTGTATTTTTGTTTTTTCCCCCAAATTTCATTATGTAAATTTATTGGCAAATTCTTTTCTTTTGTCAATAAATTTAGTTTTTCTTTAGTTGGTAAACCATCATATTTACCAATGTGTTCTTCAATATTTATCTCATATCCATAATCTTTTAGAGATCTATTTAAAGATTCATAATGTAAATTGCGCGAATCTACTAAAACTCCATCTAAATCAAATATAATTGCGTTAATTTTTTTCCATTGATTGTCCATAATATATTTATATTATATTTCCTTATATTAATTTAACTGATAAAATTTCTGTTATTTCTTTTGGAAACACAGTATATCCACAATCAACAATTCTTAAATTATTTACCGTATGTGTTATATATATTTGTTTTGGTAAACTTATTATATAATTTAATAATTTATTCTTAACTTCACAAGATATTTCTTTTACGAATCTTAATATTGTAATATGTATTATATCTAAATAATATAATTCTCCTTCTACTAAACCAGTATTTCTTAATAAATCTCTCAATTTATTTATATCTATATCTGCCGTTCCGCATAAAGTTAATCCTGATTTCACTGGTATAATTCTATTATATACTACATTATAATGTTTTATATTTTTTTTTATAAATTCTTTAATATTTTCATATTTTCCATTATCAATCATTCTAGATTCTAATGGTTCTAATGACCATTTATCAACAATTAAGAATGTATTATGTAGTCTCGGTATTATATAAGTATTTTTATTTAATATTGTATCTAAATTATTTTTTAAATTATACCAATTATTTGTATATTTAAAATCATCATAATTTAAAATAGCAACACATTTTCGAGTATCTTTTAATGTTCCAAGAATATTATCAAAGTAAAAATTATTACTATTTAAATATTTAATATTTCTATCAAACATTTCATTATAAATAGAATCCATATAAATAGTTATTTTTATATCTCTAAATTAAAATTATTTTGGATAATCTTCGTGAAAATAATTACGTCCATGCAAAACATATATAGGATTTTTACAAACTATCCTATTATCATATGATGTATTCGTATCATATGCTCCATCGACTAATACATCATTTTTATTATCAAAATATTTTAATAAATGATTACCCATATAATGCATACCAGAAGGTTCTCTTGAATATTCTGGTGTATTTACGTAATTTGATAATATTTCGTTAAATTGTCTTAATTCATTATTCTCATTTTTAATAATAAAAATAGTATCTGCCATAAAATTTAAAAAATCAGGGTATTCTAAATGTTCATCTGACATTTTAAAAGCCAACCATAAATTATTTGAAGTTTCACTAAAAACCCGAGAAGTCCATGCTGATATTTTTTGTTTATATAAAAAGTCAAATCTTAATATTATAATAAAATTATAATTATTTAACTGAGGAAAATGATTTATTCCATCTGATAACATTATTGATTGTGTTACATTATTATTTTTTTCACGTAAAAAGACTTTGTCTTTATCAAAATTATTTATTATAAACGAATCATGTTGTTCATCTGTTAGATAACTTATTATATAAGTATCAACATTATTACATCCAAATGTATCTTGTAGAGGTACAAATACATTATTTATAAATGATTGATATGTATTTTTAAAATCAAAAGAATTATGAGAATTAGTAAAATAATGAGATGTCTCTGGTTTATAATGGATTCCTCTTAAAATAATAGCTATATTACTCATCATCTAAAATAATAGCTATATTACTCATCATCTAAAATAATAATAATTTTATTCTTTTATATTGTTTTTTTTACTATTGTTAAAATTTTATATGAAAAATCTCAGCTCATTTTATCATTATACTACACCCCCATTTCCCATTTAAGGATTCGTCGATTTTTTAATTTCTAAGATCTTAAATATAATAAACACAAATTATGTACCATTTTATAACATATGCAACTAAATCACATAGTAATCATGCAATGTCACTTTTAAATAGTGCAAAGGATAACGCAGATTTTGACATTCTTGAAATGTATAGTCCTGACATTTTAGACTCCGATTTTAAACTTCAAAATGTAGCTATATTATCACAATCAAAAGGAGCAGGGTATTGGTTATGGAAACCATATATTATTTTAAATAAATTGCTTAAAATGAATGATGGTGATATATTATGTTATTGTGATAGTATGTATTTATTTAAATCATCTATTAAAAAGTTAAATATAGATTTTGGAGAAAATGATATATTTATAACTCATAATAAACCAAATGAACCAAAATATATTGAGAAGTTATTAACAAAAAGAGATGCTTTTATATTAATGAACACAGATAAACCAGAGTTTCATAATACACCACAAGTTTGGGCTGGATTTGCTATTATAAAAAAAAGTGAAAAATCAATTAAATTTTATACTGAACTTTTGGAATATTCAAAAGATGCGCGGATTATAACTGATATTCCGAGTACACTGGATAGTGAATATGCAGAATTTCGCGAAAATAGACACGACCAAACAGTATTAAGCTTACTCGCTAAAAGATATAATATTACATTTCACGATTTCCCTATGAACCTTTTACATAATTTGCGAGTTCCATTTCCATCTTCCATTTATTAAGAAGCCATAAATTATAATATAGAAAAGATATAAGGAAAATATTTATTTATATAATCTAAATGGATTTTGTTAAAGAAATAATATATAATAGAGATACTAATAAATTTATTGTTTTTGTATCTTATTATTCTTTAAATGAACCTATATATCGTGTTATAGAAAATAACGATCATTTCAATAGTTATATAGAATTTAATGGCAAAAGAGTAATTGGAGAAGACCCACGACCATTTATTTTAAATAACCAAAAAACATTTATTAGTCAAAGATTTGTAGATGGTATTCATACAATGAATCAGAATATAGTAAATTATGAATCAGGTAATAGTTATAAATATATAGTAAAAATAAATAATTTCAATTATGGTAAAAATTGGACACCATTCGTTGTAAATAACAATTTGTTTTTTATACATTGTTTTGACCCATTTACTCTTATTCATAATAATGAAGTTATTATAAAAATAGCTACAAATTTAGAAAAATGTGTGAGTGATAATTTTACGAGTTATAGAGGTGGTACAAATGGTTTAGTATATAATAATTATATTTTTGGAATCGGTCATTTTACACCATGTTTTGATGATCATAGACCATTTTTATGGGTTATTGATTTAAATAAAAATACATTTGAATTAGGACAAATATCTGATTATAAAAACAAACAGATATATTCATTAGGAGACCCAACGTCTTTATGGATTGAAAATAGAGATATATATTGTAGTATATTTGAATCTTATAAAGGATGGTATCATTTAGATACTAAATGTATTTCTCGTATATTTAAAATCGATTTTGATAATTTATATGGAAATATTAAAAATGAAAAATCTTATAAAATATTTAATCTAAATTGTGGTGGTATTATTAGTGGCAGAAGCGTTACGAACTAAATCGCGAAGTCGAGTATCTAATACTTCATTTTTATCATGATCTTTAAAATAATTACCATGGTAATGTTTATCTGCTTCCTCTATACTTAACCCATTATATGGACAGGCACTGCCCCTGGATATCTTAACTTTATTAAATCTTTCTAATGATCTAATACCATAATGATTCAAATATAAACTATGATTTAAAGTAATTTGTGGTAATGTATGTGTATTGTGATAATGTATATTAATATGTGTAGTATACATTGTACATACTATACCTTTTATATGATTATTGTAATGCCATTTCATAATAAAATTTTCACGTATACCACCATCGGGTTCTTGAATAAAAGCATTTGAACCAAAAAACTGCCAATTTGTAAAAATAGCACTCACTTTATTTTCATATTGTTTTAACACAGTTGGTATATTTTTTTCTGGATAAGCATACCAGTATTCATCAAAATCAGCTATAATTAACCATTCTGTATCATTTTTAATTAATTCAAATATTTCATTATAATGTTTTACTTGTACTTGTTTTTCTGGTCTTTCATATAATGTCACAATATTGCTATCAATATAAGGTTTTAAAATTTCTATATAATTATCGTTAGAACAATTGTTAATTATATAGAAATGTTCAATACCTTGCCATAAATAATGATCTAACCATTCTTTCATACCATCTGCTTCATTTTTAAAAATACCTAAAAGAGATAAATAATACATTTTAATTATTAATTTATTTTTTCTTTTATATACTTTATTTATTAATTATTTATTCTTTATACACTTTTATACAAACATTTTCTTTGAATAACCAATCACTGCGCAAGCAATTCTTTTACCGGCATTTCCTGTTTTAAGCGATTCTTCATCTTTACCCATTCCACAATCATCTATCTTTTCATGAATAACAATGCAGCGACCTATAATATTACATTTAGTCCCTGTTAATTTAATCATATTATCTTCAAATTTCATTCTACATATTCCATTTGTATCTGTAATAATATTCCCTAAGTCTCCTACGTGTCTTACTGCAGATTTTGGTCCACCATGTGTTTTATGAAAAGGATTTAGATGTGAACATGCAGATAAACATCCTTCAGATAAATCACCCGCTTCGTGTATATGAAAACCTAATTTTGAATTTATAGGAAGTCCTGATATATCAATATCAATGAAAACACTATTCTTTTTTTTATAAAAATAAACAGTACCCTTTATTTTTATATCATTGATAAAAGCTATACCAATAATTTCTTTCATTAACTATTTATTATTTTTTTATTTACTATAAATTACGTAAATTAATTATCTAATAGCAGCATATAAAGATTTAGGAATTTATTTCAATTAAATGCTTCATTTATTTAAAGCCGGGGAAGTAGTTGGAAAATCATCAACACCTGCGGCTACACCCACGCCCACGGCTACACCTACACCTACAGCTACGCTACAACAGCAAAAGCCACAAAAAAATATAGAAATTAAAGCCTTTAAACTCCCTTCAAATCCTCTCGAAGAAGATACAATTATTATTGATAAAACCATTAAATCTACTTATAAAAACTTGCATACATCAGGGAAGGTAACGCAAGTAGCGCAAACTGCGAGGCCGACAAGAGTTTTATTCTGTGGAACATATCCTATAGGCCAATCCAACGGATATAGCCGTGTTGTTTATTATATTTCTAAATTTTTAGGATTAAAAGAAGATATCGATTTAACAATATATGGTTTTCAAAATTATAATCAAACTGCTGGAAGTGAACAAAGAAATGATATACCACCGTCAGTAAAATTACACGATGCTCTGGCTACCGAAGAACCTAAAAGAAACGGATTCGGTGAGAAGGAAATAGCTACATTTCTCAAGAAAAATCCTCAAGATATTGTCATTATTTTTAATGACATGGTTATAACCTCGGCTCTTGTACAAACTATCGTTAATGAAATGTCCGAAGAAGAACGTAAATCATTCTTAATGGTATCTTATATGGACCAAGTATATCCCTATCAAAAACCCCAATATATTTCTATGTTAAATATCTATTTCGATGCTATCATAACTTTTACTCCTTATTGGAAAAAGATTGCACTTGAATTAGGTATTGATAAGAAAAAACCAATGTATGTATTACCACATGGTTTTGACCATACACTCTATTATCCTATTCCTAAAAAGGTAGCGCGTATTTTCTACCAAATTCCTGAAGATAGTTTTGCTATTCTTAATTTAAATAGAAATCAACCTCGTAAACGTTATGACCATACAATTATGGCATTTGCCGACGTTATTTCGAGATATTATAATTTAATTCAAAAGAATGAAAGCGCAAAAATAAAGAAATACATTCGTCCTATACGTCTCGTTATAGCTACAATGATAGATGGCTCGTGGAATCTAATGGAAATATTAGAACATGAACTGAAATCGCGAAATGTGCCATACGAATTTGGTAAAGAATGTGTCGTTGCTCTCTCAAAACCTCAACAATTGAGCGATAGAGATATTAATATATTATATAATGCATGTGACGTGGGACTAAACACATGTGAAGGTGAAGGTTTCGGTTTAACTGTTTCTGAACACGGTGGTATTGGCAAACCTCAAATAGCTCAAAAGATTGGAGGCATGCAAGAATTTATGAATGAAAATAATTCAATTATAATTGAACCTAAATGGAGATATTATATAGATAAACAACGAGATGGAATAGGTGGAATCGCAGAAGTAGGTGATATAAAAGATTATGCTGATGCTCTATGGAAATATTATAATGATGAAAAATTGGCTGAAAAACATGGCAAAAAATTTAGAGAAAATATGCTACAACATTTCCAATGGAGTACAATAGTAGACCATTTCCATAATATTATTTTAGATATTACAAATAATGTAAAAAAAACACCCCAAACACCCCAAACACCTACAGTCACTAAATAAGGCAATAAATAATAATAGAAATAATAGTAACTATAAATATGAACGCAAATGCATTATATAAAAGAAGTAGTTCCGTATCTAGTACAAAATATATATTAAATTGTAGTGAAAAAATTACTGAAAATAATCCAACTACTAAAGATTGGTTAAATAATCTGAAATTTTTAAAGACTATATCACGTACTAAATCGGAACAAATGACACATAAAAAGATACTTGAAGGTATTCTTATGAAAAAACATGATGTAGTTATAAAAATTTCAGATACAGAAGAGAATCTGAAATATGAATATGATATTTATCAAAAATTAGTTGAATATAAAGTGAAAGGTATTTTACATTATATTTGTTATTTTGAATGCATGGATAATATTAAGAATATTAATGAAAAACGTGATGGAATATGTGAAGGTACGGGAAATAATACACGCATTTTAGTTATGGAATATATAAAAAATAAGAGTTTTGGACTTTATGCATGGGAAAATAGTAATCAAATTAAATCTTGTCTAAAACAACTCTTATGTACTTGTTTAGATGCATTTTTGAAATGCGGATTTATTCACGGAAATCTAAATTGCAATAATATCCTTATAAAAAATACAAAATCTACAACAGTTACATATATAATAAATGGTAAAGTTATTATTATACCACTCTATGGCTTCAAAATTAAATTAATGGATTTTGAATCAAGTAAAACTGGAGGGACTATAAAACAATTTTATAAAGATTTTAGATATAAATTTGCCAGTTCTTTTACTGAATATATTGGAGGTGAAGTGGAATTTATTAATAATCAAGCAGTTAAGAAATTATATGATTTATTCGTGAAATATTATGAAGAATGTATACATAATAAAGATTCTTTATGGGTATTCGATTTATTTCCAATTATTGATAAATTATAAATTATAAATTATAATATACGATAAAAAAACTATAAAAACTATAAAAGAAATAAAAATAAAAAACTAAAGTATTAATAATGGCAGGAAAAAGACACACAAAGAATTCAAAATCAAATTCAAAATTAAAATCGCGAAGAGGAAAGAAATATTCTTGCGCCGGAGGTGGCGACGGCTACGATCCTGGTCATGTACCTGTAGCGACCATCATAGGTGGCGCTTTCGCAATAAGTACAGGGTTCATTGTAGCTATATTATTTACATTAATAGCATTAGGGATTATTGGTTTAGGTATATATATTCTAGTTAGAAAACCATTATATGATGGAGATACAACCGGTACTGTATCATCTGCATCATGTGTTAATGATAATTGCACTATAGTTGTGACATATACTCCTCAAGGTGCACCATCAGCAATTACATCAAATCAAATAACTATTCAAGGTAACTATAAAACAGGAGATACAGTAAATATTAGTTATGCTACTTCAAGTCCAAATACTTTTGCCATTAACTTAATAAAACCAAAAGTATTCGGTGGTTCTTTTATAGGAATCGGCGCATTCCTATTAATACTCATATGGGGTATCTATTATTTTACACATCGCAATACGAGTTCATCGTCTTCACAGTCTTCGCAGTCTTCGGTATCTTCTTCACCAGCAAATTATGAATCTAAAAAAGATATTGAAAATGAAAATATAAATGGGAATATAAATGGGAATATGAATGGGAATATGAATGATGAACAAATGAATATAAAACCACTGTCGCCTCGCCCGCCAATGGCTCCGCCGCCTCCGCTGCCGCAACCTGGTATTCCGAAGAATTATGAAGAGAATCCTTACGAACAATAATAATCAAGCCTGATAATCAAGTCTAATAATCAAGTCTAATAATCAAGTCTAATAATCAAGTCTAATAATCAAGTCTAATAATCAAGTCTAATAATCAAGCCTGATAATCAAGTCTAATAATCAAGTCTAATAATCAAGTCTAATAATCAAGTCTAATAATCAAGCCTGATAATCAAGCCTAATAATCAAGTCTAATAATCAAGATTGTTTATCTTATTTCTTCTTCTTGTAAAATTCCAGCATTCTTATATAAAGTATAATTAAAGAACTTATTTGGATAGTCATCAACAATTACATATTTTTTACCTTTATAGGAAACTACTTTCCCTTTAATTTTACGTGTTCTCACGATTTTGTGTTTATCTCCCTTTCCTTTACCATTATTACTGTCATTATCTATGCGAATATCTGGGACAAATGCATATGCATCATTATCTATTGGAATCGGGAACGAATAACACTGCATACCTTTCCCTAAATCTAATTCATTGAGAGTTGCATTTGTTCTGCAATCTACCGATGCAGTTTTCAAGTTGTTTTGAAAGGCTTGAATAATCTCATCTTTCTTTAACGCTATTTGCATAATATGTGCATCACTCGTTAATTCGTTATCAAGACTGCGCAAACTGAAATTATCCTTTAATTGTTTTTTTGTAAATATTGATGTATATATATAAACACTCACATTTTGCTCATCTTTAGGTAATTCTAAATGAGACCCAGCACGAGCCGCGCGACCAATAACTTGATCAATGCGAACACTATTCCAAAAAGGTTCTGTTATGAGAACACATCGGACATTTTTAAGAGAAATACCTTCAGCACCACTTTGAGTAATCATAAATGTCTTGAACATTTCACCCCTTAAATTTGCTTTTAATGAGCCAGGTCGTGTTTCTTCTATATTGTTATATATTCCATTATATAATTGCAAAAGTATATTTGCTTTTTCGCGATCTGTATCAAATACAATGAATCTCTTGCCATCATATTTCGCATCTAATACTTCTTCTTCATCAACAATATTCCATATAACACTATCGTTCTCCTTTGATTTCTTTTCAATATGGACTTCTTTATACCCTGCAGATATAAGTGCTAAACGTAAAACACCAAGACCTTCTACTGTCCTAAATTGAGAATATATTAAGCACTTTCCTTCTGTACTATTTACGCGTTCTATTATTTTAGCGAATTTCGGACTGTAAAGTGTACGTAAATTTTCAATACTCAATAAACTCGGGTCATCTGCCAATTTCTTTATAGACGTTTTAATTATTTCCTCATAATCCTTTTTCAATTTTACCTTGTCAATTTTATCGTGTTTATCATTCCCTTTGGCAGCCTCGTTTTTATCGTCTTCATCATCACTTTCTTCATCACTTTCTTCACGGTCAATTTCCATTTTCAATGCTTTACGTAAATCCTTCGGAAATGGTCTTTCGATATTATTCGGAAATACAAAATTACATGCCATTCTGCTAAATGCACGATATACAGATGTTTTCTTAGCCATTACACCACCTTTATTTTGACGAGACCTTCTTTCCATCACACGTTCTTCATCACGGACAATTAAATATTTACTAAATTGATGATCACTCAGTGGTATTTGTTCAATAACTTTTGGTAATACCGTTGGGAAATATTCACTTCCAATATTCTTAACATATGATACAGTTCCTAATATTCTACGTTTAAAAAGATCATTATTCTTAACACGCGGATTTTCACGATCAGTTTCATCTAAGAATAAATTATTAAAATCATCCTTATTTGTCGGCAATGTAAACATTTCTGTAAGTTGCGTACGTTTCGCTACACGAATATGTTTCGCAATTTCACTATTCAAACCCTTTATAATATCAGTAGATGTCATACCACCACCCGCATTACTCCCGCCCGCACCACTGCCACCGCCGCTGCCGCTTGCGCTGCTCGTCCCGCTTGCAGTGCCGCTTGCGCTGCTCGTTGTGTTTTCACTCGATGAGCCTTTTATTGCCTTCATTTTACCATCTCCATCATTTACAAATCCTTCTGGTAATAAAGTAATTAGTATTTTCTTTTCTTGATTCAATACAAAATATTGATCTATAAATTTCGCGAATTTATTTTCAGTTAATATATCATCAATCTGTCTTTGTTCGGGTAATACTGCATCTTTTAATAAAGGAAATTCATAAACATTAATATATCCTCTGACCAGATTCAACATAATACTTAATTCAAATGGATGATTAATAATTGGTGTCCCTGTTAATAAAACCAATTTAATATTTGAAGCATCCATAATTTTCGTGTAAATAGACCTTGTTATCTTGCTGCCATTTACAACTCTACTTACAAAATTATGCACCTCATCAACTACTATGAAAGCATCGTTGAAGAAATCTTTTTTATACTTTGCAAGAGCAGATTGCGTAATACCATTATAACGGATAAATGTATAATTTTTATTGATTATTTCTTTTAATGTAGCCTTTGCAGATCTCTGTTCAGATTCCTCCAGGTCCTTCCATGCTATATCTTTACGTAATACTGCATTTGGAGGTAATCCTTCAGAGAACGGAAACCATATTTTTGAATTCTTTTTTAGAAAGTTTGGACTTACATCCAAAGCGAGCGCGGCATCCGCTTGTTTTGTAGCTATCTTTTTAATTTCAATATATGACCATAACTTCTTCGTAGGGTTCCCAGAAGATGCATGTTTCATAATTTCATCTCTATAATTCATCTCTAGAGATGCAGGTAATAATACAATTATTTTCTTATTCTTATTAATAAATCCTTCAGCAGCAGCAATAGAAGACGCTGTCTTACCACTCCCTAATCCATGATATAATAAGAGACCCCTATAAGGAGAATTATATTCCATAAAATTTCTTACAAATACTTGATGCGGAAATAACTCACCAAATGGTGTCTTAACATCTCTTTTTTCATGATTAAATGTTCTATAAACCCAATCAAGGAATCCTTGACGGTTGTTATTGGCCCATTCATTTATTTGTGGCATCTATTATAATCTACAAAGAATAAGATTTCTTCCGTATAAAGAAATGCCCATTAAGAATATAATTAATCTCATATGGAGACTCAGGAACATGCACAGTCTCATGCCCATACGCAAGCACTTCAAAACTGTAATTTATATATAGATTCACGTGAAGCGAAACTTATAGAATATTTAACGTATTTAAATATAAATTTTATACAAAAACAATTAGAAATTGGTGACATAATTATAGAATCACTCGTACCACAATTTAATATAATATTTGAACGTAAAACATATCAAGACCTATCGTCATCGATAAGAGACGGCAGGTATAAAGAACAGAAACTGCGGCTCATATCATCAAATCCTCCGCATAATTGTGTATATATTTTTGAAGGTGATAGAAATGATATTGATGCATCTACTCTTGATGGAGTAGTATATCATTCAATGTTTCGGGATAAAATGCACGTTTTATTTACAGATTCTGTAAAGAATACTGGAGATCTTATTTTATCAATATTTAATAAATGTATAAAAAATCCCAGTAAATTTGTAGCTACAAACGGAGAAACAGATTATGTCGCGAGTCTTAAAGTTAAAACATGTAAGGCTAAAAATATAAATAAAGAAACATGTTATATATTACAATTATGCCAAATACCGACAATATCACATATAATAGCAAAGGAAATCGCCGCTAGATACGGAACTTGGAAAGAATTAATATCAGCCCTGGAAAATGCGCCAAATAAAATATCTGTTTTAACAACCATTCCTATGATAGGTGATAAAAAAGCAAAAACTATTATAGAATATTTAGATTGTTAAGTGTATTCGTGTATTTTAGTGTATTCGTGCATTTTAGCGTGTTGTTGTTCCATCATCGTCACTTGGAATACCGACTGTAACTATTGTATTTATTAATCGCCTCCATATTCTAAGTTCTAATGTACTTGCGCAAGGTGTAGGATAAAATAAATCGTCAAGCACAATAGATTTATTCTCAGTAATTATAGTTTCTAATTTTTGTTTTAAATAATCTTTGCAAAATGTATTCCTTAATATCTCTTCATATGTTGGGCTCGTAATCGTAGAATAAATATTTATTATATCATTTGTGTTTTTTAAAAATACCTTTAGTTTATCTATAGATATCTCAGATTCCGTAATCTCCTCCATATCTATGTCATTCACAATCTCAATGTTATCTGTGTCATCAATATCAATCAAATCCGTGATTTTATCGTCGTCATCGACGTCCTCTTCTTCATCTTCCTCCTCCTCCTCCTCAACTTCTTCTTCATCTTCCTCCTCCTCAACTTCTTCCTCATCTTCTTCCTCATCGTCGACGTCCTCTTCTTCCTCATCCTCTTCCTCTTCGTCATCGTCAATTAATCCCGGGGCTTCGGCCTCATCGGTCTCTTCAGATTCATCATCGTCTAATCCCGGGATTCTGCTATTATTCAAATAATCATAATCATCATCTATAAAATATAAATCAACTTTTGTACTATTTTTTAAAGTTTTTCGGGTATATATGAAAGTCGCTATTATTATACCACCAATCATACATCCAATTAAATAGACACCTGTGGCTATCGCTCCAATCCTAAGACAACTATGTATATAATTTTCTATATCATTATTTCTTCCAGTGAAGTATCCGGCAATAGCTACCATACCTATTCCAACAGAACTATATACACAATCCTCTATAATATGATAAAGACTTACCATCGGGATTTTATATTTATTTATATTAATCTAAAACATATTCTTTAAATAAAGAAATAATTAAGAAATATATTCATCATAATTATCAATAAAATCGCTTAAGTTAGCTATACGGAAATATCTATGAAAATGAGATATCGCAATAACTGATAATGCTAATGTAATGGATATAAATATGCTTTGTATGTACACACCGCTGCTGCAATCGTCCATTTCCTAGATTGTAATTGCAAATATTTCTTATATACTATTTTCTATCTATCTATCTATCTATCTATTTATCCGCCCGCCTCTTAAATTCTAATATCTCTAATTCCAATGTATTTACACGCGCTGTCAAAGTCTTTATTGCTTCTACAAATAATCCCGCCATATTGCCATATGATATAGATAATAAATCACTCGTATCTCTATTTACCAATTCAGGCATGACAGTTATAAGATCCTGCGCTATTAAACCACTCTCAATAACATTTGTATCTAAACGTTTATAAGTATATCCATTCAATTTTCCTATTTTTTCTAAAGGATCATTAATTATTATTAAATCTGTTTTAAGCGATCTATCAGAAGTACTTGCAATATTACCACGCGTAAATAATGTGCCAAATATACTCAAATTACTTTGATATACAGCATTTCCGTTAAAATAACTTGTCCCCTCTATATGCAAATTGGACATTGGAGCTGTCGTGCCAATACCCACGTTATTTAATATGTATATATCAGTATTTCTCATTGATGTACTCTGATTCGAAGAAATCCATTGACTCGATATAAACCGACTACTGTTCTGATAAAATGTTCCTGTAAAATTTATATCACCATATACATCCAGAGTATAAAACGGATTTATATTACACACTCCAGTATTTCCCATGAGAGATGTCGTTCCCAAAACATGCAATGGTTTTATAGGATTTAATGTACCAATACCTATATTGCCATTATTCACAATTATATTTCCATTCTGTATATCAATAGATTGACGCGCATTTGATGATGTACCTATAGATAAACCATTGTTAAAATACATACTCGTCGGAGAAACCGTCAAAAACATATCAGTAATTGTAACAAAATTTGTCACAGAATCACCAATGTTTATACGTGTAAATATAACCCGAATATATTCAAATGAAGCATTATTTTTACTAACAGCAAAAGTTGTATACGTATTTAAAGAACTCAATGAAGCCGGTCTCATCCATTGAATACCTTGATTATATAAAGCATTATCATCAGGTATCTTTAATAATGTCCAATTTATACCATCATGAGAACCCACAATTTGCAGAGAATATGGTGTACCCGATGGATAATTTCCTGGTCCATAATATGGTACCGCAATTGATACAGCGGAATACGTTAATGCATATGAAGATTTAACTTGTATCCAATGACCATTTACAGTATTGCCGTCTACAATAGTTTGCCCAGGATATGTACTATTATTTGCAGGCGGATTAATATTATTTGCACTGCTACCGACCCAACTACCATCAACTGTACTATATCCTGCTATAGAAGACCATGCACTTGTATTATTCGGACTTCCGTCAAACACATTTAATATATTATTCATAGTCGATGACCCTACCGTATATATAAAAGTATTCACGGGATTACCATTTATACGTATAAAATTTGAATACGACGGTAAAAGTAAAGGAGCATTTGGTGTACTATTTGGTGTTGGAATATAGAAGAAAGGACACGATATTAATGTATTACCATTCACATGCAATTGTGCTAACGGATTTACAATACCTATACCAAGGTCTTTGAAAGTATTAATACCCGTGCCGTTATCACTTTGACCATATGGATTCGGTATATTCACTACACCATTCTGAATAATACTACCATTGATATTAATGTCACCAATGATATCCATAGAATAAATGGGATTTGGTGAAGTATTATTTACACCTACTTTTCCCAGTAACTGTACTGTTGACGTGAATTTTGTAGAAGCATCTACATTCAACGATGAAGTATTGTTTATTTGAATAGTCCCTGTAGATATTAAATTTGTTACATAAATTGTATTTGATATAAAACATGTACCATTTACATGCAAATTATATGAAGGAGTCAATGTTCCTATACCTACATTATTTGTAGTATTACCATCAACAAATAATATTGGTGTAGCATTATTATTTGTAAATAGCGTTTTTCCAATTACTTGAAAGTTATATTGTAAAACAGGCGGAACATTAATATTTAAACTGGAATATATTCCCATTTTACCATTCGGAGTAATTTGTATTGTACTCGATAAAAATGTACCATTATTCGTTATTTGTATTTGTGGTGTGGATATAGGTCCCGGTAATTGATAATTAATATAAAATATATTTCCTGAATCTATGCCTAAACTCGTTTGTGATTTAATGACATCATTTGTATCTTTTCTGAATAATTCGAAATTAGGATTTCCCTGCGAACTTATACGTATACTATTGTCTGTTACACCTTTCACATATATACCTACTGACATCGCACCATTTATTGCAGGAGTTTCGGTAATAATTTTTAATCTACCATCAGATGTCATATTTGCAGGTGTTTGTATATCAGATTGATTGAATGATAAACATATATTACTGGAACTAAACCATGATATCGGTTGATATATATTGAAAACACCAATATTATTCATAATATTAATATTAAGTCCTTGAATAGAAAATCTATTTGCACTGAAATAATCAGTAATTAATGTACTTGTCGTCGTTAAATTATTAATATTAATATTTGAAGCATTTATAGTTAATATATTTGACATAGATGTTCCATCAAATGATATATTACATACTCCACCCGATATAGACGATGGTGGCGCTACTATTTTACTTGTCTGTATAATCGGTGATTGAATATTATTAGCTACATTTATGTTCCATGAAGGATCGGGATTTATATTTCCGACAGTTAAGCCTCCATTTGAATTTATATGATATACTGGTATATTATTAAAAGATGCAACCATAAAAGGTGAAGCATTCATAGAATCTGCATATAATCCAATGAAACTATTCGAATCTGATATTGAATCAGATGTTGAATTTTTATATATATGAAGTCTATTCTTTGGATATGTAGTACCTATTCCAATATTTAAAGAATTATCAATCAATAATATATTTGACGGTCCTACGATACTTACAATATTTGAAACGGGTGAATAAGCAGATGAACTATACTGTGGGTCCGAATTTATATTAAATATACCTTTCGTATTATAAGTATTATTACTTATTGGACCTATTGTCATAATTCCCTGAGAATTCATATTTAACGCGGGAAATTGTCCCGAGTTTGAAGTATTTATAGAAACCTCGATTATATTGCAATTCGTTCGACTACTATCGTGACTTATATAAAGTGTCGGCGCAACCGGAATCTGATAATTAGATAAATGCAAAAGCGGAGCACTTAAATTCGAAGTAGATACAATTAAAGGCGATATTACATTCGTTAAATTGATTTTCCCTGTAACTACTAAATCTCCAACTATATTCGTTGAACTGTATAAATATATGATTTTATCAATATAAGATAATTGAATTCTTTGATAATTAGCAGATTTATGGTCAAGTGAAGTGTCCTTTAGCCATTGAGGATTATACCAAAATGCTGATGTTATAGTACCAGCATTAAAATCATTCGAAACAGAAGCAGATACCATTGCTGCATTCCCACTAATATTTATCGAACCATCAGATGTAAGATTAAATATATTACTATTTAATTTATCATATACATTGAAATAAGAATTTATGTTAGCATCAGTTTTATTATATGGTATGTTTACTTGAATATTACTGGTAAATACATTTTTAGCATTCAATGAATTATTAACAGTTGCACTTGTGGAAAAGAAAGCATCATTCGACACATAGAGATTATTATTAATATACGTAGGAGGATAGGCAATAATAGTATTTGATGATATTATAAATTGATTTATATTATTTTTTGTAAAATAGAAATAGTCATTGGATCTTCCGAAAATAAGACTACTTCCGAATTCTATATTTGCACTTGGTAATGATGTCTGTAATATAATTAAATTAGATTGTGTAGTTGATGTCAAATTAATACGTTCTTTATTTGTCGAATTTACCCCCGATAATGGATTTATACCTCCTATTAATATTGACATGAAATCAAACCCTATTTGATAAAAAGAGAAAAATGACTAAGTTTTATATACTAAAATTAAAATTTAAGGGCCGCGGGTGTCTAAGGCGCGGGTGCGGGTGCCGGTGTAGGTGCGTTTACACCAGCGAGACCTAATTTTGATTCTATAGTAGTTACGCGATTTAACAAGTCTTGTATTGTTCTTTGTTGTTGTATTAATGTAGTATTTAATAATTTTACACCATTAAAGATTAAAGGTATTAATCTTTCATTCTCTATTACTTTGAAGTCATCCACTATAATACCATATATATAGAGAGATGTACCGGTTGGTATCGGATTATCGACAGTAAATGTATCCGGTGTAGTATCAATTACTGTAACAATTCTTTCAACATCATCTATTAATAATTTTACCATATCATTGATATTTAATCCATGATTTTCTAATATTACGACACTTGAATTATTTTCTTCAAGTGTCGCGTATTTCATTATATTCGGTATCGGTCCACTGCAAGTACTTACGGCATATGGAGCATATTGTTCTATTTCTTGTGCAATAAAACCGAGTATCTGTGGTTGCGGTATTCTATCTATGAAATTAAATTTGTGTACTGGTATATTTGCAATTGTAATTAAATCATCCATTGGAGTCGCAGATATTATATTTGTTTTCACACGTTGGTCAGAAATAGTCAATATTGTCTTTGCCATGATGCTTTCATTCACACGTAAGCCTATATTAGGTGTTCCTAACGCTCCGGCTACATAATTACTGGAGGCATATAAAGTATTGTCAAATCCTGTAATTAATACACCTGTTGACATCGAAATATGTGGGGCATTTAATGCAGATATTGTATTGACAGCTATACTTGTTGTATTTGTACTTGTAATATTGGTTGTAGGAAGAGATACACTTCCGTTTACAGTCAAATAATTTATAGATACATTTTGCATATTGGTAAAGTTGGTATTTGCGCAATTAATAGTACCTGAATCGGATTCTAAAGCGGATGTGCGAACGGACGTATTTGCTCTGAATTTTCCGGCGACATCAAGCGAAAATATAGAATTTACAGCAGGAGTTGTATTAATGCCAACATTGCATGTACCATTTACATATACAATAGGTGTCGGTGTATTATTTCCGTACACTCCTATCAAATCTACTGAACCCGTTTCTTGTATTAAAACAATTGGAGTTCCGCCAGTACCATTTTGGTCCCATATATGTAATGGCGCTGTTGGTGTAGTTGTACCAATACCTAAATATCCACCAGTAATACATTCATTGCCAAATACGTGTAATTTTTGTTGCGGGTTTCTTAAACCAATACCTACTTTATCAGTTGTTCTCAATAATGTCGATCTATTTGATGGTACTATTGGTAAAAGTGCAGGATTAATTGTTCCATCATTCATTAAGCGTACAATATTAGAACCGATGTATTGGTCAAGTATCTTACCAGTTGCAGAATCAACTGATACTAAATTAGTTGGCAAATTTGTATATGTCGCCGTGCCAGACATCATAACAGTAATATTGCTTCTTACAACGAGCGAGTCTACATCGAGTACTCTATTGTAATTGAATGATACTGAATTTGTTGCGCTTGAGATACTAGGAGTTATTACACTTGGTGTAGATACACTTGTTCCCGCATTTATAGTTGTACCTACATTGAGACTCTTTGCAATACCTACGCCACCATATATTATTGCAGCACCAGATGTGGAACTTGTGCTATCTGTTGTATCACCAACTAATATATTTTGACTAATAGCAGCACCTCCTGTTACTATTAAAGATGCAGATGATTGACTTGTTGCATAACTTGGAGTTATTGTACCAATATTTACTGTTCCGCCAGAAGTTACAGTTCCAGATGTATTTATATTTACTGAATTTATAACATTAATATTACTTAATGTACTATATGACATATTTATAGAATTTGAACCAGGTGTTGTTAAAACTTTTGCCAACTGTATAGTTGGTGTATTTATAATTCCATTTCCATATGGTGTAACATCGAGCGCATAATTAGGAAGATTTGTACCAATACCAACATTACCAGATACAATGAGACCATTTGTAGGAGCAGCAGTATTCGTGCTGGCATATGAACCAAGTGCAAAAGAACCAGCGACATTCAGTGCATTTGCAAGAGACGCGCCATATGTACCTATACCAACATTTCCGGCCACTGCAAGACCATCTGTTGGCGAATTGACGAGACCAGCATATGTACTACCAATACCAATATTACCTGAAACGTTTAATTTATTGATAAGAGATGTGCCACTGACACCAATACCGACTCCGCCTTGGACTGTTAAGCCATTGTTTGGCGACAAGGCGACACCGGCATAGTTCGAACCAATGGACACACTCCCTGCAACATCGACTTTATTTGTAGTAGTTGAAGTACCTACACCAAGAGTACCAGAGAGAATCATAGAATTGGTATTTGGTGCAGCTGTATTGTTCTTTGCATATGAACCGAGTGCCACTGCACCAGCGACATTGAATGCATTTGCAAGAGACGCGCCATATGTACCTATACCGACATTGCCGGCAACTACGAGACCGTCTGTTGGTGCATGTACTATACCAGCATATGTACTACCAATACCTACATTTCCCGAAATATCTGCTTTATTAACTGTAGCGGCATTTGAAGTACCAACAACAAGTGCGCCTGATACGCTCAGACCATCAGTTGGCGCGCTTGTATTAGTAATTGTATATGGTGAACCAACCGAGAGTGATCCACCAACATTTAACTTATTATTTAAAGTAGCACCATAGGTACCAATACCAACATTTCCGGCCACTGCAAGACCATCTGTTGGCGAATTGACGAGACCAGCATATGTACTACCAATACCGATATTACCTGCAACGTTTAATTTATTAATAAGAGATGTGCCGCTGACACCAATACCAACTCCTCCTTGGACTGTTAACCCACTGTCAGGCGATAATGCTACACCGGCATAATTAGAACCAATAGAGACGCTTCCTGCAACATCGATTTTATTTGTAGTACTTGAAGTACCTACACCGAGGGTGCCAGAGAGAATCATAGAATTGGTATTTGGTGCAGCGGTGTTGTTGGTTGCATACGAACCGAGTGCAAATGCACCAGCGACATTGAGCGCATTTGCAAGAGACGCGCCATAGGTACCTATACCAACATTCCCAGCCACTGCAAGACCATCTGTTGGCGAATTGACTAAACCAGCATATGTACTGCCAATACCGATATTACCTGAAACGTTTAATTTATTGATAAGAGATGTGCCACTGACACCAATACCGACACCTCCTTGGACTGTTAGCCCATTGTTTGGTGATAATGCTACACCGGCATAATTAGAACCAATGGAAACGCTTCCTGCAACATCGATTTTGTTTGTAGTACTTGAAGTACCGACACCAAGAGTACCAGAGAGAATCATAGAATTGGTATTTGGTGCAGCGGTGTTGTTGGTGGCATATGAACCCAGTGCCATTGCACCTGCAACATTGAGCGCATTTGCAAGAGACGCACCATTTGTACCTATGCCTACATTTCCTTGCACGGTTAAACCATTATTTGGCGAAGAGACTTGGCCGGCATAATTAGAGCCAATAGAGACACTTCCTGCAACATCGACTTTGTTTGTAGTACTTGAAGTACCTACACCAAGAGTACCAGAGAGAATCATAGAATTGGTATTTGGTGCAGCGGTGTTATTGGTTGCATACGAACCGAGTGCCACTGCACCTGCAACATTGAGCGCATTTGCAAGAGACGCGCCATAGGTACCTATACCGACATTCCCGGCCACGGCAAGACCATCTGTTGGCGAATTGACGAGACCAGCATATGTACTACCAATACCGATATTACCTGAAACGTTTAATTTATTGATAAGAGATGTGCCACTGACACCAATACCGACTCCTCCTTGGACTGTTAAGCCATTGTTAGGCGATAATGCTACACCGGCATAATTAGAACCAATGGAGACACTTCCTGCAACATCGACTTTGTTTGTAGTACTTGAAGTACCTACACCAAGAGTACCAGAGAGAATCATAGAATTGGTATTTGGTGCAGCGGTATTATTGGTTGCATACGAACCGAGTGCAAATGCACCTGCAACATTGAGCGCATTTGCAAGAGACGCGCCATAGGTACCTATACCGACATTCCCGGCCACGGCAAGACCATCTGTTGGCGAATTGACGAGACCAGCATATGTACTACCAATACCGATGTTACCTGCTACGTTTAATTTATTGATAAGAGATGTGCCACTGACACCAATACCGACTCCGCCTTGGACTGTTAAACCACTGTCAGGTGATAAAGCAACGCCGGCATAATTAGAACCAATGGAGACACTTCCTGCAACATCGACTTTATTTGTAGAAGTTGAAGTACCTACACCAAGAGTACCAGAGAGAATAATGGAATTTGTATTTGGTGCAGCGGTATTCACACTAGCGTAAGAACCAAAAGCAGATGCACCAACAACATTAAATTTATTATTTAAATTCTGACCATTTGTACCAATACCCACATTTCCTTGTACAGTAAGGCCGTTATTTGGCGAAGAGACGACACCAGCATAGTTAGAACCAATAGAGACACTTCCTGCAACATCGACTTTATTCGTGGATGCTGAAGTACCTACACCAAGAGTACCAGAAAGAATCATAGAATTTGTATTTGGTGCAGCTGTATTGTTGGTTGCATATGAACCAAGTGCCACTGCACCTGCGACATTGAATGCATTTGCAAGAGACGCACCATATGTACCAATACCAACATTGCCGGCCACTACGAGACCATCAGTTGGTGCATGTACTATGCCAGCATATGTACTACCAATACCCACATTTCCCGAAATATCTGCTTTATTAACTGTAGCGGCATTTGAAGTACCAACAACAAGTGCGCCTGATACGCTCAGACCATCAGTTGGTGCGCTTGTATTATTATTTGTATATATTGAGCCAACCGACAGTGATCCGCCAACATTTAACTTATTATTTAAAGTAGCACCATAGGTACCTATACCAACATTACCAGCCACGGCAAGACCATCTGTTGGCGAATTGACAAGACCAGCATATGTAGTACCGATACCAATATTACCTGCTACGTTTAATTTATTAATAAGAGATGCACCACTGACACCAATGCCGACTCCTCCTTGAACTGTTAAGCCATCGTTTGGTGATAATACAACGCCTGCATATCCTGACCCAATAGAGGCATTTCCTGCGATATCGATTTTATTTTTAGATGCGGAAGTACCTACACCGAGGGTACCAGAGAGAATCATAGAATTGGCATTTGGTGCAGGAGTGTTGTTCGTTGCATACGAACCCAGAGCCATTGCACCTGCGACATTGAGCGCATTTGCAAGAGACGCGCCATATGTACCTATACCAACATTACCAGCCACAGCAAGACCATCTGTTGGCGAATTGACGAGACCAGCATATGTACTACCAATACCAATATTACCTGAAACGTTTAATTTATTGATAAGAGATGTGCCACTGACACCAATACCGACACCTCCTTGGACTGTTAAGCCATTGTTAGGCGATAATGCTACGCCGGCATAATTAGAACCAATGGAGACGCTTCCTGCAACATCGACTTTGTTTGTAGTACTTGAAGTACCTACACCGAGGGTACCAGAGAGAATCATAGAATTGGTATTTGGTGCAGCAGTGTTGTTCGTTGCATATGAACCCAGTGCCATTGCACCTGCGACATTGAGCGCATTTGCAAGAGACGCGCCATAGGTACCTATACCAACATTACCAGCCACAGCAAGACCATCTGTTGGCGAATTGACGAGACCAGCATATGTACTACCAATACCGATATTACCTGAAACGTTTAATTTATTGATAAGAGATGTGCCACTGACACCAATACCGACTCCTCCTTGGACTGTTAAGCCATTGTTTGGCGATAATGCAACGCCAGCATAATTAGAGCCAATAGAGACACTTCCTGCAACATCGACTTTATTTGTGGTAGTTGAAGTACCTACACCAAGAGTACCAGAGAGAATCATAGAATTGGTATTTGGTGCAGCGGTGTTATTGGTTGCATATGAACCCAGTGCCATTGCACCAGCGACATTGAGCGCATTTGCAAGAGACGCACCATTTGTACCAATACCAACATTTCCTTGAACGGTTAAACCATTATTTGGCGAAGAGACCACACCGGCATAGTTGGAGCCAATAGAGACACTTCCTGCAATATCAGCTTTATTTGTAGAAGTTGAAGTACCTACACCGAGGGTACCAGAGAGAATCATAGAATTGGTATTTGGTGCAGCGGTGTTGTTTGTTGCATATGAACCCAGTGCAACTGCACCAGCGACATTCAGCGCATTTGCAAGAGACGCGCCATATGTACCTATACCAACATTACCGGCCACTGCAAGACCATCTGTTGGCGAATTGACGAGACCAGCATATGTACTACCAATACCGATATTACCTGAAACGTTTAATTTATTGATAAGAGATGTGCCACTGACACCAATACCGACTCCTCCTTGGACTG